GGCAACACAGCGATGGGTTATTTTTCACTAGAATCAGAGACGACTGGATTCTATAACACCGCAGTAGGACAGGGTGCGATGGTTAACGCTAGTAGTGGAAATTCTTATCTGACCGCTGTCGGTCATAACGCTTTAGCGAATGCGGTCGGTCTATCGTCGTCAACTGCTATGGGAACTTCCGCGTTGAATAATGATACTACAGGAGATCAAAATACCGCAGTTGGATACAGCGCATTGAATTCTGTTACAACAAGTTCATCCAACACAGCGGTTGGAAACACTTCTTTAGGAAATGTGACAGGTGGTGCCGGTGGAAATACTGCAATAGGTTATGGAACTGGTTCCAGCATTGTGAATGGTGACGGCAATACATTTGTTGGCCAGAATGCTAATGCAACAGGTGATTACACGAATGCGACAGCGATTGGTTATTCAGCGTCCGTTGGAGAAAGCAACGCACTGGTTCTAGGGATGTCTGGTACCAGCGTTGGCATTGGTGTGACGACGCCGTCGTATTCATCTGAGCTGAATCTTGGAGCTGGGTCAACGACGGTCGCACCATTGATTGTGAATGCTGGGTCGATTCTTACGTCACCAGTAGCAGGTGCGATAGAGTTTGATGGTACGTACTTGTACTACACGGACAGCACGCCGACGAGGCATATCCTAAGTGCGGCGAGTATTCCAGCATTCACTACAGATGCTGATTTTAACTTGTACGCAGGTGTTGGAACTCCAGCGCCGCTCAGTGGTTCGGATAACGAAGCGCTAGGATATCATTCGTTAAATAGCGTCACGACTGAAACGGATAATATTGCGATCGGATACGAAGCCGGTGCTGGCATTGCGAGCACTAACGGAAATATTGGAATAGGATCTGGTGCACTTCAATATGGTGCAAATGCTACAGTAGCTGTCGGTTATGAAGCAGCTCAATATCAAATTAATGGTAGTAGTGGAGGTAACGTAGCTGTTGGATTTTATGCAATGCAAGGAAGTTCTACTCCTCCTTATTCAAATGTTAATAACAGTGTAGCTGTTGGCTGGAGATCAATGACTAGTATCTCAAATGGTACTAGTGGTAATGATACAGCTGTAGGAGCGTTTTCTGCGCTTAGTCTTACAGCAGACGCTGGAAATAATACAGCAATAGGTGAATCAGCACTTTTTAATGAGACTACTGGTGGTAATAATACCGCTGTAGGGTCGGGTGCTCTTACTCATGGTAGTGGAAATAATGGAATTACTGCTGTGGGTACTAATGCATTAACTAATATTAGTAGTGCTACATATAGTACAGCAGTAGGAACTAACGCCTTAGGTGCCGATACTTCTGGTGATGAAAACACTGCTGTTGGACAAGATGCGATGGATAATATTACCACTGGTGGATCTAATACTGCAGTGGGAGTGCAGGCTTGGCAGTATGACGAGACAAGCTCGTACAACACTGCTGTGGGACAGTGGGCTGGTTACAACATGACGCCAGCTAATGGTGGTAATACAGCAATTGGTTATCAAGCTATGTGGGGGCAAAGTAGTGCGACTGGAGATTACAACACAGCAGTTGGGTGGAATGCTTTATATTTAATGGGATCTGGATCTGGCAACGTTGGTATCGGAGAGAGTGCTGGGGAGACACTTAGCAATCCTATCACCGGATCTAGTAACACTTTCATCGGCAATGCCTCTGGTACAGCTGATAGTCCAGCAACAGTGGCATATTCATTTATGACGGCACTTGGTGCTGGGTCTCTGGTTCAGACGCCGAATACGGTTGTGCTGGGAAGATCTACAGATGCAGTGGTGGTTGGAACGAGCAGTGATGATGGAAATGGTTCGCATTTGCAGGTTACTGGCGGTGTTGAAGTGAATGGGCATGTTGCTACGACAGGAGCAACACCATCGATTAGCTCTTGTGGGTCTGGAGCTACTATTACAGCATTGAGTACAGATGTGGCTGGATCAGTCACTATTGGATCGGGTACGAGTACCTGTACGATAGATTTTACGAATGGTTGGACCAATGCCCCGCACTGTTTCGTGAATGATCGAACGTCAGCAGGGACACCAAGGGTAGCAACGCCAACGACAGCTGGTTTCGAAATTGTAGGCATTCCGGCTGGCGGAGATCTGATTGATTGGTACTGTATTGGTAATCAATAAGGAGAAATAAAAATGAAAAAGTTGTTTCTGTTAGTATTACTATTCGCCAGTTCAGCTCAAGCGTGGCTTATCACCCCGCAGCCTTCTGGTTCGCCTTCACCTGCACCTTCGATCTCGGTTGCTCATCTGCAACAGCTCGAAGCGATGAAAATCAGAATGACTGTAAATCAGGATTTCAAACAGCTCACCAGGGACACGACGATGATGTTCAATGAGATATGGAACAACCCTAAAGGGCTCACCCCTCAGCAAGTCTTTACTGCTTTGGGAACTGATGCAGGAGCACTGCATGCTTTTTATTTGAATGAAGTATCGTTCCTAAATTCGGTTGTCGCAGGAACGATTACCCTGACTGAGCCACATTCTGTGACCGTTAACTCGGATGGCACAATCACGGTCGGTCCATAACTCGTTTTATAGCCGTGGGCGGCTTTTCGAGATACAATTAAACATGTATTAAACTCACGAAGGAGCCGTCCATGGCTAAAGAGCCCAAAGCCCCAGCCAGAAACACATCACCTATGATGCCGCATCTCACCGAAGTTAAAGTCCAAGTTGCTCGCGTAGAAGAACGACTCGTCAGTATGTGTGAGAAGCAGGAAAATATTGCCAAGGATATCTCCAATATTTCCACTAAGCTAGATACTCATCAGCAAGCCGTTGAGCTCTATAAGGCGGATATCGATAAGTACAATACCGTCTACAAGAACGACAAGAAGTGGGCGATGGGCATTTTTGGCGTCCTTTACGGCATTGTGATTGCTTGGATAGAGTACCGATCTCGTTGAGTTTTATCCTTGAAGACAGCCACTTTTAGGCTATGCTATGATCAACTTACCTATAGGAGGAAGTTAAATCATGAGTGCTCTACCATTTCTGAACTCTGTTATTAGTTTTCTGATGACCGTTCCAACTGTTGGACCGGTTCTTATTAAGGTCCTGGATATTCTTTTGGCCGCTGCAGCAATTATCACCCCGCTTGTCGGTGTGTGGCGTGCAGTTGTTGCTTTGATGCAAGCTGCGGCTAAAGTCCCGGGGCTCGGCGGACTTTCCAATCTTGCCGCCAAGCTTACGGCGGATGACAATGCTGTTGAAGGGTTTGTGAACAACACTCTTCTTCCGATTGTCCAAGATCTGAGCTTGATCTCGATTCCTTCGAGCTCCGGCTCTGCTCCTGCTCAGGCTGCCGCTCAGGCGAAAGCCCCCGATCAGGCAAAGAAGTAATGAGGTTCGGGGGGAACTGATCACTCCCCCCGAAAATCTAATGAGACTCAAAGACTTAGTTCTCTCAATTTTTCTAGTCATTATTTTTCCAGCCTGCAGCTCTCTTCCATACCAAGACGACACTGGCTTCTCAAATTCATCCCAGGCAAATTCTCCTGAGTTTCCCATCTACATTGATAACCATCTTTGTAAAGACAACTCAGGTAAACCTGGCCTGTGCAGTAAGCGAGTTAAATCAACTGACACGATTCAGTTTCACATCGATGCGCAACAGTATGCTTACAATCTCGATGTCAGCTGCGAAAACCCTGTAAGCCCGCCCCCTTCTGTTTCCGTTCCTAAAGGGTCATCTCTCGACTTTTCTATGAAAGGTCCTTTTGGACTTCCAAGTTTTGTTTGTATCGGTGAGGTTTTTCCACAAGATAGACCGCAGCCTCTGAGTGCTAAATGGGAAATCAGAGTCACCCAAACTGATGCCCAAGATCCTGTGACCAATGCCGATCTTCTTTTAGTTGGTGGCGAGGACTGTCAGGACATGGATACTGGCGAAGGCTTCTGTAGTGTAAGAACAACCTCGGATACTGGGGTCGGGTTTATGATGAAGCCGCAAGCAAGTAACTACACACTTACCGTCTTGTGCTCTACGCCTGTTGTCCCGCCACCCACGGTTTCCGTTGCCGCAGGGGCTGTCGAGCAATTTAATATTGCGCCACCTTTCCCGGATGAAAGCTTTGTTTGCGTGGGAAAGATCGTTCCAACAACTGGATCAGCAATGATGTGGGACGTTCGAGTTGTTGTAACGGATAAAGCCTATAAAGATCGTGAATCCATTGAGTTTGTTACGGACAACGACGACACTTATCTTGTCTTAGGTCAATTTGCCAAATACTCTTGGGTCTTTGATGGAAACAACTGGGGCAAGCACTCCAAAGACACCATGATCAAAGTCGATGACCCAACCCAAGTGAAGGCTTACAGTGAGAGCTTTGAAATGAGATACAACTACCTCAACATGGACGCTCCTGTCCCAGAGGATAATTAAGATGGCTGACCCAACCCCAACCCCTACTCCTACCCCAACGCCAGCGCCTTTCGTCTTTGATTATACGGCTTACAATAACCCAGGTCTTACGGTGCAACAGCTCGACGCTCTGGCTACCGCTGTCTTTGCCCCCACGGGAACCGGTACGTTTGCCATGATCTTTGGTTCCATTAAGCTTGCTGTAGCAATTGCCTATATTTTCTGCAGAAGTAAGATGATTGATGAGCAATTACAGATCCAAAAACAGCAGTACGAAAACGCTCAGGACGACAACAACCAAAACGAAGTGAACAATCAGAATCCCCCTGGGACTTGAGCTTACTAGTATGATATCCTAGCTTTAGGAGATAAAACATGTCTGGACCCACGATAATCTATTTCGGCGCGTCACCCACCACAATCATCTTTCAATCTTCTACAAACTTTAATGGGACCGCTCAGACCGGCACCCCGACTCTCAGCCCTGGGGTTTATGTCTTCCCCGTTCAAGCAGCTGGTGGACTTTACAACATGCACGAGTTGCTTGGTAACGGTGATCCCATCACAGTGCTTAATATCAACTACACAGGTGGCGGGACACTTGAAGTAGAGCGTGTCTTAGATATCGTTCCTGGCGACCCAACCTCAACCGTCGGAACGATCAGTGGAAGCGGGGATCTTCAATTTAAACCAGGAGAGCTTGTTCTCAATAAGGGCATTCAACTTAGCCTCTCATCATCCGGTGCAACTAACCCGGTCGTCGCGATCACCGCAATGCTTTCTTCGGCGGGCTGGGTGGCTTAATCATGAGTGCCTACCAGAACAGACCCTGGGAGACAACCGTCTACCTATCGCTTGCGGGCTCTCCTGTAACAGGGATTCTGTACACTCAGATCACCGTCAACTACAAACAGTTTGGGCAAACCGCTTTCACGACACGAACGCTTCTAGCAGCTGACTGGATCGAGCTTGGAAATGGCTACTATACATTGGATTGGGAAAGTACCTTCTTAAGTACACTTGGACCCTTCGTTTACGTGATCACTGGTGCTGGTCTCTTTAATCAAGTCTTTGGCGAATTTGATGTTGATCCGCAACCTGTATCTTTCCTCACCCCACCTGATCTCTGTGTCGTTACGGGAAATATTACAGATATCGGTGGGAAACCAGGCATTCACCGCACCGTCAGCTTCCGCCCACCTGAGTTCCCAGTCATTGTTGGTACTACTGTCGTTGACGCGGATAAGGTTTATACAAATCCCGACTATATGGGAAACTTCTCCGTCGCTCTGATCCAAGGGCAGACTGTTCTTGTTGAGATCGACCGCACCGGTATCTATACCCAAATCACGATTCCCATGGCTCCCACAGCCAACCTCACTGATCTACTTCCTCTCTAATAGCTAAAGAAATTGGCAGGCCCCGTCGACGGGGCCTGCCTGATAGCTACTTGACTCGCTGTTAACGTTAACTACTTCAACATTGCGGGAACACACTTTAATTCCCCCCGCAAAGGAAATACTTCTTTTGTAGTACAGCTTGTCTTACGAAGCCTGTCTGTCGAACGGAACGACGTTATCTCGCCTCTTGCTTGGCCTTGCAGGTGCTGCTGCCGTTGTTTCCGAAAATGGATTGGATTCCGTTCCAGGAATCTCTTCATTCGGAGCAGCTCCTTCAAACAGCCTCGGGATATAGGCAGCACCCAAAGCAAACAATCCAACACCGACTGCAGTCGATGCGACGTTGCTCAGGATGACTCTCCAATCGGTTGCGATCCTCCGGGCTACTGCGTTCGGAAGATCTTGCAAACGCTTTTGGACGACCAGATCTCGTGCGAGTGAGACGATGAAAAGCTCGATGTCCTCGCCACTTTTCCCCTCAAGCTCGCGCTTGAAACGTTTCAAAACAGGTTCAGAAATATCTCGTGCGACTTGCGCCACTTCTTCGAGTTCGCGCTCGGTGAACTCCTTAAGATCTTGAGACTTGCTGAGTTGTTCCAATTCTTCTTTGACGGCTTTTGCTTCGGTGTTGTTTGCGTTGCTCATAACTAATGTCCTTTTAGTGAAAGCTTGCAAATAGCTACCTTGATTCTTATAACAGGAATCCCAGGTTTTTTGCTGTGCAGCATTATGATAAGCTTTTTGCTGAGGTGCGCGTAAAATGGTATCCTTAGAGGGATTAATTGAGGAGACTGAGCATGGCTCTAGTTCATCAGATTGTTGATTTTGTTGACGATATCAATCGGAGTATTCTGAAGGAGGCGGCTGCCAATATCCCAGCACACCTCAAAGATGCCAAGATCCTCACCGCTGAGGAAAGAGAAAGGCTTGAGCCCGAGCAGTTTGCTCTCGTGATGAGAACCAAAGAAGCTCAGGTTCTAAAGAAATTTCCAGTGAATGATGAAGCCAATACATGGCTCTCTTGCCGCTACTTTGAGAAGACCTCTGAACAGCTTCCTTACGTGGCTCAGAAGGTTGCGGCAACTCACTTGAAACGCGCCTGCGATATTTACGGGCTTGAGTCCCATGAGGCAATCAATAAGCTTGCTTCCAATGAGATCAAAACCAACCGCTATGACGAAGTAAAGAGCTGGACTGAAGATCGCCTTCACAAGCAATCCGTAAAGCTTGCCAAAGTAGAGCATGATGGCTCCAAGCACTTTTATGCTTTGGGTAACCATTACGCCATGCCTAATCCAGAGTACGTAAAGAAGGCTGCAGCCTATTTCGTAGATCATCTGAAAGAGTTTTCAGATGCTGAAGATCGCTCAGTGTTCGCCGAGAACGTCAGAGCCCGCGCCAAAGAACTTGAGGTCTCGCTTGAAAAGAAAGCCGAAGAGTCTCTTAGGGCTTACGCAAGTGATGCTTACGGCGATCTGATTGGAACTCAGCTTAAACTTCGTGAGGAGCTCCTATCATTCAAACCTGAGATGAGCCAGGCTCTTTCTAAGCTTGCAGCTCACCGTGCGGATACTGATCCACAGACTTTCGCTAAAGCACTCTTTCTCTTTGATAAGAAGGCAGGTCTTACACGCTATTACGACGGTTTCCTAAGCGATGCGTTTAAAGCAACCTTTGGAACTATGTTCTCAAAGAAAGCTTCTGAGTATAGCTGGGAAGACGAGGGCTCGGGCCTTTCAATTAACGCCAAAGATCTTGAAAAGGCAGCCGATGCTAAGTATGAAAAGATCAAAGGCTACTTTGGATCTACCGTTGCTGATCAACTCAAGAAGCACGCAGTCTCTATTTTTGAATCTCTCCCCAAAGACGCAAAGGAAACGATTATCAAGATCGCTAAAGGAGCCCTGTAATTGAGCAGTTTTTTTCCGCCCCCAAAAAAGAAGAAAGAGGGCGTATTCGAGCAGACTAAAAGACATTTGGGACTTCTGAAAAGCACAGTTCAGGTAGGCGAAGCTGCTATTTCCAAAAATCCTGAAAAAGCCATGCAGCAACTTGTAGTAGCTGGTCTTAAGATGGCTGAAGAGATCCCTTTCTACAATCCAGCCGTAAACCCTCTTAAGCTCATCGATGGACTAAAGACCCTTGGTATCGGAGCTCTCGCCTGGTCCCCTGAGACTTTGATGGCAGCTATTGATCGCAAATACCACAATTGGTCAGATGATGAAGTAGCTAACGCGCTAGAGCACTTCCACAAGACTGGAACTCTGAAGACTGATGTTCCGCAACTAGTTCGTGAAAAGATCTATGCCATTCGAGTCATCTCCACTTCGAACACAGCCCAGACTGAGTGGCATGTCTTTGAAAAGATTGGCGGAGCTTTCAATGATCGGGTAGCTCAGTTTGGAACACTCGAACCACTGAGCGCCGCTGAGTGTGCGAAGACCGTGGCTCTGATTGAAACCATTAGACCAGATACCTACGAGAATGAGATAAAGATCTATATCGCAGCGAGCTGCTTCTCAGACGGACTTTATACTGTAGATCCTGTAAAATGGTTGGCAATAGCAGAGACCTATTTACAGCAGATGAACTTTGAATCAACGGGTGAGCACGTTGATCCGACTATAAAAACAAAGATCTTGGATGCGCTGAACACATACCGGGCTTACAAGACAACGGTCAGAGAAGTTCCAGACGAATTAGCCGCTGTCCAAGCATCGAAGCTTCTCGCTATTGAAGAGTATGTAGACGAAGCGCTCAAAGAAGCTTAAGGAGAGCTCATGCGAAAGTGGATCTCGATCGCAGCAATTTTTTTAAACCTGATTCGCGCTGCCCACGCAGATACTCCTCCCGGACGGGATTTGCATGCTTGGGCTTTCGACTCTGTTGGTAATGGAATCACAAGCACTCCGTCACTGATTCTTTATCCCGGTCACACAGGACTTGACGTAAATATTCTTAATCAATCCACGCTTCCGGCTAACCAAGGCTTGCCTACTACAATCGGCAATGCCTGGCCCTTTTATCTAACCAACTCACTGGGCACTGTAGCTGCAGGAGTCACCAATGCTGGTGCTCTCAAAGTGGACGGTAGTGCAGTCACACAGCCTGTTTCAGGACTGGTCAGTATCGGAAACTTTCCAGCGACACTTGGGGTTACCCAGTCTACATCTCCGTGGGTTGTCAGTGGATCTGTGGCCGTCAATAATTTTCCACTCTCGTTCATCGTTAACCAGGGTACAAACCCATGGACGGTTACTGGAAGCGTAAGTATCAGCAGCATCTCCGGAATAGTAGGCGTAACCCAGTCAACGAGTCCTTGGGTCGTCAGCGGAACTGTAACGAGTAATATTGGTACGACAGGAGGACTCGCTCTAGATAGTAGCCTTACGCCTATTGCGAACTCAGTGAATAGTATCAATACCAAGCTGGGCTCGCTTGGACAAAAAAATATGGCGGGGTCCGCACCTGTGGTTATTGCCTCAGACCAAAGTGCGCTAACCGTTACTGGGTCGCTGGGTAGAACATGGATGTTATCAAGCGCTACAGACTCTGTGAGTATCAGTAACTTTCCTGGCACGCTTGCTGTCACTCAATCAACTAGCCCTTGGGTAGTTTCAGGAACAGTAACAGCAAATATTGGCACAACTGGCGGTTTGGCACTCGATAGTTCTCTTACGCCGATTGCAAACTCAGTGAATAGTATCAATACCAAGCTGGGCTCGCTTGGACAAAAAAATATGGCTGGCTCGGCACCCGTTGTTATCGCCTCAGATCAAAGTGCTGTCCCTATTTCCGCAACTTCACTACCACTTCCGACGGATGCGGCAACGTCTGCTAATCAACTTACAGAGATTTCTGATCTAGGAACCATTAATACTAGTTTAGGGACCATCAACAGCACACTCGGTAGCCCGTTCCAAGCTGGCGGTTCTATCGGGAACACTTCGTTTATTGCGACTCAAACTAGTGGTGCAAATCTCCACGTAGATGTTGACAGTACTCCGTCTATACCTAGCGGTTCCAATCCTATCGGTTATCTGAGCGGTAGAGGAGTTGTTTCAACATTTACCCAGAACTACTCTACAAATTTAAGTACCTCTGCGTTTACCACTATCATAACCAGCACTGCCGCCACGATAAACGAGATCGACATTTGGGATAACTCCGGATTGGATTATTATCTCGCCTATGCGTCTACTTGTGGGGCTCTCTCAACCGCATCTAATGCCATTATCATAAGTCCTGGCGGCGGCGGTAAAGACTTTCAAATACCGAGCGGTAACTGCGTTGGATTTGAAGCCAAAACTTCCAACATAACTTCAGGGTACGTCAATATGACGTTTTACCAATGAGAAACTTATTTAAACTAAGCACGTTATTACTGCTTACTTACTCTGTAGCATCAGCTGAAATAATTCAAAACAACCCGCCTATCGTTTGGGGTCCTAATCTCCAAGCCACTACTATAGACAGCGGTGGATTGAATGTGCCTTCTACCAGCACGACAGCGCTGCAGGTTAACTCGACCTCGCTCGTCTTCGATGCTACCAATAACGTTCTTGGTATTGGCCACGCACCTACTCCCGGAAACCTAATCGACGCTCAAATGAACGCTTCTGCCGACGTTCCTGTTTTGGCTACCGTGTTTGGTACTGGTGGACACACCACCTTCAGATCCCGTGCAGCAAGAGGAACCTCAGCCTCACCTAGCGCAACTCAATCAGGAGATGTGCTTGGTTCTTACGGTGCGGTCGGTTACGGAGCTTCGCAATTTCCGACGGTAAACACTGGTGCAATCCACATGGTAGCGGGTGAAAATTTCACCAATACTTCAAACGCCACTTACATGACCTTCCTAACTGCCCCTACTGGAACGGTTGCCGGTACTGAGAGAATGCGTTTGAATACTAACGGCAATCTCTTGGTAAACACCACCACGGATAACGGTCTCGCCCAGATTCAGTCAGCGTCAATAACTCAGGCTCAGCTATCCCTCGGGTATGATGCAACTTCTAACTATTCGCTGTTCACTGTTGATTCAACTAACGACCTCTCTTTTGGTCCAGCCACTAACCCATCTGGCAGTACCGGTAATATTAACATCACAAGTGCTCCTGGCTATGCCACAGCTGGTGGTGGCTCGGGCGGTTCAATTAAGATTACTGCCTCAGCCGCTGCTGGCACTTCGAGCCATACTGGTGGAAGTATTACTCTCCTATCAGGAACAGGATCAGCTAGCGGTTTAGGTGGTGGGGTTTCTATTACGGCTGGTACTGGTGGTCCTGGAGCTGGAGTCACCGGACAACCTGGCGGTACCGCTACGTTTACTGGTGGTACTGGTGGTACTGGTAGTTCTAACGGTGGAGCCGGAGGGGCTGTTACAGTAAGTGGCGGCGCTCCTGGTGCGGCTTCAGGCGGTGCTGGTGGAGCATTAACACTTCAAGGAGCTAGCGGAACGACATCGGGCACTGGCGGAAACGGTGGAAGTCTCACACTATCGGCAGGAAACGCTAACGGAAATAATACAGTTAGCTATTCTGGAGGTAGCGTCTCTCTCACAGCTGGAAGTAGCATAGGTGCCAGTGCTGGTGGTGCAATTACTTTAACCACAGGCAATGGTGGACCAGGTGTCGGTACAGGTGGTGTAGCAAGCGGTCTTTTGACTTTGGCTACAGGTACTGGAGGAACGGGAAGTGCAACATCAGCTAACGCTGCAGCTATTAACTTATCTCCAGGTACTGGTGGCGGTGGTGTTGCTGGCGGTAACGGGGGAAACCTTAACTTAAATGCTGGTACTGGTGGTGTTGGAAGTTCTACCAGCGGTAACGGTGGAGCAATTAATATAACTAGTGGTCCTGCTGCCGCAGGAGCTGCCTCGCTTGGTGGTGCTATTGCGATAACTGCGTCTAATGGTTCATCTACAGGATCAGGCGGTGGTGGTGGCTCTATCACTATGACTGCCGGTAGTGGAAACAAAGGAGATAACTCTGTAAACCGAACCGGCGGCTCAATTACGTTAACCGCAGGAATAGGTGGTGGTAGCAGTGCTGGTGGTGGGATTACCATTAACTCTGGGGTTGGTGGTGTAGGTACTGGTACAGCCGGGGCTGTTGGTGGAACCATAACTATCCAACCAGGAGCAGGTGGGATTGGTAGTGCAACATCAGGTAATGGCGGTACTGTTACAGTTCAAGGTGGTGTTGGTGGTGCTGGTGTTGCCGGTGGAAACGGCGGCGCAACAACCCTACAGGGCGGTACTGGTGGCGTAGGAAGCTCAACCGGTGGAAACGGTGGCGGCGTCACGATCAACGGAGGGACCGCTGCGGCGGCGGCAGGAGCAAACGGTGGCGGTGTCACGGTCAACGGATCACCTGGAAGCACTACAGGCTCAGGTGGATCAGGTGGAAATGCTGCAATTCACGGAGGGGATGCGGGCGGCGACAATACTGTAAGTAACTCAGGTGGTAACTTTACTGCCACGGCTGGAGCGAGCAAAGGAAGCTCATCAGGCGGCACAGTCTCCATTACCGCTGGAACGGGCGGAGCTGGAACCGCTGGCGCAGGCGCAGGCGGTGGCTCCATTACGATCACATCAGGAACAGGTGGGGTAGGAACCTCAACCTCTGGTAACGGTGGTGGCATCAGCGAGAGCGCTGGAACGGGAGGTTCAGGCGCATCATCTGTGGTGGGTGGAAACGGAGGAAATACTACGATCACCGGTGGTGCCGCAGGAACCGGCACGACCTCGCCAGGAAATGGCGGTTCGATCAGTATCACAGGCGGGTCGGCGACCTCGCAGGCTGGATCAAACGGAGGCTCTGCAACTATCGGTGGTGCTTCTGGGAGTACAACTGGATCAGGAGGTGCTGGCGGCGGTCTGACCCTGAATGGTGGAAATGCAAACGGAGACAACACCGTGAACCGGGCGGGTGGAGGCATTGGGGCCACAGCGGGAACCTCAAAAGGAAGCTCCACGGGCGGTACGATCACATTGACCGCTGGAACCGGAGGAGCGGGAACTGGAACGGCTGGTGCAAACGGCGGACTCTTTTCAATTTTGGCTGGCGATGGTGGTGCGGGATCGGCCACAGGTGGAAACGGAGGAGGACTGCAGCTGAGCGGCGGACGCGGCGGAGCTTCAACCGCGAACGGAACAGGCGGAGTAATCACTTTTAGAACGGCCCCAAATACGAGCTACAATACCGTGGGTACAATCACAGCAGCAGGGCTATGGGGATTCGGAAACAATACTTCTCCCACTTACTTAATCGACGTACTTGGCGGTAACGTCGGTGTTGCTACAGCAGGCGACGGCTATAGGACTAAAGAAGGATCTAACGCCAAGCAGGGAACAGCCACATTAGTAGCTGGTACTGTGACAGTAGCGAATACTAACGTCACAGCTACTAGTAGAATATTCTTAACTGCTCAATCTTTAGGAACTGTAAGTACTCCACAAGCTCTTGCTGTCACTGCTCGAACTGCAGGAACATCTTTCACGATAACGTCCGCCTCAGCATCTGATACGAGTGTCATTGCTTATGAAATATTTGAACCCTATTGAGAACTAATTATGGAAATCGTAGCTGCGGGACTTCCCATTCCAATCGAGTATAGCGCTTACGACCAGTCGCCTGATTTGGTTGTCGCGATGTTGGTCTATGATGTTACGGCGGGGTATCCAGGAACCCTGGCAAGTACTGTCGTCATGACCCACATTATCAATGGAACGTATGGCGGAACTTTCACCCCACAACCCAACAAGATCTATGTAGTAAATAAAATGGTCTACACAAGTCTGACTTTGCTGACCACCGATTCTAGCTACAGTCCTGGATCTGAGTCCTTTGCTTCAAATACTTTCTATGCTTGCGAGATGGCTGCAGCGATTGACCCGGCTTTTGATATCCTCACTTTTCAGGTTTGGTTAGAACAAAATCGAGAAGTCGTCGCAAACCCACAAACAGCCGAGGTTAACGTTTTTAACAGTCTGGGTGCCCCAATTGTAATTGGATTGATGTCTTCTACCCCGTCAAGCCAAGGTGTCTTCACGCTGACGTTCGATCATGCAAGTAACGTATTTGCAGCAAACCAGGCTTACACGGTCACCGTCTCAATTGGATTGGGACCAAATATTTTTGAAACCACAAAAGCTTTAACGGTGTTCTAATGGCGATCAGATGCTTTGCCCAACAAACTGTTATTGCTTTTATCTACGGAGCGGAGGCCGCCTTGATTCCACCCCCAGCACCCACTTCACCTGGAAACCAACCCCCCGATGAGAAAGCATTAGGCTTCCCGCAGCTTCTTGCTTTTCACGTTGAATATAGCCAAACGCCTCTTACTGATTTTACTGAGAAGGTCGATGAAAGAACTCAACCCTAGCTTCGCAAGAGGCTTTCATAAGGTAGCGACTAAACACCTGCCTGACTGGTTGAGATCAGCTCATCAGAAGATTGATGGACCTAAACTTCCGTCCTACAGTAAACGCGGTATTCGTGAGATGCTGAAAAGGCGGGGTGTACGATGAATACAGTTAAGTGGAATACTTTCGTCGATTCAGACGTCGATTCTTTCAATATCTATCGATCGATTACAGGATTGAGTATTACATTTCCAAACTCTCTTCAAACTGGAGATGTTTTCCAGTTTGCGGCTACGAGCCCTACGGTTCAGAAAGTTACTATTGGAGCTACTGACATTAACTCGGTTGCGGCGGCAATCAACGCCCAAGCCAAAGGACTCACAGCGACCGTAAGCCAGTCTGGTTTGGTTCTTTTTATTCGTTGCACTGCCAAAGAGAGAGCGAGACTAAAGCTCTACCCGTGTACCTTCCTCACACACCTAAGTATTCCTGTCTCGATCATCGTCCCACGATCAAACTTTGTCTTACTCGCAAACGTGGCTTTCGTTCCAGCTCCTTCTGCCTATAGTTACAGCGACTTGGACGGCAATCCGCTTGACTGGTATCATATTACTTCGGTCAAGAGTTCCATTGAAACCATTCCAAGTATCGATCAGAAGCCCATTATTACCCCTGAATCAGTCTGCACCGTAGAAGGACGCGTGATTGATGTACAGAACAATCCTATTGTCGGCGCAGAGGTCCGTGCTTCCCCTATAGGCGGCGTTGAGACTTCAGACAACTCAGGGCTCGTTACACCCGGGATTGTGGCTTATACGGACGATTACGGGCGTTGGAGCATGCCCCTCATTCAAGGTAAGCGCTTATTATTTGAAATCGCTTCTATAGGGTACTCCCAGGTTTGTGTTGTTCCATCCCAATCCTTTTGTCTTTTCCAGAATCTAGAACCTGTTGATAGTTACTACTTCAGCCCATCAGGAGACTTCACCGGGGGATTTGACGTAGGTGTTGATGAAGACATTATCGAGTAAAATTATGGATATACATTCAGAGCTTCAAAGGTCTGGACGATGGCCTAATGGGTGCCAGACGCACAGGACGTGTAAAACTTGTAAACAAAACCTCCCAATAGAGAACTTCAAGGGAACCGTTTTAAAGAAAACAGGCAAGTTTTATCATACCCATGGCGCATGCAAAGCCTGCGAAAGTATCGCAAGAAAGATAAAATATAGAAGCGGATTCAGAGAGCGATTAAAGACACTAATGAAAAACGCTGAAGGCAGGTCGAGAAGAGAAGACCTGCCTTTTGATCTGGATCTTGAGTTCATAATGGCTCTAGGTGAGCGCCAAGAATGGAAGTGCTTCTACAGCGGAGAACCAATGAATTTCTCTGGGGGCACCTATTCTGCTAGTATAGACAGAAGAGATCCCCACCGTGGTTATACTAGGGATAACGTAGTATTGACGCTGTGGGTTGTAAACAACATAAAAAGAAACTTACCCGAAGAGGTTTTTAGGGATCTTTGTAAAAAGATTGGTGGAGTTAAGTAAGTGGCAGGAACTGGCGGCGGACTAGAAACAGCAGCAGTAGATCCAGATCTACGGATGAACGCATCGCGCAACCAGTTGCGCTATCCGTCGCCGTTCTTTGATGTTTCTCAACAATATGTCCCGCCCACAATCAAGGAGCTTTTTAAGTGGGTCTACTACTACGCGACCAACAATTCTTTTCTTGGTCCTGCGCTCTCTAAGATTGCCCGTTATCCCGTTACTGACCTGATCCTTGAGGATAACAACCCTCAGCTTGTTGAGAACTGGAAGATGCTTCTTAATAGCACGCTTCAGATCAAGACCTTCCTGATGGAGACCAATTTGGACTTGGTCACTTACGGTAATGCTTTCGTTACCATTCACTACCCGTCAGCTCGCTTTCTTAAGTGCGAAAAGTGCAAAGAGATCTTTCCTTGGAAGATGATCCAAAAGAAGATCGATAACCTACGCATTAAGATCAAATGTCTCAAGTGTGGTTATGATGGCGATGCAATTGTAAGAGACGTTCCATTCAAGTCTGTTGAGAACTTACGTCTGGTTCGAATCAACCCGGAGTTCATCGACATCAAGTACAACGACGCTACTGGACGGCACACCTATCTCTATTCAATTCCAGATAAACTCAAGCGCCAGATCATGAGCGGTGACCCGGATATCTTAGAGGATACGCCGCAGATCTATATTGATGCGATCAAGCAGCGTAAGAAGATTAAACTGAGCGGGCAAAACCTATTTCACCTCAAGCGACCAACTCTTGCTGGTAAAGACATGGGCTGGGGAATGCCCCTGATTGCTGTTGCGCTAAAAGATCTTTATTACTTCTACACTCTCAGACGCGGTCAGGAATGTATCATCAACGAGCACATTGTTCCGTTTGATATCTTGTTCCCACAGTCCAACGGTAAGTTTGACCCTTACGTTCACTCGGATATTTCTTCTTGGAAAAGGGAAATCGAAAGACAGCTTGCTGCTCGACGAAAAGACCCAAACTACAAAGCAGTTACTCCGTTTCCCATTGGCTTTGAACGTATCGGCGGTGATGGTAAAGCGCTCATGCTTACCCCGGAAATGGACTTCCTCTCAAAGACCATTATCGGCTCCGTTGGTATCCCGCAAGAGTTCGTCTTTGGTGGATCAATGAACTGGACTGGTTCTAGTATCAGTCTAAGAACGCTTGAAAACGATTTCCTGCATCACCGCTCACAGCTTCTCCAACTAACGATTTGGCTGGTAGAGCGCCTTCGTATTTACATGGGCATTCCTACGCCTAAGACCATTAAGTTCTCGGACTTTAAGATGGCTGACGACGTTCAAAAACTTCAGCTTCTTATGGGAATGGCTTCGAACGAAAAGCTCGACTGGGATAGCCTACAAAAAGAACTGGGCTACGATCCAGAAGTCATTAGAAAGAAAATTGAAGAACAGAAACTCTTTGAAGCCAAGATGCTTGAGATGCAGACAATTCGCGCAGCGGAAGCTCAAGCCAAAGCCCAGAAAGTTCAGCTTCGCTATCAACAGCAGATGCAAGAAGAAGCCGTTAATCAGAATGCCCAGATGGCTGAGCAGGCAGGACAAACTGATCAGGTGGATACGACTACTCAAATGCCTCCTGGAGCGGGCGGACCTGCAGATGCAGCCGGTGAAGCTCAAGATAAGACCATTCAAGCATGGGCTAAGAAACTTTCACAACAAGATCCACAGGCTCAAGCCCAAGCTCTTGCAAGACTTCATCAGAGCAATCCAGATTTTGCAGCAAAACTTAAGATGGCTATTGCTCAGTTCTCAATTCCACAAATGCCGGAGGGACAACCAGGACAACAAAAACAATCCCCGAAAGGAGCGGATATGAGGCCGCTACCAACTCAGCGACCACCGCGTAGACAGGGAGGCATCTAATGAACGAGTACCCTAGGGGCTACCTTCCTGAAGCAGTTGGCGCTACGAAGTATATGGAGAAAAGCCCCTTTGTTCAGGGCTTCCTTGCAGGCTTAAAGGGAATGCTTCTCGGAGCTCCCGCAGGCGCTGCAGTCCAAGCCATTCGCGGAGGAAGCCCCCTCACCGGCGCAATCATTGGCGGTCTAGGTGCAGGCTTACTGAGTGGTATTGGAAAATCACTCGAACAAAAGATGGAGAATATTAATGTCGAAGAAGGAATGAGGTATCATATCGAGCAATTGAAGTCTCGTGAGCCTCTTGTGTTTATGCCTCCTCCTTCGATCTTTGGACCTGTCTTTAGACGCTTTCACGCAAGAGAACACGGGAGGATATAATGCTGATTGAAAAAACCACCCGTAAGATCCTAAGATTTGATTTAAATTCGCCAGAGGATTTGGCTGAATATAACCGCCTACTTGCAAACCCTGCTGTGAAGGTCATTGAAAAGCAGGTCCACGAACAGAAGGAAAGCCACTTCGAAAAAGACTTTAGCGAAACTTCAACCCACCACGTTGCCTATCTTGAGGTGGAAGAATGTTCGCTCTAGGTTTTCAAAAAATCGCAATGTACGCCAGACATAACGACGGCACTGAGTTTAAAATTCAGGATACCGAACCATCTCCTTATGTTGCGGGTGTGGGTGGTATGTCGCCTTCCGGAATCCCCTCCTATAAACCTACTGAAACTACAGGTATGGGTAAGCCAAAATACGGCCCACAGCTTTCCCCCAAGGCTGCCGAAAAACAAAGAGCACTAGACATTGCGATGCTCAGTAAGATGGCGTCCCTTGGCGATCCAAGGGATTCCACGGCTTACGTTGGGACACAGGGACAAGGAGCAGACACGCTTTGCTCTCAGTTTAAATACGAGTCGGGATTCAATAACATTACGGAAGGCATGGGTTATAATAAAACCAAAGCGCCAAGCCGCTTAATGAAGAACTTAAAGCAGCTATACAAGGGAGCCAAGAAATGAACGGATTTGCAAAAGGTTTTCAAAAAGTAGCAGCTGGAGCAAGTCTTCTTGAGGGTGCGGCAAGCGCAGCTAAAAAAATCGGCATTGGCGCTACACGCGTGGCCAAAGGCGCAGTGGGCGGTGCTGGAGAAGCGATGAAAGGCACTATCGGTGATGCACTGAAACTCAAAGGACTAAGCCATCTATCTGATGCTTACAAGACCCACGGCGTTGGAGGACTTAAGACCAAGGCCGGACAAAAGGCTTGGGGTGAGGCAATCGGTAAGGCTGCACCTTCTCTTGCGGCTGGCGGTGCTTACGCTGCTGCTGGTAAAAAGATTTACGATAAAACTCTGGGTTCCAATAAAGATCAAGCCTCTGCGGGGTATTATTACTGATGGCTTTCAAAGAAGGTTTTAAGAAAGTAGCACAGGGAAGTATTGGTCAAATGATTGGCTTTCCAGGAGCTACGCCTAATGTCGGAAAGGCTACGCCCAAGCCGCCTCCTCCGCCCAAGAATGTTTCTGCTGGCGGTAAAACTCTTGGACAAATGATTGGGTTCCCCGGTAGTTGAGAGAATAAGATGTCATTTAAAACAGGCTTCCAAAAAATTGCTCAAGGTGACGCTATCGGCTCTGCCAGGGATATCAAAGATTTTACAAAAGGATATACCGCAGGCGGTCCCTCTCTTGCTCAAACCATGAGTAACTTTAAAAAAGCTTTTGGATTTGGAGGCGGTAATGCAGCCCCTAAGCCCATGGCACCTCCTCCAGCCGCACCCGGTAACGTTGGAAAGATGGGAGGCTAAATGGCGTTCAAAAAAGGTTTTCAGAAGGTTGCCACTGACGGAACTCTCGGTTCAAGAATCGGCTTTCCTGGAAGCGTTACAGCACCGCCCAAACTTCCAAAACAACCTGCTCCCCCAAAGACCCCTATCGGTACACCAGGAGTTGGAGAAGCCATGAGTAAAGGCTTCGCAAGTATTCGTAAAGCCTTTGGTGGGACCTAACTAAAAAAAGAAGGGGCCGAAGCCCCTTCTCTCTATTCTTGAAATAGCGCCGAATGATCTTCGTGCTCAAGCTTCATTTCACGAAGCTTCTTTTGCTCGTCGGCAAGCGCCTTCTGATCAGAAGCAAGTCGCTTCTGGATCGTAATGATGTTGTCCACGCGTTGCTTTACCAACGCCTCAAATGCTTTCTCCGCATTCGCCTTCTTTTCTTCCAGTGTTTTGCGTGCAATTTCTAGTGCGTTCATGTTTCTCCTTGATCCAGCCCCATGCTGGTATTGATATCGGTTGTAATGCTTGTGACTGCATCTTGAATACGTTTCAGGGTTTCGGGGCTCAAGGCAAAGTTAACGTCATCACCATAGCCGCCACCGAAGGCTTGCTTGGCCAGAACCTTTCCATTACTTCCCATGAGATCGTATTTACCAGTTGTTTTGAGTATTCCGCTAGACGAATCCCACCGGATGCCTAATTCGGCGACTCTTGCTCCTGCGATTGTGATTGCCATTTTTACCTATTCCTCCCTACATCTTCGATTGCGACCCACGCAGCTTGCGGAACGCAGAGCTCATCAATCACTTTGACTCGATCAGGAAAGTGAAGAGTTGTCTCTTTGCGGTGCGAGGTCCACGTATCTCCCCACTTATCCGCTGCCTTAATCCTGAGTGTTGCGGTATTGCCTGTTTCAGTGCGCCCCCCATGAAGGTAGATTGTATTTCTCTTTTTTGAAAACCCAAGTGACGTTACTCTTCCCATCCGAAGAACAGCAGAACGACCTGCAGAAGCTGCATAAACAACGTAGCTTCCGACACTGATGGGCTGTCCAGTAATGTCATGATGTGTGAAGCTTTGTGACATGCTCTTTCTCCTCTACCTCAATCTTATGATTCCTCGACATCCAAACCTCAGGTTTAATGTTCCTGAACCAATCCGATACAGTGGGAATTCTCCCACCACAATCCTCCATCACGTGCTGCTCACCAATGTAACGAACAGGCACCTTCTTTCCGTCTGAGTTTGTAATCGTGTGTCCAAAGATCCTTTCTGCTTCAAAGATCCCCTGGGAGTGATGCCTCAAAGCGCGGTGCCTGAAATCAGCAAACGTCTCCTTGGTTGCATCAAACCAGTCATGAATGGGGAGATAATCCTCGATCTTACCTCCCCAGAGCTTGACCGATGTTTCCGAGTGGTGTGTGGTGTGGCTCATAGCTCGTGCTCGCTATAGTTTGTCTCGGTATAGTTATCGCCATGATCCATCCTGAAGCTGCCTTTAGAGACATCGATCACGATCTCACCTTGTGCGCCATCGTTGTTGAAGCATCCGGGGTGCTCAAGATCAAGCCACTCACCGGCAAACTCGTAAAGAGCGTCCTTGAGTGTGAGAAGCTTTTTGTTGAACTTATTAACCCATTTTCCACGCTCGGGCGTACCTTCGAAAACGCTAGACTCTGAGATTACCTCAACTTCAAGAACGCTAGCAGCCGTTAATGGCGTGCCGTCTTTTGTCACGCAAGCCTCGTCAATACATCCATCGTCACCACCGCCACTGTATGTGATAACTACTTTATCCGCCTCAAGTTGCTTAAGCGCAGCAAGTAAAATAGGTTTATTCACCCTGAGCATATCAGTGACATTAGCGCGTTTCTTACCTGGTTTTCTGAGGAGCTCCTCCATAACCAGTTCAAGATATTCCTTAGATAGCGGATCTAAATCGTTCTGTTTCTTTCTTGTAGAGTTGCCTCTTGTGTTTTTTTTCTCGGTGCCCTTTGAGTCGCCCTTCTGTCTTGAAAGCTTTTCCGCAGTACTCACAAATGTGTTCTCCTTTCGGCATCACGTTCTCAAGTAGATCGCCATCACAGGGAAGATCATAACCCTGCAGATGATCCCTGATCGGCGCTTCATGTTTCTTGAGAACTTCCTTGATTGTTTCCTCATTACGCTTGGCCCACTCGAAGAATTCGACGCAGTTGACTCGGCATACTTTTTTAGCTCGCAGTGCGATACATGCGTCAGAATGTTTTTGGTGTAGAAAGAGCGGGCAATGAAAGATCTTATAGGGACGGGATTTCGTTACCGGAGCCTGGGACACGGTCCCCTTTACACACCTTCTCCTTTTCTGCATAAACCAGCTCCTTGAATTTTTGTCGATCCTTCATGGTTGGAAATGAAAACGTGTAAAGCTTCTCGTGTGGATACTCCACCATATCGTGGACCCTCCCCGAGAAGCGTTGAGCACTTAACTCCGCATCCAGTTCTTCACCGTGCCTGACCGATATCAATACTTTGAATGTCGGTTTTCTTCTGTTGATAACGCCTTTGACTCCCATAATTACCAGCTCATCGTAGTGCCCGTGCTGCCATATTGTCTGGAGAACGGATCATTATAGTTTGTTGTCGCCGCAGCAGCTGGGGCTGCTAGGTTCACCGCTGTCTTATGCTTGGTCAACGACTCCATTGCCGAGCTCAGCACCATCGAGCAGATGTCGACAATGAAATTGAAGACCGATAGCATGAATGCCTTTTTCGTGAAATCCCAAAGTACCTCAAGTAGCTTCTTTGCCAGCCCTTCCAGGCGCTTCATCCAACCCCAGTTCTTTTGTTTCCGTGCAAGTCTAGCCTGTCCTTCAAGACTCCTTGCAGCACTCAGAAGATCTCCTGCCTCTCCAGCGATGCTTGTCCCTGTTTGCTTTACAGCCTCTGTGCTGTCAAAAGGGTTTTCCACTCGTACCTCCTTGAGCTTCTTGTTGGGTTGCTCTAAGTGATGTACACTCAGAGCTAATGTGTTACTCATTGTTCTTATATCCAGAATTGAAAGAAATTTTCCTAACTAATTGAAATTACATGAGAACTTTTTCCGGTGCTGAACAGTTCGATGCTCTAAAGAAGACTGTCGTTGATAGTTATCAAAAGCTGTTTCCTGTCCAAAAAGATCCAAAAGGTCCAAGTTTGCACCTCAATAAAATCTGGGTCGACGACGAATCGCTTGATCCACATGATTATGTTGACCAGAAAAAGACCCGCCTTGCAGGCAATACTTGGGGTGCTCCAGTCTACGCATCGCTTGATCTGAAGGACGCTTCAGGAAAAGTTATTGATCACCTCGACAAGGTAAGACTCGCTACGATTCCACGCCTGACTCCTCGTGGCTCTTACATCGTCAATGGCAACGAACACCAAGTCGCCAACCAACTTCGCATGAAGATGGGTCCTTACATCCTGCGCTCCCAGCGAGGCGATGAATATAAAGCCGCGCTTAACTTAGGTGGTGAATTCAATCGCCGTTTTGAAGTCCACTTTGATCCAGTCAATAACAAGTACACAACCAAAATCGATCAAAGCACGATGCCGCTTTACCCGCTCATGCACGCTATGGGTGTAAGCGATGAGGAAACGAAGAAGGCTTGGGGCGCTGATATCTTTGCAGCAAACAAGGTTGATCCAACCAAGTTTATGCCTAAGTATGCTGAGAAACTTTCTCGCACAAGGGCAGTGAGTCCTGAGGCAGCCAAAGAAGCCATACAGACTTACGCAAAAGGTGCAGTCGTTGATCCCAAGATTACAGAAGTCACGCTCGGAAAAGCTTACAGCCACCTTCATCCAAGCTTGATGCTAGATACAAGTAAAAAGCTCTTGAACGTTTATCAAGACAAAGAAGAGCCAGATGATCCGGAGAACATTCTTTTCAAAGAAGTTCTATCTGTCGAGGACATGCTTAAGGATTCCCTAAGCCAGAAGCAAAAGATCCAAGGACTGAAGTTCATGCTTTCTCGTCACCTAGGTAAGCGTGACAAGATCAAAGACATGATTGACTTTAAGAAGCTCTCGGCACCCGTTGAGTACTTCTTTACTCACGATGACCGTGTCTCGCAGCCTGAGCAGTATAATCCAGTTCACATGATCTCAGAAATCCACAAGCTCACCATGACTGGAACGGGCGGTATCAAAGACCCTCATACCATCAGCCCTGAGATTCGTGAAGTCCATCCCTCTCACGTAGGCTTTGTTGATCCAGTCCACACTCCTGAATCTGAGAAAATCGGTGTGATGCTTCACCTTGCTACCGGAACAATGAAGGACGGTCGTGAGATTAGAACTCCCGTCATTAATACCAAAACGATGAAGCAGGAGTATCTGACTCCGCACGAACTTTACCGTAAAAGCGTTGCTTTCCCAGATGAAGCAAAAATCGCAAACGGGAAGCTCCACTATACAAGTGATAAGATCAAAACTCAGAGACTTGGTAAGCTCACGATTGCTAAGCCATCCGAAGTGGAATACATTCTTCCCTCTCACTCGGCTCTTTTTAGCTATTCGACAAACCTAATTCCATTTCTCCAAAACGACCAGGGCACTCGTGCCATGATGGGCACTAAACACTTGGGTCAGGCTATCCCACTTGTTGAGCGCGAAGCCCCACACGTTCAAACGGACATCGGTGATGGAAAGACGTTTCACCAGGCTATCGGTCAGCAGTTCTCAGTTCACGCGCCCGTTGCAGGGAAGGTAACTAAGATCACCTCGGATCACATCGAAATCGGCAAAACAAGAATTCCGCTTTACAACGATTTCCCGCTTAACCAAAAAACTTACCTCCACCACGAACCCGTAGTAAAAGTGGGTGATAGCGTTAAAGAAGGGCAGCTTCTTGCTGATTCAAACTTCACTAAGGGCGGCACTCTTGCTTTGGGTAAGAATCTCACTGTTGCTTATCTGCCGTATCCAGGGCTTACGTTCGAAGACGGTATCGTGATCACTGAGAGTGCGGCAAAGAAGCTCTCCTCTCAGCACATCTACAAACATACCTATGAAACTGAGCCCGAGAACAAGATCACAGACTTTAGAAAGTACATGGCGTATTACCCAAACGCCTTGAGTAAAGAACACAAAACTAAGTTCGATGCAGATGGAGTTGTAAGAAAAGGCTCGCTAGTTAATCCGAATGATCTTCTTATCATGGGTTTGAAATACGACCTGGCTAACCCAGAAAACGCAACTCTCCGAAAGATCAATAAGGCTCTTCAAAAGCCTTGGTCAAATGCAGGCGTAAAGTATAAGGGCGAATTCCCAGGCATTGTCACTGACGTTGTTAAGCGCGCTGGTCAGGTCGATGTCTTTGTAAAGTCCGTAGAACCAGCTAAAGAATCCGATAAGCTCTCTGGCGTTCACGGGAACAAGGGTGTCATCACAAAGATTATCGCGGATAAAGATGCTCCACGCCTGGCTAATGGAACAGTGCCGGACGTGTTCCTTAACCCACACGGCATCATCGGTCGTATTAACCTGGGGCAGATCTACGAATCAGCTGCGGGTAAGATTGCCGAAAAGACTAAAAAACCCTACGTAGTAAAAAACTTCTCAGGCGAGAACATCAACGAGAAGGTTCAGGGAGAGCTCAATAAGGCAGGCATTACTGACGAAGAAGAAATGTTTCTTCCAAACGGCAAACCTATCGGTAAAGTCCATGTGGGCAAGCCATATATCCTAAGGCTCGCAAAGACGGGTAAGTCTGGATTCTCAGCCCGCATGCCGATGACAAGCTATGACCTAAACCGCCAGCCCGTTAAAGGTGGTGAGGAAGGAACGAAAGCACTTGACCTGATGACTTTCTACTCTATGCTTTCGCATGGGGCTAAAAAGAATCTGATCGACGCACACCAGAAAAGTGAGCAAAACGATGAATATTGGCACGCTATTGAAATGGGTAAGCCACTTCCTGCTCCTAAACCTACTTTTGTTTTCAATAAGTTCATCAGTCTACTTCACGGTGCAGGAATCAACACAGTCAAACAAGGACAAGACGTGGTCCTGGCTCCTCTTACTGATGGAGCAGTCAAGCGACTAAGTCACGGTAAGATTGAAGAGCCAGAATTCCTTCACGGAAAAGATCTCAAAGAAAAGCGTGGTGGATTCTTTGATCCGATCATCACAGGTGGCAAGTTTGGTACAAACTACACTCACGTTGAGCTTCCAGAAGCGCTCCCTAACCCTGTTTTTGAAAAGCCCATCCGCGTCCTAACAGGACTTAAACCTGCCGAATATATTGACGTGATTGCTGGCGTGAAGCACGTAAGAGCAGATGGAACGCTGACTGCTCAAGAAGAAAAAGGTGCTGTCACAGGTGGAGCTGGAATCTCAAGACTCCTAGGTAGGATCGATGTCGAAGGAGACATCAGTCGATTCAAAGATAAGCTCAAGACTGCAAAAACTGAGACAGAGACCGATCTACTCAATAAGAAGATGCGCTATCTAACGGCGCTAAAGGATCTCAATCTTAAGCCTGAAGAAGCCTACATGCGTAAGCTTGTTCCTGTGGTCCCGCCCCAGTTCAGACCCATCTACGAAATCCCTAAGCGCGGACTTCAGGTGGCTCCGGTAAACTACCTCTATCAGAGCGTCGGTCTTCTTTCCAAGGCGCATGACTATCCAGTGATGAAGCTCCTTCCGGATTCGGAAAAAGCCGAACTTAAGGCAGATACATACAAGGCAACTCGTGCTCTTGCCGGACTTGAGCCAGTTCTTACTCGTAGCAAGGATCACCCGATTGAAGGCTTCGTTTCTCAGATCACAAGCTCAAGACCTAAGAAGGGCTTCTTCATCAACAAGATCCTGGATCGCCGCCAAGATCTTGTTGGTCGTGGCGTTATTACCGCAGCCCCAGATCTAGATGTAGATGAGCTCGGAATTCCAGAGAAGATGGCTTGGAACATCTTTAGACCATTTGTTGTCAGGCAATACACAACTGCGGGTATCGGGGCGGATGTAGCTCGCCGTGAGATCGAAGAAAAAGCTCCACGCGCCAAACAGATGCTTGAGGCGGCAATGAACCGGAGAACGGTTCTGATGAACCGCGCACCATCGCTTCATAAGTTCTCCATCATGGCTTTTAAACCAAAACTTACAGAAGGGCTTGCCGTTCGTGTGCCGCCCCTTGTCCTCAAAGGCTTTGGCGGTGACTTCGACGGCGACGCTGTAACGATTCACGTTCCGACAAGCGATCAGGCGTTAGAAGAATCCAGAAAGATGTACCCGTCCAATAACCTGTTTAAGCCGGGTACGGGTGAGCTTATGATCATGCCTTCTCAGGAAAGCGCGATCGGTCTTTACTTCCTATCCCAATCCACTGAAGGGCGTAAAAAGATCAATGCCCTTCTCCCCGATCAGTTTAAGATCAACGCGGAACTGAGCGCTAAAGCCGCAAAGCATCTCTACAACAAAATTGCAAAAGAAGATAAGTCAAACTACCACAAGATCGTTTTTGACCTCAAACAACTCGGAGATAAGACTGCTTATGAGCAGGGCTTCTCTGTTGGGATGAAGGATCTTGTTACGAGCAAGTCCCACGTGAAAGACCAGATCTTTGCTAAAGCCGATAAGGTTGCTGAGCAGCTTAGAAAGTCAATGAAGCCAGGCATTGATCAGGACCGCAAAGTTTCCGAGGTCTATAGTACTGCTGCAAAAGAAGCCTACCAGGAAATCAAAGAAGACCTCAGAAAGAAAGACAACAACTTCTATCACATGGTCACTTCAGGCGCTCGTGGTAAGGATTCCCAGCTCATGCAGCTGGTCTCAGCGCCCGGTGTTGTAGCGGGTGCTAAAGATCGTCCTATTCCGGTACCAATTAAAAAATCATACGCCGAAGGACTCACAACCAGTGATTATTTCGTCTCCTCTTACGGTGTTCGTAAAGGCATGATGGATCGTGTTCTTCAAACATCTGCGCCTGGTGCTCTTAACAAAGAAATCATGGCAAGTACGCTCGATAACATCATCACTATCGATGACTGCGAAACCCACAAGGGAATCGATCTTCCCGTCACAAGTCCTGACGTCTACGATCGCTTTCTTTCAAAAGATCAAGCAGGGTTCAAAAGAAATACGCAAGTCACGCCGCAACTCGTTTCTGCCTTTAATAGAAAAGGCATCAAGAGCGTGCAGGTTAGAAGCCCACTTAAGTGTACTGCTCCTAAAGGAACATGTTCTCACTGTTACGGTCTTGATGAATTTGGGGCGCGTCCTCCTGTAGGAGAAAACGTCGGAGCCAAGACGGGTCAAGCGATGTCAGAGCCTATGACCCAGATGACGATGAAAACCTTCCACACAGGTGGCGTGGCGGGCGAAGCCCCTGTCGCTAAAGGCTTCGAGCGTATTCGTCAGCTTCTTCAGATGTCCAAGCACGTTACGGGTGAGGCGGCTCTCGCGCACCTTGATGGAAAAGTAGATAAGATCCAGAAGCTTTCCACGGGCGGTTTTGATGTCCACATTGGAGGAGAGATCCACAAGGTCGCTCCTCAGCGTGAACTCAAGGTCAAAGTCGGTGACATGGTGATGTCTGGAGACCCCATCTCCGCAGGAGTGATCAAACCACAAGATCTGCTCAAGTATAAAGGCATGCCCGCTGCCCAAAACTACGTAGTTGATGAACTTCATAAGTCTTACCAAAACCAAGATGTTCCAATGCAGCGGAAGATCTTTGAGACGGTCGTTCGTTCGATTGGAAACCTGACCCGTGTTGTTCATGCACCAAAGCATGCTGAATTTAACGTAGGCGATATCGTGCCTTACACAACCGCAGAACACTATAACGAAACCCGAGCTCTTAAGCTTCCTACGGCAGACGCTACAGGCTACAAACTTCAGTTTAAAATCGGTAACCTCCCGCAACATCACGAGATTACAGATAAGGACGTTTCTTACCTGAGAGGAATGGGATACAATCATGTGGATGTGGTGAAAGATCCTCTAATCCACGCCCCTGTTCTAACAGGTATTGACCGGCTTCCGATCAATAAGAAAAACTGGATGGCACAGCTAGGCTATAGAAGGATCAAAGATACGCTCACCGATGGCGCTGCTGAAGCCTGGAAGACAAGCCTTCAGGACACTCATCCAGTGCCAGCATTTGCGTACGGCGCTACGTTTGGCCAGAAGAAGGAGCACTACTAATGGCATTTGCAGATGGCTTTAAAAAAGAAGCAGCCATGAGGGAGGTTGGTAGAGCAGCTGGTAAAGTGCTTTCTGCTCCTTTCAAAGCAGTTGGCGTAGCAGCTCATCATGGAGCTAAAGCCGTTGGTCGAGGTGCTAAAGGTTTCGCCGAAGGTGTAAGTGCAGGCTTCCCTGTTAAGAGACTTTCTCCTTCTGGAAAAGTTAAGCCCGAGCGCGGTGTAGGTCTTGGTGGGGCAAGAACTGAACAGGCCGCAAGGAAAGGTGAACTTAAACTTACCCCAGAAACAGAGCGCCAGCTCGCCAAAGGAAAAGCCAAAGAAGATATCAAGGAGCGCCACGAGAGAATTAAGCGCGGTCCTTCTTTCGCAAGAAGACACCCCATTCCAACAGCCCTGGCAGCTTACGGTGGCTACAAGCTTCTAACCTCGCCATCTGAAGAAACCAGACAACCTCAAGTGATCTATCCGCAACAGTAAAATTTATGTTTACAGTTGGGTTTCTAAAAGAAGCAGCAAAGACGAAAGCTAAACCTGCCCCAAAAAGGCCAGATCCAAACTCTCGTCCTCAGCTTCTTTATCCTGCCGTTCCAGAGAACTTTGATGGTTGGCCGAATAAAATGGGAGCAGCGTCTCCTCCCATACTTAAGACCCCGCTACCAAGCCTCCCAAAGCACCCACAAGCGCTTGTAAGCCCTGTGGGAAGACAGAGTAGACTTCCTATGCCAAAGATGGCTGCAGCCAAACCTAAGCTCAAAAGAGGACCTCTCTGGGGGAAACTGACTATTTATGAACCACAGCCCCTTTACAGAAAGAAACCAGAATCACAGATGATCACAGAGCCCCTTGGTGCGAGCATGCCGTGCCAGAGTACGGGTGGTGGCATTGCTGGTTACTACGGGTCAAATTGAGTACAAACAAAAAGAACCACATCTCAGAGCTAATTAGTCCGGGAGACTATTGTCTTACAGATATCGGAATTATACTGCTCTGCCCTTTCTGCAAAACAAGGATGAGCTGCACACAAAAGATTGTGCGTATAGAACCACTAACCCTCTCGCCCTCTGTACGATCTGCATGCGGGCATCATTTCTATATTTGCAATGGGGAAGTAAGACAAGTAAAGCCGTAGGCGGATAGCTAAAAAATTCCCCCTCTCGGGGATACAGACCATGGACGGTCCACATACCCAAGTCGAGCACAAATCCGTTAGCTCCCATAGGAGCGGATTTGCTGGGACTTGAGTAGGGTCCTTATCCTTTCTTGTATACCTGGTAAAGATTCTTTACACGTTAGGCGAACTTAATCTCCCTATGTAATCCTCCTACCAAGCATACAGCTCAGTGTTTACTAGGGTCTTCCTAACCATATCACTTCGTTATAAGAACGAAGTCGTCTGTTCCATGAGACGACATGTAAGCTCTTAGCTAGAAGGTATAACAGTTAAAAAAGAAGTGCGTTGTTAAACACACTTCTTTTCTCTATATATCTTATACCCGATTTTGGGGTAGTTTAGAGTGACTTCTCCGGAGGCTCTCTTTCCTCAAGAAGGGGGTATACCGTCTCATAGAACTTAACGAACTTGTCGAAAACCTCTTGGCTGATCTTCCAATTCTCCGTTTTGTAGGAAACGTGAGTGGGTCCGATGTAAAGCTTATCGATACAGAAGTCTCCCTCAGGGAACCTTTCGATCTCATGCCAAGCTTCCCCGCAAGGTTGCCAGTTCCAACAGACCTCTGCCATGAGTTGTCTAAAATTCATTTCAGGTAGTTGCGCTACCCACTCTTCGTCGTGCATGTGTTTCCTTTCAATGAGAACAAAAATTCGTCCAGGCTAGCCAGGCGATTAGGATCGCCCAGATTAAAGACAGGTATCCGATAGCTCTCGGCAAGAACAATGGCGGTGCGAGTGCCACCCACCTTCTCAGCATCTTTTGTCCAGCATATAAGAAACTCACTAGGGGAGATAAGATCCTTACCCAAAACTTGGAATACATTTCTTCCATGAAGCTTGCGAGCAAGCGGAGTACACGCAGCCCAATTAGGATGAATCTTTTCTGCGATCTTCTCCGCCTGGGTGGTTGAATCTCCTGCATAAAAGATCTCCTTGTTTCTGGAATCCCTGGCACCACGCTCGAAAGCAATATCAGCTCCTTCAGCTCCGCCTGAGCGAAGAATGAAGCCAAAGCCCTCTAAAATCGAGGCTGTCAGGGACATTAAAGCGCAAACTTCTATTGGTGTGCTTCTTGAACCTACGCCAGTGTAAAATCTATTTCCCATACTTATGACCACAGCATTCCGGAAGGTAGTCGCTGTCGTAACATCCGTTAGGGCACTCTTCATCTGGTGGAGTCATAGCGCATTTTTCCACCGCCTCTGGGTTTCCTTCAGCTTCACGAAAAAGTCTTTCGGCTTCCTGGCTCATGTGAATAATTCCTTGATCCAAACAATAGTTTACCGACTCATAATACAGAGGACCTAGGAATAGAAAGTTTGCCTTGTAGAGATGAAGTACATCAAAGAGATAAGAATCGGAAGCAATTTGATCTGCCTTCAGCTCAGAGAATTGATCCGAGTTATCTCTGATGAATTCCCTGAATGCCGGGACATCGTGCTTTTTCATAATGTCTAAGAGTCGATACTTCTGATCTCTAAATGGATCTTTTTTCATTGATAAACTCCAACGTGGCAAGACAGATGGCGTGTGCTACTGACTCACCCTGTTTTGTGATGAATCTATGAAAAGAGTCGACGGGTTTGTCGAGATAGCCGATAGTGACGAAATGTCCGCGCTTTCCTTCTGACATTGTTTTATACGCAAACGTGCAGCCAGAGTTTTCAAGCCTATTTACGATCTGCCAGGCTGCAGCAACGTTTGTAGAATAGTGCGGAAGATTACCACGATCGCACCACTTCCAATCCATGAATCTACCGATCGCAAGATCAAGTTCTTCGCCGGGTTTCATTGCATCTCTCCTATGTAAAAGAAAGCGGGTGGAGCTTTCGCCCCACCCACCAACTTACTTAAAACGGAATCGAGTCGTCACCAAATCCCGCATCCGCAGCCGGAGCAGCGCCCGCCGTAGCTGCGGCACCTGCACTAGCACCCGCCCCACCGGCAGAACCAAGAAACTGAACGTGCTGAGCATTGATCTCAGTCGTGTACTGTGTCTTGCCTTCCTTGTTCTCCCATTGGCGAGTCTGGAGTTTTCCCTCGATGTAGATCTGCTTACCCTTCTTCAGGTACTTCTGGCAGATCTCCGCAGTCTTGCCCCAGACTACAATTTTATGCCATTCCGTCTTTTCTTGCTTGGTACCGGACTTGTCGGTCCAGGATTCATTCGTTGCGACACTGAAGTTTGCCACTGCAGCTCCCGAGGGAGTGAAGCGGACTTCAGGATCTTGCCCCAAATGACCAATCAAGATTACTTTGTTTACACCTGACATTGCGTCTTCCTTTCTTAAAGTAGAGCAACCCTGCTCTACTACGTTAAGCTACTCTGGATTCACGATTAAAACCAAAGTAGCACCAAGTATCACCGCAGCAACAATATCGAAGGGAATCCCCACGCTACCTGCTACGACGAGGATTGCAGCGCTTGCACCTAAAACTTTGTAAGCTTGCTTTCCTCTTTTGGAGTGCTTTGAACCTGCCATAGTAAGCCCTCCTTCCGCCAATCTTATACCGAAGATTGAGAAGTTTGTTCCTAGAAAAAATGCTGCTATGATCTAATCTATGGCCATAGAGAAAAGTCCCTACGAGGGCACTTTCGATAACCTGAACGGTAGAGCAGCCTTAGGACGCGTAGTGAGTGTGGATGTCACAAATAGGAGATGCCGAGTCAAAACCATCGGCTCTCAGGGTCCTAAGATGCCAGGAAAAAACCGTGCCACAGGAATGGGAACAGATGACCACGATGTTCCTGATGTTCAGTGGATCACGACCTCAGCGAGTGATGCCGGAGCAGAAGATACTTCTATCCCAGCCATTGGACAGATCGGCGTTCTTCTTTACATCAATTCAGAACCTTACTTGATTGGTTTCTTCCGCACCATGCAGCCAGCCCCACAAGACGTACCGGCGGGAACCGAAGAAGATGCCCTTGAAGCTCTGATCACCGAAGGGGATCGCATCCTCACAACGATCGGTGGTAATAGTGTCATCCTTCGTTCGGGTGGATCTATTGAAATTAGAAGTACTGCTGTATGCCGTACGTTCTGGCTACCGACCAATCTCATGACATCCGTCTGCGGTGATTTCGAGCTCGATACTGACGGTGGTTACATCACCTGGGAGCGCACTCCACAAACAAACGACGAGATGCTTGAGTTCTTCATTCAAGACAATCTTGAGCCCGAGAATTGCATTGATCTTCAGTTAGGAACAACAGAGGCCGGAAACCTCGTTGATCTTAAGATTGGTGCAGTCGACATCGATGATTTTACCTTCACCAACGTACAAGTTTCGCTCAGTATCGATCCCGACGGAAACGTCACTGTACAGGTAGGTAACGTATCCAGCGGGACACCGAATGCGTCTTTGACCATTGAGGCTGCAACAGGCAACACAACCTATAGCACCCAAGGTTCAATGACTATGAACGTGAAGCAAGATCTCACAGCAACCGTACAGGGTGACGCGACTGTAACCGTCACTGGAGATATCAATGCTACGACCCAAGCTGATGCCAACGTGACGGCTTCTGGAACAGTGAACGTAAAAGGTGAGAAGATTCTGCTCAATGGAGAGCTCTCAGGAGTCACGACCGAAAATTCCCACTATGGGGTCGTCGATTTTATTACGGGTGTTCCAGTTGAACCAAGCATGACAACATTCTCGGACGTTTAATGCCTCCCGTTGGACTTGTATTAGGCGGAATGATTCAGACTGAAGTGGATGGGCTGATGGCTGCCATCCAGGGGACTAGTAAAATAAAGTTTCAAGGAGTACACCCACTTCTCCAAAAGAATCCTGCCTACTACATTCAGTTCTGCAATGCGATCGGACAAGGACTCATTAACGGAGGTCCTGTGATCGAATTCACAACCAACGATACCGGGCTTTCTGCCTCACCTCTTATCCCGGGAACAGGACTTGGAATTGGAATTTTTATCGATAAAGACTTCTTTCGAGAGAATGCCTATACCAATGCCAGAAACGCAATCATCGAAAGATTCCAAAGAACCTACAACGATCCTTATCCGCCAGGACCCGACAACACAGGGCAATTCCTAGATGCTATTTGTAACGGAGTAGCGACATCGGTTCATGATTACTACACTACAGCATGGACTCTTAACTCAGTTCATCCCCAAATCTATCAAGGGACAGGTCTAATCACAGACGGACAATTTTCTGGAATTAGCTCGGGGGCTATCGCAAGTTCGATTCAGTCCTACCTTTCAGGCTTTCAAGGAGAATTCTATCCCGAACTCATCCAAGCTATCGCGGATGCTTATGTTTTAACCATTACCACTATGGCCACAGGAACGGTTACAATAACAGGAACTTGTGTGCCCTCTATCAGCCAAGTCTGCGCTATCCCGTCGACTGGACACGGTACTGGCGTTGCATCTTGATTGATTCACAAGCCTTTAATTACGTTGTATTATGTAAAGGTTATTACCCCAAGGAGAACTTGACATGGCGGGTCTAGAAAATCTATTTGCGGCAGAACCCACACTCCCAAACGTCCAGACGACCAAACTACCGGACGACCCTCAGCAGTGGGCAGAAGTCATTACGACTAGGCTTCGTGAGCAGTATCCAGAAGTTACTCGCCTCCCTCTTGTGGTTGAGTATCGGAAAAAGGACCCGCAAAGTGGTACCGCGATTGGTGCTATCCAGGTTTCCAGTGAAACTGGAAAGACTCTTTTCGTTCCGTTCATCATTAAAAAGTTCGAGCTCTACCCGCTTGATATTTGGATGGAGGCTCAGACTCAAAATGTTCACCCGCTAACGAACGATACGTTCAAAGAGCAGTTCTTTACTCGCGCTATTGCGGACGCTCTTGACCAGCGCCCTTTCGATGCCGCAGGTCAGTACTTCAACGACCCCTCTCTTTGGACCTCGAACTATCCTCCGCTCCAAGGTCGTTACTCTTACGCGTCCGGTGGTTATCAGATCCTGGATCAAATCGAAGATACGATGACCCGCGAGCACTGGGACATCTTCAAGAAGTCCCTTGAGAAGCATGCTTACGCCTTGATGAACTACAAGAAGGGAACTAAAGGACAGTACGAGCTCATCTCAAAGCTTGCTCAGAAGAAAATCCCCGCTAAAAATAACACCAACGACTTTGCAACAAGCGCCGCAAAGCTGATCCCAGTGGGTGCTGCCAGCATCAAGCGCGAAGGCTACGATAAATACTCCGTCATCTCGATGGCAGATCAGCTCTTTGATCTCTCGGGTAGTGAGTATATGAACCGCGAAGACTGCGCACGCTTTCTTTCAAAGATCTACCCAAAGCCCTGGGAATTCCTGCATGAAGTAGACCAGGAAGGCGAGAAGCTGGTTGTTGTGAAGCCAGCACCTGAAAAAGGTGTGTTTCTTTACGACGACATGAGAGACAGACCTGAAGCGGCTAACGAGTTTGCTGTCTACGACGTGAAGAACCAAATGGGAATGCACATGCTGGGCGTTGTATTCCCTTATGTCGTTGGTTTCGACGGCAAAAAGAAAAATCAGAAGCTCTTTATCAGCTCTGAGAACTCAACGATGCAAGGAAATATCGCTGGTATTAAGCGTGAAAACAGCGACTATTTCCTAAAGCTCTTTCGCCACCCAAAAGCCTGCCGTGTGGGTCAGACCGGAACGTTTATCTTTATCGATGACGGTAAGGCAATCGCAACGGTTCCTGTGACCATTAAAGCCATCGAGGGGCATGGTCCAATTACAGCCATCACAATGGATGGCCAGAAGATCAAAATCAAACGCAGTTGGGGCGATGACAACGTCATGGAGCCTGCTTCTCCTGCGATGAAAAAGAAGCCAAACTTCCTTGATGCCCACGGCATGGTTGAAGTTCGCCCGAAGGAATACGTCATCCCTCGTCGCATGACCTGGTTTCCAATGGAGGGCTTCAGAGACGTGAGTTCCACTGCCGAAGAGTGGATGAATAAAGAAGCTGCGCTCCACATGGAAATGGACCCAATGGTCGTTCGTTGGACCGGGATTGTTTATGATATCTCTGGCTCCGGAATGGATAAGGTTTCTCTTGATGAGCGCCAAACGAAGCTACTTCTTGCTACTCGTGGAGCAACCATTGAGAAAGTAGCCCAGATCATTAAGAAAGCCCGTGCTGCAGGTCGTGTGAAAGTTCACAATCTTCAGCCTCTTCGCAAAAAGGCTGACATTATCAAATATGCGGCAGACACCTACCAGTCGCTTGAGAAGATCTGTGCTGAACTTCGTTGCGATTTTGTCAAAGAGGCCGCAGAGATTGATGATGCAATGACGGTTGATGCTCTTTTGTCGCTTGGATTCATTAACCCTGAGAACCTCTCTAAGTTCGTTTCCTTCAAACCTGTATTTGAAAAGGTGATGGATTACCTGGCTGAGCTCACGCTTGCTTGCCGTTTGGGACTTAAGGATCTCAATGAGTCTGCTCTTGTTACTGTCTTGGGTCGCCTTGGCGAAGTCATTGAGGGACTAAAGAAAGTCGAGAACGGTCTTAAGAAGCCTGGGATTAAGACGGCTTCCGCTTCTTGCCCTGCTTGTAAAAAGAAGGGCTGCGAGTGCGGTGGTAAGTGCGATTGCTGCAAGGAGTTCGTCAAAGAGCACGAGAAGAAGTTCCATAAAGAGTCTGCCGTTAAGTCCCCGCATCTCTGGCCCAAAAGTCTGCGCCCTGCAAAGGGAAGTAAACTTCTCGATAAAGGCCACAAAGCCCTTACCGGAGCCGGTGCTGCCGCAGGTCTTTATACAGCGCTCAAGCCGCGCCACCACAAAGAAGCCGCCGCAAAGGATAAGACGCACGTGCCACCGGCGGGCATGAGCACCAGACCTACTCAAGAAGGCAATCCTTTCGCTGACGGTATGGTAGACGGAGAGATGGAAGGGCATATGTATCTGGAGCGATGGAGAAATGATCCAAAGGCGATGCTGGCTTATCTTAACGGAAAAAGAACTGCCGAAATGAATAAAGCAACTACGGCGATGGGGGCGGGCTTTCAACCGCCCAACGGGCTGAAGCCGCAAAAACCTCAAGCTCCTGCTAAACCGGCTAAAAAATAAATATGGGACGATATAGTCCGACTCAAAAAGAAGCGAAAAAGCGCTACTACATTAAATTTAAAGATGACCCCGTTTTTAAGGAAAAAAGAAAACGGCTTTGCTATGCACATAGCAAAACGCCAAAAGGGCGTTTAGCTAGAGCGCGAAGAGCGGCTATCAGAAGAGGATTCACGTGGGAGATATCTCTGGAAGTCTATGCGAAACTGCTTGAAGGCTCCTGTCACTATTGTGGTGGCAAATTAAATCAAGCCGGGGGCGGGTTAGACAGGAAAGACTCCGCTATTGGGTATACAATAGAAAATGTTGTCCCGTGCTGTGGAAACTGCAACAAACTGAAAAATAATTTTCTTACAGAAGATGAAGCGGTTCAACTAATAGGACTTCTGAAGATTATACGCGGTGGGAGGGTTTGGTAATGTTTGCAGCAGGTTTTACTAAAAAAGCTGGCGTTGTCTCTTCCCTAAAGCGCGCCGTCGGACTCAAGCCCAGCGCTCACTCTCATATGTCGCGTCTTGCGGATAAGGCACTGGAGAAGATGAATCTCCCTACCAGCCTTGTGGGAAGCACTCAGGGAAAAGCGCGTACCGCTCGTGGCGTTCACCAGCTAGAACGCCTCCAACACTTCTATAAGAGCAAAATGGCTTAAGTTGACTTATTCTAAAGGTCAATCAATACTCAAGGGATGAACCTGCCTTTTGCTAAGGGCTTAATCTGGCTCTATTTAGAGCAGCAAACCGACGAATTCATTGAACAGCAGTTTGATGAGATTACTCTTCCTTTGCCCGATCCTGACATCCTAGCGGAACATAAGGAAGCAGCAGCCGCTCTTCCTTTGTCTCCTGCGATCTTAAAGCGTTTAGGTCATAAGAAATTCGAACAAACGGACTATCAAATCTTTCAAAAAATAGGCTATGGAGAAGCTTATCTAAAGACAACTTGTTCATGTGATAAAGAAACAGGTCTTCAAGATCTTTGGAATGAGGTTCACCGCCTGCTTCGCAATCCAGTGGCGCGCACTGCTGTGGATGTGGGAATTCTTTGCAAGTACAGGTTTGAGGATCTTGTTCCGATGGTTTCAGGGACATTCCACGAAGTTCTCACGGAAAAGGGTTTAGAGCTATATCAAAAATATTTTTTTGATGCCGCTTCGATGACTAAACTTGACTGGAGAGCTTATCTCCGTATTTGTGCGGGGATTCCATACCTTTATCTACGCATCCACACAGCCCTCACAAAGCCCAAGAAAGAAGCGATGCACTTAGCGGGGCTTCCGGCTAAGGCGGCCTTCGCCGACTTCTTAAAAACCGTTCTGGCGACTGCTGAGTATAAGTTTGAATACTACTCACGCCACAATAACCAATGCTCGGACAATCAGGCAAGAGCCTGGGCTAAGATTGGTTTTGACGCTGGTGTTAAATACGAGAAGTTCTCCGCAAGCGATGTAACAGACTTCTCCAAAGCTGTTCAAACTGAGTTCGAAAGCTTCAATGCCGAGATCCCTACGATCTCCACAGACATGCTCAGTGAGGTGAAGCCTCCTGAGACTGAGGTGGAGAGTAAATCCAAAGCGCCTCCGGTTCCAGTGCTGGCTCCAGACACGGAAGTTTGATTAGCCCGAGACTTGATTAAATTGGTCGCACAATTTATGTGTGGCGAGTGTGCGCAATGTGCAAGTCCGACTATCCTCGTCCACATAAAAACAGGCAGTGTGTGCACACATGTGCAACTTTCAACTTTGCGTCACACACACTCTTGACGCTCCTAGGTATGCGTCAGCTCAAATAAAAACAAGGATGCAAAGCGCAATGTGTTGAATGTGCACTCCTAAGCAATAAGCGACTCCATACAAACTATTTCTATTATACACACTGCATTACCTATGATTTTCTTTTCCTGTAAGGACCTTTGCGTATTAGCCCGCACATTCCCACGTTTCCACAGTCGCAGCGCATTACGAAAATCGTTTGAGTAAAGCGCTCTTCCAATTTTTAGTTATACAAAGTTGGCTCGGTGTATAACTGTAAGTATATGACCGATGAGATCGATGAAGAGCTAGCCTACCTCCACAGCATCGGCTCTGACATCACCCAGATCAACAAGGATCTCTCTGATAGCGCAAGGCTCAGGAAGCTTGTGAATAGCGCAGCCGTCGCTAAGATTCAAACTCTTTGGGGAAAGAACGGGGAATCCAAGCAACTGATCCGTGCTTCAAAGAGTGCGTGGATTCACCAGATGATTCACCTGGATGGAAAGAAGTTTGACTTTACTGGGCGTAATTATCTGATTCAGATCTACAACATGACTCACCCCCATAAGCTTCTAATGACGGGTCGTCAGGTTGAGAAATCCACCATGCTTGCTAACGAGTTCATTATCAACTCAGTGGTGATCCCTTACTTTAAAAGTCTTTATGTCTCTCCCTCTCACGATCAGACGCGCCAGTTCAGTAACGGTAAGCTCAAGCCCTGGATTGAAGCGAGTCCCATTATCAGTAAGTACTTTCAAAACTCTGTGGTCTCAAAGCAGGTCTTTGAAAAAGGTTTTGCTAACGGCTCTATGGGTTTCCTCAGGTCCGCCTTTTTAAACGCCGACCGTTGTCGTGGTATCTCAGCTGACCAGGTCTTTGTCGACGAGCTTCAAAACGTCATCATCTCAAACCTACCTGTTATTCTTGAAGCTTTGTCTCACTCAAGTTACGGATGGAAGATCTTTGCAGGCACACCTCTTACACTTGAGAATACGATTCAACAATACTGGGAACTAGGTTCTCAATGTGAGTGGCTAGTTCCTTGCGAGCACCACACTCCGAGATTCTGGAACTTCCTAGATGAGAAGTGCATTGGTAAGACTGGTCCCATCTGTGGCAAGTGCGGAAAACCAATCAATCCAGCTAATGGTAGGTGGATCGCTTTCAGTAGTAACCGTGACATCATGGGTTTTAGAATCGCTCAGATCATGGTTCCTTGGATCTATCAGCACGCGCATAAGTGGAAAGAGTTTTTATGGAAGTTTGAGAACTACAGCCAAGGACAGTTCAAAAACGAGTGTCTCGGCATTAGCTACGACTCCGCTAGTAAGCCCATTACCCGTTCTGAACTCATAGCCTGCTGCTCTTCCAAGCACGAGTATTATTACAACCCAACCCCGTGGACTCATAAGGTCGAGATCTTTGCAGGTATCGATTGGGGTGAGGGTTCAGACGGCACTGAGCGTGGCGTAAAGGGAAAGATCAAAAACGCTTCCTACACCGTGCTTACGCTTGGAATGTATATCGATCAGAAGCACTTTTATATTTTCCACTACAGACGCTTCACAGGTAAGGAAGCTCTTCCTGGAAACTGTGTGAACGAGATTATCAAGATCCTAAAGGCATTTCGCGTTCGTTGTATCGGGGTAGACTGGGGACATGGTTGGGGTGTGAACGAGCGCCTGGAGGAAGCCTTTGGTATTGAGCGTGTCATTAAGTTTCAACACGTAGGTAACCAGCGTCAGCGTAAAAAATACGATGAGATCGGTCACAAGTTTCAGCTGGCTCGTAACGAAGTCATGACCGACTTCTTTATGGACATCAAAGATCATAAGATCATCTGGCCTGATTGGGAGCTTGTAAAAGATTACCTCTGCGACTTTGAGCACATCTACGCTGAATTCAACGAGGCAACCCGGCAAATGCGATATGATCATAAGGCATCTGAGCCAGATGATGCGTGTCATGCAACAATTTATTTAAAGGAATGCGCTGATAATTATTACGGTAAAATACGATAGTTTTTAGCAAGTCGTTTGTCTATGTTTTGTTGTCGTCTTCTACTGATATATTTGGGAACGTTGCCGTTATTTTTTCTGGCGAATGTGTTTGTCTGGGTATGACAGTTCGGGCATAACCATCTTAAGTTGCGTACTCTATTATCGTTACAGACTCCGTTTATGTGATCTAGTTGGAGTGTCAGGGAATGGTTATTCCAGATTGGTTCTTGTCCGCATCGCTTGCACACATAGTCCACAAGTTCTAACTTTTTGAATCGACTTACTAGAGTATTTTGGCACACTCTTGATTTTTCACAGAACACGACTTCTTTTGGAAACATTATTCTCGAAGCGTTCTTTTGAGCAGTTCTTTTGTATAAGCCCTCTGCAGTTAGAAAATGATTCGTTTTTAAATTCGCAGCCGCTATCATTTTAGCAACTACTTTAGCATTGTACCCACTGTACGAGCATGCCAGTTCGCGCATTACGTCATATACACATTGGGCTTTTTCCACCGCACTTTTTAGCTCAGCGGAAGTCACTGTACGTAATAGTTTATGTCTTTTTGTCTTTAGTCTCATATAGGCATAATATTACACAGATAATTTCGTGTCAAACAAAAGTTCGATAGCTAAAAAAGTGGGGCGTAGCGCCCCACCTTCATTCCCACCCCACCACTTCCTTCTCCTCAGGAGTTAGAGTGATGTAGCGTTCTTTTTTGTAAGCTTCCTTCTCGTACGGAATCTCTCGATAAGCCTTATCGAAATCTTTGTAGCGAAGGTAGTTCTTTACATAATAATATGTGTAAAGAACAGTACTTTTGATAAGCCCATCTCGCTTCAGTTGCCTGATGTGGATAAGCTCGTGCCTAACAGTAGTCTTTGGCACCTTGTCTTTATCTTCTTTAAACACTATGAATGGATAGAACACGAAGGCTTCGCACCGGAGAACTTCCGGAAGCCATCGCGCATCAAGCCACTTCTGACCGTAAATAACGATGAGCTTCATAAGCCCTCCTTGTGGTTAAAAAAAGACGGGTGGCCCAATGCCACCCGCCAAGCATTATGCCGTAACCATCTGGAGCTCCATTGCATTCTTTTTCGGAATGCTTACCGCTCGATGGTAACGGTCGTAAGGTACTCTGAACCTAACGGTCTTGGCACCTTTTGTAAGTAAGCACAGCCTTGAAAGACCATCCTTACCCCAGACTGCATGACAGGTATTACAAACATACTTGTCGTCTTTCTTACTGGCTACGTCCGAAAAGAATTGCGGCTCTCCGCAACCCCAGCAATCTAGCGTAGTGATATCTTCTTTCTGTACTTCCATTCTCAACATGTCTTCCCCCTCCACAGGTGAATCGAAGTTGGGCGTGGGTATTGATCACGCCCAACTCCTCAGTCCTAGGAAAACTAGGACATCTTTAAATACAAGGAACCTATGATCGCAAGAATCCCTGCGAGCATAAGTAGAAAGGCAACCCGGCGAGTGGTATTCTCGTTTGATTGCCTTTCAGCTAGAGCGAAAAATCCTGGAACATACTTGCCCATGGATTATCCCTCCGTTAGTTCAGCGTTGCGCCGCTCTCGTGCTCATGATGAGCGTCGCCATCGGTGCGAAAGCCGTGCTCTTCATCTGTCGGAGTCGTAGCAACGACCCGACGATAATGAGCAGCTTTCTCTCGCTCAGCCAGCGCACGCTCTTCAACCTCTTCCTCGTATCTTTCGACACGAGCACGAAGTTTTGCCCTGCGCTTGGCAAGCTGTGCGTCGAGATCTTCGATGATCCTGATCTCGTCTTCGATAGTTGAGCCCCCTGGAGCAGCGTTCGCCTTACGGTAAGCTCGGGTTTTTGCAGCCTTCTTACCAGGAGAAACTTTGTAGCTCCTCTTGGTCTCAGTCGCAGCTGCAACAGGCTTTCCATCCAGGTAACTGCGAACAGCAGTTTCCATGGCTTCCGGAATCGCCTGCTCTTTACGAAGAGCATTGTTGTAGAAGGTGGGTGTACTGTACCCAATCTTCTTCACGAAATTGACCGCAGAAAGACCTGAGTCTTTCTGAATCTTTTTCAGTTCATTTCCTGTCATCATAATCATTCTCCTTAGCTAAGTGTTTGTTAATGATGATGTTGATGACTCGTTGATACGAGTCAGTCTGCCCACTTGTCTTGTAATGGAGGAGCATACGACAAGGCAAGTAGGCAGGCTGTCTAATACCAAAGGGGAAAATTGCGGTGGGCTGTGGGAGCCCACCGCACTCAGGCTAATTACCGTAGTTGTAGCCCAAGACTTAGTGCTTAACGGTTTTAGCCGTTGAGCGATTCTTTTTGGATTTCTTTTTGCTCGTGGTCTTTTCGGATGTTCCGAAAATGCGCTTACCCAGTTTGTAAGCTCCCACAGTCAGAAGCGTGGTTCCAAGAATACCGCCGCCCCACTGAACATATTTGTTGTTAAGCATTCACTTCTCCTTTGTTTGTGTTGTTAACAATCACCGCCTTTATCCGTCGATAAAAGCGCGAAGTAAATTTTCTTTTTTACTTCTAACTAACTTATACCCTGATTTTGGGTATTTTAGCCTTTGGCTCAGGGAGCGCCCTAGATACCCCAATATGGGATACCTAGGGCACCGCCCGAACTACCAGCCATAGTTTTTGCGATCCTCATCGATCTCCGCCATCAACTTCTTTTCCCTTTCTTCTTGGATCAGCGCATCCCAGACGTACTGAAGTGCAACTGCTCCGATAAGACTTGCCGCCATCGCGAACCAAACTACAAAGCTGTGCTTTTGGAATGCAATGTAAGCAAGCATGAGAGGAATGAATGGGGCAGAATCAACATAGTATTCGCGTATGGTGATCTTCCTCATGACTTTCTCTTTTTCTTTGAGGATTTCTTCTTTGAGGAAGGCTTCCTTTCGTTTCCCCCAAATTCAAAGATATAGCTCGGTCTGCTATTATTACCGGTTGCTGCTTCAACTATATCGACTACACAACCAGTCAGAATGAGCGTACCGAACAACGATTTCCATGGGTTATCGAAGATTTGCTTTAACATTTACTTTGACCTCCTATCAGCTTCTTTGCTTATGTTTTCGATTGCGACAACAACCACGTCTACCTTGCAGTTTAGAGCGTTCAGGAGTTCCTGAAGATCCATTCTTTCCGGTAGTCTCTTTTGAACATGACATTCAGAAAGCGCGGCCATTAAATCAACCGCACTTCCTTGAAGATCATTAATAGCCCGCAGCAAGAGTGCTGTGTCTGCCGCAGCGCTATCAATCAAATCCTCATTGAGCCTAAAAGCATGTAACTGTTCTTTCGAGGGATTTCTTTCCATGTGTCTCTCCTTTCACAAAGTGCCCCCACGAGACTGGCGTGGGGGCACCCAATAACTGCTCTATAGACGTCCTAGGAACGCCACCAAACTACAGAGCAGTAGCTTATTATTGAACGTTAATCGTAACCGGCAGCGTAAGTGCTGCAGGCATGTTAGCGTTCGTGTAGGTCGCGACTTCCGGATAGGTTGCCGTAGTTCCGCTACCACCAATGGTTGCACATCCCTGCCCATCTCCCAGGTAGGAGTAGAAAGTATGTGAACCACCCGTAGTAGACGTCACCTTATAAAAGACACCCGTATTGTGGAAAACGGTATTTACAGCCATCGTGTTCACTGCGAAGGGAGTTCCCGAGCAGTTCACCGATGTGAAATACAGGCTTCCAGAATTCGGCTGACCGTTATAAGCGTAGCCTACAGCAACACCGTTGGTAGCATCCCACACAGTGTAGCCGGTCGAAGCAGTGGCAATACCTCCCATGAGGTAGGTGCCTACTTGCGAACCGTTACCGTTGGTCAAAATCCACATGGTTGCCGCAGTTCCTTGAGGACCTTGGGGACCCTGAGGACCAGTAGCACCCGTAGCTCCTGTAGCTCCGGCTGCGCCTTTGAATGCACTCAATGATGATGCCGGAGCGCTAACGGTCATTCCGTTATCGCAGGTCATCGTCAAGTTTCCACTACCATCAGTGGAGGTTGTGCAATTCGTAGCACCACTTGCGGTACCATTGTTTACGTTCGCTGTGACAGAACCACTTCCGCTTCCACTACCGCCGTCACAAGCGGTTAGGGTAATCATAGCCAAGGACACGACACCAATCAGCATAGCGTTCTTCATATGGGTCTCCTTTGTTTGTGGTTATTCGATAGCAACTCACCCTTTTGGATGGATGGTGCTTCTGCACACGTGCAGCGTTATCTGACGACGATCCGAAGCAGTACAAGCTTTCGCCCGCACCACTTCAGATCCTTCGTTACCTTTATGAATTCACGAAGCGTAGAATATCCAGGACGGAACATATACCACCATTTGAGATGTCTCTCGATCTGCTCTCCGCTTTCGCGCAAAACAGCAATGGCTGCATCTTCTACACTACTCATGTCAGGCACAAACTCTTCATCAAACATATCCTGATCACTCCCAAACTTGCCTGCAATTTGGGTTGCAAAATCCACGGTCGATTTCCTTTTCGCTTTCTCACGAACGATAGCGATGAGTTGAAGTCTAACTCTTCTTACCCACAGCTGCCGCTCGTTTACTAGTCTTTGCTGGTAGAGTTCCCAGCTCGACTCTCCTGACTGTCTTTGTAATGACACTCTGGTCTCCTTTCTCGATCCGGTTGATCGCCTCACCGAGACGACTATCTAGATCTCCTAGAGCCCTGATGTGGTAGTCTGCCTCAAGAAAGAGCCGTTCAAGCAGTTCGGGATAGTTTCTGTTTTCGAAGTTACCTGGCTCAAGCTTTCTTACGAAAGATAAGAGCGCAGAGTAATCCTTCCTCAGTTTTTCAAAACCCCTTCTGACTGTACGGATTCCATCTTTTCTGACTGACTCCACGATGCGGAGTTCTCTTGGGTCAATTAGCACGGGTTTAGGCTGTGCCATGGCCTCTCCTTTCCAATACCTAAAGACTTCCCAAAACCTAAGACCTAGCCTTCACTCAAACTACAAGTTCGGGCCAGGTCCTAAGTCACTCTTGAGAAGTATGGAAATACAGTTAGAAATGAACCATGCAGTAGCTAATTCATTCCTAGCCATCTTATACCCCGAAAAAGGGTATTTTTGCCTATCTGGGAGGGGGGTCTAAAAAGGGGCTATTTTAGTGGTTTTGGGATCTTGGTTCCGCGCTGGAAACCGCTGACGTTAAAGTCACGTTTGACGAGTTCTGGCTCAAGGGAGGCGTAAGGCTTACCAAGCTCTACCTGCCTGCGAAGACCGGCTTTGATCTTGGCTTCTTGAGCAGCAGCACCGGCAGCCTGAGGTTTAACCCAAGAAAGCGCTTTTGAGATGAGTCCGGATTTAAATGCCATGAGAGTAGTTTACCCAATAAGTAAAAAAAGTACTAGCCCCAACCGGGGCTAGTACTAGTTGAGCCAGGACTTTCTACGACCGTCAGTAGCAGTGGGTTCTTCCTGAGCCACGGGCTCAGGCGCGGCTTCAGTTGTCATCTTGTGCGCAATGAGCCGGATGCGCTGATGCTCGGTAGCAAGATCATGTTTCAGTTCTTGTACCTCTTTGAGTAGCTGTTCTAACTCGGCGTTAGCCCTAAGTTGAACTTGGTAGGCTTTCTTGCCTACCACTGAGTAGTAGATACTGACAATCGACGAAAGTCCCAGAATCAATGTAAGGAACGTTTGCATCTCTTTAGTTTAGCACAGCTCTCGGATTCTCGGAACGTAGCGGCAGGATCTTCTTTCCGGGGTCGTCTGAGGTAATGGTTGTATAGGCTTGACGCTCGGGCTCTTTCTCCGAATAGAAAGTCACGCTACGTGAGAATGGGAGCTCCGCCTCCTGATTATCCAGCGTATTGTTTTTAAGCTCATGCTCCAAGCGATCCGCAGCTTCTCTCAGAAGCTTAGGCGTGACTGGGATACGGATGGTTGATTTTGTGCTGAGGCTTTCGAGTGGTTTTTCCATTTGGGTCTCCTATAGTTTTATTTTGGCGAGTTCTTTCATTTCGTTCACGCATTCCTGTACCTGAGTCTCCAACCACTTAGCTCTTGCCAGAACGTCTTCATAAGTTGCCTTTCTATAAACATTTACGATGCTCGTTTTTCCGTTGGGTGTTTCGATAAACCACAAAACAAGATCTGGGAAGAATGGATCGCTTTCCTGATAGGGTTCCTTTTCAAGACGGAAAACCACATCGTGGTTGGTAAATGTGCTCACCAAGTAATCGCCTACTTTGAAATCAGGTTTACTCATTTCCTCCCCACCTCCTCGTTACACACTTCAACCGCAAATCTGAGCGCCATCGCAGCAACCTGGATGGCTTCTTTTCGCATGGCTACAATGTCTCTCTTCTTTTGATTGAGTTTCACGTGATCCCAAAGTTCATCGACTTCTTCAAGTAAAACTCCATATCCTTCGTGAGCAGAATTCATGGAGGGCCATTTCTCCATTGTTTCATGCGCTTCTTTGTAGGCTGCGGAAGTAGCGTTACCTAGTTCGTCTTTTGGCCAATCCGTCCATGCCATTGTTTTTCTCCTAAGTTTTGTTTAGTTTTTTTATTACCTTCTTGGGCCAATTAAGCGGCCACTGATACGGGAATTTGTGCATTCCCCTATCAAGCCATTCTTGGATTGCGTCTTCGACTTTCCATCCAGATACTGCAATCCTAAATAGACAGCAGACTAACCCAGTGCGGTCAACTCCGTGCGTACAATGAACGTAGACAGCTCCGCCTCTATCGAGCTCAGTAGTAATCGTATGCAGGATGTGGAAGAGGTAATCCCACGTGGGGAATCTGAAATCTCCAATCGGAAGGTGCGCAACCGCAATCCCTTCGTCATGAAGTTGCATATCCTCAGTAAACGAGATCTCATCCCACGCTGTTTGAAGATCGATGCAAAGCGTGATTCCAAATTTCTTGAGTTCATTTACATCGGTTGGGTGTGGACCTCGGTAAAGTCTTTCAGATACTGGTATAATCATTGGTCCGAACTCCATCTCTTATCACAGAATGTGCAGTGATGGTCGGTCCAGTACCGGTCTGCACTGGGATCGTAGTTTCCTGTATTGCTTCGGTTTACCGATACAATCACATCTTTTGGATGAGAACAATTCTTTTGAATGTTAATGAGTTTAAGTTCAAGCTGTGTGATCTGCTCCTTAATCTCTTGTACGATTGTCATATTCTCGTCCTATGTTTCCTATCCCACTCTTCGCAGGCTTTTTTGTGGGCTTCGATTTCCTCTTCTCTACAACACTGGGGATCTGGGGAGAAGTCGTGTGGATTCTCTGGTCTGAAAAACCCGTATCCAAACTGCTCCTCCCCCTCCTCGTCGATGTAGACGTAGCTGCCAATTCCCCAGCCGTTGCCGCAAACGTGAACATGGATCTTATTTTCATCTGTCATATTATTTCGTCCAATAAGGAACTAGGTGCCCTTCCACAGTGACAGGCACTCGGCTACAATAGCGCTGCCCGCATTCAATCATGATCTTCTTTTGAAGTTCATGAACTTCTTGTGCGTCTTTCTTTGCTGCATCAAGGACTGTCTCGTCATAGACCGAGTTGTAGAATCTGACATCATAGTTTCTCCGTTTGAACTCCCTTCTCATCTCTGCCATGGAAACTTTGGTCCATTCCACGTTGGTGGACTGGATATCAAAGTTGGCCGACTCACGCTCAATTGCAGCCCACTGCATTTTGACTTTCTCATGCGCAAGCTGGTTGATCTTGGTTTCTTCCTGGATACTGAGATCCTTGTTTAGATTCTTCTTACCCAAAAACTCAAGTTTGACTGCAGCCTGAGCCTTATAGAAGTTAGGAGCAGTCCAACGTCTTTTTCTTCCAATGACGTTGATCATCTCCAGGTTCTTTCTCCCAAGCTTCTTATTGGCATCAAGATACTTGATCGCAACTTTGAAGGTCTCTTTGTAGCGCCTGAAGAGTTCCTGGCATTCCTCTAGCGTAACCTTATGACCTTCAGCATTGAGCTTGGCATAAAGCTTAGCCGGTCCCATTCCGTAAGCCAGACCGAAATTAAGCGTCTTCGTAGGTGTACGGATGGGGTCGTCTTTGAGCACCTCTCGGTTAAATAGCATCGAAGCCACATAACAGTGGAAGTCGACACCTCGATTGAAACCCTCAACCATCAATGGATCACCTGAGCGATCAGCAAGAATCCTGAGCTCAGCTCCTGAAAAATCCACGGTTGAAATCAATCTTCCGAAATCAGTTACGAATGCATGGCGGAAGCGTTTTTCTCTAGGGACGTTCAAGATGTTGGGCTTAGGACAGGTGGGTCGTCCCGTATCAGTTCCCAGTTGGTCAATCCTAGGATGAATTCTTCCCGTGGTGGGATGAATTGCATCCAAGTAAGGCTGTCCATAAGTGCCAAGTGCCTTTTGTGCTTCTCGGTAGTAATCAAGCGCTTTGATTACCGGAAGGTGCCCAATCTTCTTTCGAGTCGCGTCGTTCGTATCGGAGATCTTGGCTCCGTCAACTTTGATTCCCATTCTCTGGAGTCCATAAAGGATCGTTGGTTGGGAAGCATAGTTGATATCCAAATTGCCGAATAGGTCGCGATCAAAGAAGGGCTCAAAAAACGTCCCTAGATTGGATTCAGCCTCCTTCATCTTTTTGTAGTTGTCATCCATGATCTTTCGCCAGGCGGGTTCGTCGATCTTAAGACCGTGAAAGTAAATATCGGCGAAAGCAGGGATCACGTTATTTTCGATTTCCCAAGCCTTGGTAATCCCTTGAGCTATGATCTCTTTATTCATAGCATCGTGGAGAGGAAATAGATCGCTTGTATCTTCAGCAGCGTATTGAAGCTGATCCAAGGTGAACTCACCCTTGTGTCCGATAAAGCTCTTTTGGAGACTCTTATCTCTTTCCTTACCCAGGTACTTTTTGGTTATGGCTTCCAAACTGAAACCGTCCCATTGAACACCAGCACCTAAAAGCTTTTCGCCTAGATGTAGACACTTCAATCCTTCGACTTCAATTCCACATGTTCCTTTGACCATGGAATAATCGAAAAAGAGATAGACACCGATCTTAGCGATGTCCTCGCGCTCAAGGGGTTCTTTCAAAGCGAGAAGACATCTCACATCTTGGGTATCAATCAGATAGGTCTTTTCTCGGGTTGAGATCGAAACAAGGACAACCTTGTCTGTATGCGGATCAAGGCCCGTGGTTTCCGTATCGAATGCGATCTCAGGTTCGACGAGGAGTTGCTTTGCTAGTCTTTCGACCTCGCTTGGGGTTCTCAGGTAAAGATACATTTTGGATCTCCTCGGATTCACGGACGGTTGGAACATCGCGCCATTCAAAATCGGCAGCGTTCGATCCTCTGATTCTATATTGAAGAACCTTCCAAAGCTTGCCTGGAGGCGTGTGTTCAGGCACGTAATATCTGAGCTCGATCATTGTGATTCTCCTAAGTTTTAGTATCCACTCCGTTTGAGCGCAGGTGTTAATACAGAACTTGCATGAGTTATTTCCATATCGCTATGTTGTCATAACGTTCATCTTGATAGTCACAGGTCGATGAATCTATAATTTTTTCAATTTGAGTCCAGCCGGGTTCGCCATCGGACCAAAGGACCTCAGTAATACTTCTACCTTCAAGTGCCGTGATTTTCCGAATAAGCATGTCTGGAACACTTTTGCCTGTACAAACTCCGCCAGCTACAGTGTATTGAATAATGTAACGAATTTTTTCAAGGAACCAGTCGAGATCTGCTTGGTTTTTAGCCATAGTGATTTTCCTAAGCTTTAATGTTGAGAATTTCGCCTTTTGGGCTGAACTCGATTGTAAAATGAGATTCGTCAAAGTGCAGATCGATATAAATTCTATCCCCACAGTCGCTTTCATCTAGATCCACTCTTGTAAGCAGTTTGCTAAAGACGCTGCGAGTCTTGTCGAGATCTGTTTGTTTCTTTGCCATGATAACCCTCCTTGCAAATCTTATAACGGAGAATCAGTCAGTTTCGTGCGTACAAAGAGCCTGCTCTACGCAGGGTGCCAACATAGAAACCTTCGGTGGCGTAGTAAACAGGATTACTGATACCGAAGTTGGCGAGTTGGTGGATGGGAAGCTCGGAAGGAGTGAAGACGATAATCTTTCCAAACTCTTTGATCACTCTCCAGGCGTGAGAAAGAAACTCAGAACGAATAGCAGGATCTGAAGCGCACACAATAAGAAGATCTGCGCTGCCAGAATCAAAACCACTAAGATCGCGAGCCATCCCAGCTCCACGACAAATCTTAGGATTTTGGTCCTCAAAGTCGACTGCATCAGAAAACTCTTTTTCGCGCTTATCTGAGGATAAGGTGCTGGGCACAATGATGGTCGCCTCTAAAGCATACCCTGGAAATAGTCCCGCAAGTTCAGAAAGGTGGCTTCCGCCTACAATAATTGTATGCAGTCTTTTGGGAGGTTCAGTAAAAGGCTCAGCACTCTTTATGAACTTCGGAATTGATGCGGCTTTTGCAATCGCCTCGAACATGACTTAAGTGTAGCACAAAGCTTAAGGTGAGATGATACTTCTGATGAAAAGATCAGTGAACTTAGGCTCGTACCTAATCCAGATGATCTTTTTTGGATTGAAATCCGTATCAATAATTGGCATGCCACCCGTATCTGTGTAGCGAATGTAGCCCAGAGCTCGAAGCTTAGTGAGCCCTCCTGCAACTGTATTTGGGTGAAAACCACATTGCTCGAAACCCCAGATAATGTTACCAAGCATCCCTTCAGCAACAAAGCCCGCTTTCTTAAAACATTTGTTGAGTTCGATAAAGACCATACAGGCCGCACTTCCATCTCCCACGTCAGCAGGGATATGGGTTAAACCATGATAAGGTGTTAGAATGACTTTTAGTGGCTCCTGGGTCGGGTCTTGCAAAATCGATGAAGGGAGGTAAAACTCCTGCATTGCTTTTTTAGGCTTTTGTTCCATAGTGAGTTCCCGATCAAAGAATACTGTACTTGTCGCCCTAAGCCAAGTAGCTTAGAATGGGAAGAACATGTTTATCCATGGATTTCAAAAACTTGCAGTCGCCGTCGTAACGCTTAGCCCTGAAAAGTACTACGAAATCGTTCGTGAGAAGGACCCTTATGTTGGGGCTCTTACAGGTGCGGCAGCAGGAGCTGCAGCTGGCGGTGCTAAGGGCGCTAAGGGTAAGAAAGCAAAGGCTGCCTTAGTTGGAGCGGGCATTGGTGCTGCAACTGGCGCAGCCACTGGCGGACTTGTTAGCAAAGGCTTAAAACACTATCAAGCACGCCGTGTTGAAAGATTGGCTCGTGAGCTAAGGCTGAGGGCAACTCCTGCACGATTTAGTTCCCACGACAAGGATTAGTCTCCATAGCGTGACTTGCAAGCGTTTGATATGATTGGACTGAAAGGGAGACTTCTATCGTGGCTGAGTATCGAGATAAGGAAACATTAAACACTTTTGCCAAAATTGCCGCAGATGAATATCTAGGCAGTAACAAAACTTCTCTTAACACGACGCTTAAGAAAATCGCCTCTCAAGAACACCTCACTCCCTTCCAAATTGAATACGTCGCATCAGAAGCCAACAAGGCTGTTTGGGGGAAACTCTTTTCTATGGATAAACAAGCAAGTTACGATTTCCCTCTGGCTGATTCTAAAGAGGTCCTAAAAGATCTGCAGGTAAGTAATTCACCAGGCGAGGTAAAGACTGCGGATCTAGACTACCTGAGTCCTCCGGTTTCCACCAAGATTGCTTCTTTTGATCCTCTCAAAGCTATGGGCTTTGTTGAGGAGAATATTGAAAAGAGCGCATCAGCTCGCAAGGAAGTTAAGAGACAACTCCAATACCGTCTTGAGAAAGTCTCGCATGCCAAAGAAGAACTAGAGCGTGAGCTTTACGTTGCGAACACGAAGATCGAGGAGCTTGAAACAAGTTTTGTAAAGACAGCTCGAAACATGATTCTGGAATATCCTTTTGAGCAGCGCGGTGAAGCGATGGATAAGATTGCCGAGTTTCTTCGTGCCTCAAGTGAAAAGCCCGACCAAAACCGAATGCTCATCAAAAAGCTCGCACACGTGATGAAGAGGCAGGGGCTTGTTAAAGAGGCCGACCTGAAAGCTCCCGAGCAGTACATCAGTGATAAACTTCCTTGCCGTGTTGTAAACGGACGACATCAACTCTCCGTTCTCGTGAAAACCATCATGGATCAATACGACTGGAGAGATACGCTTTTCCATCGCTATGAAATCGTAGATAGCAGTCTGCCTACGATTAAGGAGAAGATCCGTGAGCTTTAGAGATGGCTTCGATAAAACAGCAGGCATTGTCAGTGTAATTGGCAAAGGTGCCAAAATGCTTGGCAAGGGACTTACTCGCGCTGCAAGTGGCAACATCTCTAAGCCTCTGGGTCTAATGGATTATGCTGCTGCAGGTCTAACGGCTGCGGGTGCTGCAGGACAAGCAAAAGATATGTCTCAGCAGATGAGACAGGCTGCCATGAGGTAAAGGATGAAGAAGCTTGATTTCTCCTTCGATTCCTTGCAAAAGAACCAAGGATTTACGAAGGGATTCATGGACAAGCTTTCTGAGGATCTGAGACATCTAGAGAAGGTGTCGGCAGCTCCTGGCACTTTATCTCAAACCTTAAAGTTCATGCTTCCTCATCTCGGTATGGCTCTAGGTGCTGCGGCTCTAACTGGCACTTATGGTTATTTTGCAGCCAAGAAGAAATATGAAGAGCACGCGGATAAACTCAAAAATAGTTTTGATGCCCTTTTGCTCACCAATAAGGACTTCAATAAAAATCCGAGTCAGTTTGTTCAAAGATTTTCCGAGCTCTCGCTAATATCTCCGACGGTAGCTGCTAACCCAACGCTTGCTCAAAAGATCATCACACCTCGACTCGACAAAGGTTTTGATCTAGATGATGTGCACCGCCTGTCGTCGATTGAATATCACTCAACTGTCACACCTAAACCCATGGAACCAGCGTCTTCTGCTCACGCACATGCTGCGGCTACACTAGGACGCGCTGCTGAGATCATGTATCCGATTCTCATCACGCAGCGGCTGGTTGCTCCGGTTGCAAAAGAAGTTCACCAAACCAAAGAGAAAGTACAAACGTTACCCACGGTAGCGGACATTCCGGCACCCAAGGTAATTGTTAACAAAGACGCTCTCGAAGCCATTAGGAAGAAACTTGGAGGATCTGTGCTAGGACATAAAAAAGAAGGATCGGATGATCAGCAATGGGTCAGCGATGAGTGTCTAGGCAAGATGCTAGCAGATCGCTATTGTATGTTTAAGACGGCAGGTATCGTGCCAAAGGCCGTATCAAACGTTCTCAAATCAAGTGGCAACGCCATGCACGACTACGTGAAGATCATGGCTCTTCCTTTAGCTATCGGTGGCGGTATCAAACTGGTCAGTGACATTATGAAGAGGAAGGCTGATGCACAGACAGAACGCCAGGCAGACCAGGTCTTTTCGGGACTAAAACGCACGAACTCTTACGTTCAAGAAAACCCAGAACTTGCTGCTCAGGCATTTGATACGCTCCGCTCATTTGCTCCGGCTTTAGCTGCAAAACCATTGGTTGCAAAAACTTTCGTTGAGCACGTAATCACATCCGATGGACGCATTCCTCCGGATACTGCAAATATGCTCGCTTCGACGCAACAGCTTGTGAATCGCCTCAATGAAGCTACTGGTGGCGGGTTTGTTGAAGGGCTCAAGAGTCCGATGTCTCTTTTCAAGCACACCATCTCTTCTAAGAAGGGCGAAAAAGAGTAATTGTGGACAAGCGATTGATTCTTCCTCAGAACATCGGGGATAGAAGGGACGTCTACTTCGTCAAAGAAGATAGGCAGTTTCTGCGCAAGCACGCATCAAGCTACCACCCGAAGATTGCTGAATATATCGAGAAGGCAAAGCCCATCCCGAACCTGATTCAGGTTCTGCTCACAGCCCTTGGCGCTTACGAGTTCTGGGGACAGAATGTAAACGGGGATCGCTTTAGGGTTCCTGCTCTCACTCACGAAGGCAGCGATTACGGCTACCAAACGTTTACTTCTAACGCTAACTATTTCACCCATCACGTGAATAAAGATCCAGCACTCGCTAAAGGGCAAGTGCTTCATGCTGTGTGGAACGAGGCTGGTAAGCGCGTTGAGCTTATCGTGGGAATTAATCCATCTCTTGATCCAGAAGGTGCCGCAATGGTGGATCGTGGAGATGATGTTACGTTCTCCATGGGAGCCAAAGTCCCCTTTGACGTTTGTTCAATCTGCCATCACAGAGCGAAAACTCGCGCCGAATACTGCGACTGCCTTCGCTATATGATGAATCAGATTGATCCGATGTCCAACCAGCTGGTTGGAGCAGACAACCTCTTTCCTAAATTTTTCGATATTAGCCGCGTTTTGATTCCAGCCGATAAAACAGCCCATATGTGGACGAAGGTGGCTTCTGCTCTCAATCCGTACAGAGCGCTTGGAAGTGCTCAACTTGCTGAACTTCCTGCGGGCACGCTCAATAACCCGGAATATCTTCTCAAGAAAGTAGCCGAGCAGCAGGAATTCGCTCGTGAGAAGCTAGGCACACAGAAGATCTCCGCAGTGAGTAAAAACGCCACGATCACAAAGCGGGTCGAGTTCACGGCTTCTCCCAAGCTCGTCTCGCGGCTTCAGGAATCTGTCCCAACATCAAAAGCGCTACTTCAAGAAACATCCCCATCTCTTTCAGAAAAATCTTTTGAGGAGATGGCTAAGAATCATGTATCGCTTCAACAGCTTCTTTCGACAATGGCTGTTTTGGGGATGGAGCCCACACTAGAGGAGTCTGGCCATATCTTAAAGGCATTCGGTGCTGTGCCCGAACACCTCTCCTTGGGTCCTACACATTTTCATGAAGGCGTTTCCCGTAGGCTTCTTCCTTTGGTTTCCGAGCGCTCTTTTGCTCGTCCGGTACTTACAAGAAGGATCGTTGGATTAGCAAATAAACTGGATGCCGGAGATGCGGAGACAGTTAAAAAAGCTGAGGCAATCCAAGACATTATGTTAAGAAAACCTCAAGACAAAGGAATGCACCCCGGCTATCTTGCGGGTCTAGCTGCAGCACTTTATGCACTCTTTGGTCCTCACGCTACTGGGTTGGCACAGGGGATTGGTAAGGCAATGGCGGATTACCCGTACATCCTTCTTCCACTAGGAATGGGGGCTTTGGCTGGGTATAAAGTTCTTTCAACTCCGACGCAGACTGGTTTTTATAATGTTGACGATTCTTTAGCCGGTCTCTACAATAAGAGCTACCAGAGTCGTTTTGCGGAAATGCAAGCGCGACCTGTTACGGTTATCAAAACCGGGGCTGCAAAAGCCGACCCAGAGTTGGCGAAAAAAATCTTCTATGGAGTTCCTGCGATCTATCTTGGATCGAAGGTTCTAAAAGCACGTGAAGAAAGTCATCCTGAAAAGCAGCCCGGTACAATTTCACATCTCATTGCTTCAAACCCAGAACTTCTCTCAGTTGGACTCATTGGTGAGCACCTTGCCGGACGACCAGTTAGTCAAAGGGTTGGGAAGGCAATCGAGTCCGGAAAACGAATTATCAAATCAGCATCAATCCGAGATCTAGAATTTTTAGAGGCTGTTCCTGAATCAGAAAGAGAACTGATTTGGGATGTCGCCATCCTTGATGCTGCAGATCGCATTAACAAGAAAGTGTTAGGAGGATGAGCAATGGCTACACTACAGGAATTAATGGCTGAGGTTCTTGGAGAGACCAATCAGGGTCAGGAAAAGACAGCTTCGGCATCCAAGGTTTCTTCGACAGCTGAAGTCGATCAAATGTTGGAAAATTTGGGACTCCAAGGTGCAGAATCTGTCAAAACAGCGTCTGCTGCTGCGGAAAAGAAAAATGGAGGAAACATGAGCCTTTCTGATATCTACGAACAAATCATGGGCGGAATCGCTCCGGAAGCTGGTCAGGAAAAGACTGCCGCTGCTGGCGACGGTGCTACTCAGACTACTGAAGGTGATGAGCAATCGACCGCATTCGGCGAACTTGTCGCTGAATACTTTGCTGAGATCGCTGAGCCTTACTACGAAAAAGTTGCTTCTGATCTTGAAACGGAAGCTGGCAAAGGCGAAACCCCGCTTCAACACGTTCAGACTGGTGGCTCAATGACCACTGCTCTTGGCAAGCCTGCTGAGCCTCGCCTTGAACAGAACCACAGCGCTTCTAGCGGTGCTGCTATCCATGCTGCTGTTCAAAACAGCACTCCTTACGCTCTTCGTGAAGCTGCTCTGAAGAAGACGATTCTGAAGCGTATGGCTGCGGCTCCGGTTGGCAACATCGTTGACTAATTCAAAGAGTGAATGAAGGAGATTCCTAATGGAAAAGAACATTTTTGACGAAATTGAAAAAATGACGGACGCTGAGAAGCAAGCGCTTCTCAACACCCAATTCCCGGAAGAGCTTGAGAAAGAAGCTGCTGCTGAACTCGATACTTCTCTTCTTGCTGACGCTCTTTACAGCTACGGCTGGCTTCAAGCTCAACGCGCTCTTGCAGACGTTGATGGTCTCGACAAAGTCGCTGCCGATGACCTCAAGGCTCATGAGCAAGCTGAAGAAGAGGTTGCTGAACAGATTGAGGCTTGCCTTCAGTCCCTCGGCACTCACGTAAATGAAGACGATGCTGAACTTCATAAAGAAGCTCAGGTCTGCGCTGCTTTGATCTTTGACGGCTTCAGTGACTGCATTGAACAGGGCTGCATGGATAAGGAAGCTGCTTCGGCTATGGCTGCTAAAGCTGGCAAGATGGCTATGAAAGGTCTTCACAAAATGAAGGCTGCTGGCAAGAAAGTCGGCAAGAAAGCCCTTGGACTGGCCAAAAAGCATGGTGGTAAGGCTGCACTTTTTGGTGGCGGTGCTGCTGCTGCAAAACTCCATTCCGCTATGAGCAAAGAGTCTGGCGCTCTTACTCCGGAACAACTTGTTGAGATTGCTTCTGATGTCGCTCTTGAAAAGCAAGCTACCATTACTGTCATTGAAGATGGCATCAATAAGCTTGCTGCTAAGGGGGCTCACAAAGGTAAGAAGCTCAAGGACATGATGAAGAGTTCTAAGTCGAGCGCTTCGTCTGCTTCGTCTAAGTCGAGCAAGTCGAGCTAAGGAGTAATCAACTGTGCGTGTGAAGCCTCTACAAGAATTGCTGGATCAGGCAGATGCTCTCTGCAAAGGTACAGCCTTGTCTAAAGTAGCTTCCGCTCAAGAGTCTGAGGTTTCAGCTCTAGCGAATTTACTCGTTGGAGCTGAAACCGATGTCAAAGTTGATTACGATCCAGAAGCTTTTAAGCAGACTGAGATCGATAAGATTGCGGAGAGTTTAAACCGCGTTCAGACTGCATCTGAAATCGACGTGGTGCTGAAGTTGGCTGATTTTGAGAAGAAAGCCCAGGCAGAGGGATACACTCAAGAGCAGATCAATGAAGCCTTCTCGAAGATTGCTGCAGAGAAGATCGCTAAAAACATTCCGCTTTTGGCTGCAATGGGATTCGTTGGTTTCACGGGTGAGGATAAAAACTCTCCCACCAAGAAACCCGATAAGAAGAAGTCGCAGCGTCAGCTTCTCGGTCGTCTGGATCTTACAAAGAGCATGGGGTATTAAGCATGGAAACAAAAGTGATCAGCCCCGCACAAATTAAGCTAGCTGGTGAGATGCTCAAGAAAGAGCACTCTGAGAGACTCAGACTTGAGAAAGTCGCTGCGGATTTCGAAAAGAAAGCCAAGGCAGAGAAGCTGGCATTTAGGGAAGTTGAACTAGGTATTACCGAACCCTATAAGAATTTCGATGAGTTCCAAAAGAAGGTTGCTTCTCTTTTGGATGACGACCTCGAAGTTTTGGAAAAGGCTCTTGATCGGGGCTATGGGTCTTCCCGACGTGTGGGCGAGCTCGCAGATGCGGGTGGAAAAGTAAACAATCCCTTCGAACACTTTGTTCGTACGGGTGAACTTGTAACTGAGTAAGGAGAGAAATCATGGCACTACCAGAAATTGTTGCACCGATTAGTGTAGATCTAAGACAGTCGGACAACCGAATTGATATTATCAAGGGCATCGAGCACCTTAAGGTGAAGGACGAGGTTATGTCTACCGCAGTTTCGAGCGGTGGAACGACTGCTGGCGACTGGCTCGTTAAGCAGGCTGGCGGACTCGCTTATCCTACTAGCACTGCTGTTCCTAACACGTTCCCTGTGTGGGTTGGCAATGACCAGTATGATGCTCAAGCAACCGGCAATGCCACCATTCTTCTTGGCGGCGGTTTCGTTTACCGCACCATTAAGTACGTCACCGGATCTTACGTTGAAGGCCAAAACCTCACCGTTAAGAATCTTGGATCGGGTGAAAAAGTTCCGTCGGCGGCTGGCGGATCTGATCCGATTCTGGCTCGTGTTTATACGGCTCCTGACTCCACTGGGGTCATGGAAATTTTGGTACTCGACCGCTAATTGCGGCTGAGTATGTGAGTTAGCTAACCCAAGGAGGAGGAAGCTACATGTCATTTAGTGAAGAGGCAGTCACATTTAATAACCTGTTTGTCGAGAGAATGGACACTCAAGATGGACAGGTTAAGACGGCTCAGGCAGGTCAAGCTTATGTCCGGTCGTTCTTGCGTGAACACTCGTTCAGCCGCAAGATTCTACCGCCAGAAAGCGTTACCCGCGCTGATCTAACCCGTTCTACGCGCCACGATACTCTCATCAAGATCGTGGACTTTGAACATCCTTCCACTGCTGCTGCGGTTAACTTCCGCTCGGCTGGTCGTGAGCGTTACTTGCAGGGAACTCGCTATGCGGTTCCGTTCTTTAAGGTTGAGAGCGATCTCTTCGTTAAGAACGAAGCTGAATTGCTAGCCTACGAGTATCCAATCACGAAGGTGATCGAAGAGAACTCAATCAAGGACATCATGTTTGTCGAGGACTCGACCTTTATTTCGGCTTCTGCTGGCGCTGTCAGCACGTCGGGTAAGTTCATTGCCTCTTCGGATACGTCGGTCTCTCGCACGAACTTGAACAAGCTGTTCAAGATGCTCGACAATGATAAGCTCCAGTCGATGGTTGTTCTGATGACCAACGTCGACTTCGACGACTGGCACGTTCAGCCTGCGACTGACGTCGGTTCTCCGTTGGCTACTGAGCTCACGATTAACGGCTACAAGTATGAGACAATCATGCGTCGCCGTGTGATCGTTACCAATAAAGTGGATTTGCTCGCTCCGGGCTCCATTTATTGCTACACCGATCCTCAGTTCCTCGGAAACTTCTTCATCCTGAACGACGTCAAGTTCTGGATTAAGAAGGAAGCCGATAAGGTCTTCTGGAAGACCTGGGAATATGTTGGCGTGGGCATCGCTAACCTTCGCTCGATCGCTCAGATTACTCTGAACGTTCCTGCAATCCCTGGCCCAGGCTACTCTGGAACCTTTGGTCCGAACTTGTTCGCACCTGGTTATCCGGTCGCCTAAGGATAGGCTGTTTAGCATTGAGAACCCCTGGGATCTTCGGGTCCTGGGGGTTTTCTTTTGTTGTTCACGTTAATTTATTGTGGTAACTTTTTCCTAGAAGGAGACACAAATGTCGCAAAAGATTCGGATTTATAACATCACCTCTTTTCTAAAATTCCCCGGTTTCGGTATCGATTTCGATGGGCACTACCTGGCACCCAATCCCGATAGACCCTTGATTGTCGAAGTCGCTGTTGTCCCACAGATCCTCGAAGATTGGCAGGCTAGACGCTGGATTAAGATTCAGGCAGCTGATGACAAAACCCCTGTCACCAAAGAAAGCGAAGCTGCTGTCACACCGGGTACCCAGGTAAACGAAGTTGCCAGTGTACAGGTTGACGCACTTAATGATGAGTTGGATGAAGATATCTTTAACTTCGATACAGCTAAAGAAGCCTCGCTTACAGCTGACTCCACTCCAGGTCCTGCTCCCATGCAAAGCATTCGTCAAATGCAGACCGAAGAAGAGCTTGTCAGGTCTCGTGTTAAGGTGAGCCTAGGCACTTCGGACAAGCCTGGAATGGCAGATTCCGTATCTCCTATCCCGGGAGATCGTCCACGATCTGTCGATAATTCCGAGGCTTTTACCGTGCGCGCCCCTCGCCACACTGGCCCCGGAGCCGTGGTCAAGAGTTCTTAAAGCGTGTAAGATGGGGGTATGCAGTTAACCACCATCGACAAGCACAGGCTCGACAAAGCACGTGAATATCTCAGGTTATTCCTTATGGACACGGAGGAGCTTAATAGGCTCCTCCGTCGTAAGGAAATCGATGACAAAAGACTCGACCTAGCGATCCAGCTCACAATCAGCGATTGGAATACAACCACCCCGCTGATTGCTAACGTAACAATCGGAAATTTTCCAAGCTTTTATCTTCTCATCCATGGTGCAGCTATCCAGTGTTTGAAGATGGCTGGGCTCTACCAGAGTCGCAACGAACTTACTTACAATTCAGGTGGTAGCTCTTTTATTCGCGCTAACAAAACTGCCTACTATCAGTCTTGGATTCAGAACTTCGCTACTGAATATGAAACCAAGAAACTCAACATGAAGATTCAGCAAAACGTTCAAGGTGGTTACGGGGCTGGTTTTCACAGCGAGTACTCACTCATTGGATATGACTGGTGATCCATGTTTTGCGATGGCTTTAAGAAAGTTGCATTTCAGGCTCCCAAGGCAGCTTCTAAAAGCCGCTATAACGTGCCTAAACGCCTCTCTAAGCCGCTTGCTGTGCAGGTGACGGGCAAAGCCCTAAGCAAGAATCCTTTTGCGGCGGGGGCAGATGGACAAGCGGTTGGAGCCATGTACGGTGGCAATACGCATGCGGGGTGGTAAATGGGCTTTACCAAAGGCTTTGAAAAGATAGCTGGTAAAAAAGAGAAGGAAAAAGAGAAACCGAAAGTCGAAGTTAAAAAGACTAGTCCTATCCGCCTACCTTCCAAGTACTATACCGGCATTATGGTCGATACGAACGACCCTCAGGACGGATAATGAGCTTTACTTCCGGATTTTCCAAGCATGCTGAATCTCTTGCCCCGAAGACCCATTACGGGACAAGGAGTATTCATAAGCTTGATCCGGAACATCCTGGTGAGGCTTGGTCTGCGAAAATTGACGGAGCCCATACCATCATCAAGTTTAAAGCAGGCAAGCTTCCTGATCTCTTCTCTCACCGTCAATCTAAACGAACTGGCGGGAAGATTGATTACACCGCTAAGCTTCCCAATATCAAACGAAAGGTCAACTTCGATGGGCAATTCAGGGGAGAAACGTATGCTGTCGACCCTTCTGGCAAAGCAGTTGAGCCTGAAGTCGTTACTTCTATCCTTAATCGTGGTGTTGATAACTCTCTACGCTTTCAAAAAGAGCACAGGTTAAAAACAAGAGTTGCTCTGATTAACGTCGACAAGTATCTGGGGAAAAGCTTACACAACGCTACCTTCGAAGAAAAAAGAAACGTCATGGAGCAAGTGGCTAAAATGAACCCAGATTTCACTTTACCTGCTTTGGCAACAACACCCAAGGCAAAGCTTAAGCTTAAAGAGCATGTTCTCTCTGGTGAACACCCACAATCCAGAGAGGGACTGATCGTACACAGACTGGGTGAGGCTGGCTCGCCTTTTGCGAAAGCAAAGATCTTCAAAGAACATGACGTTTATGTAAGAGACATCTTCAAAGAAGAGAGCACAACAGGACGTAAACCCATGGCTGGTGGCTTTTATTATTCCTGGACACCTGATGGAGAAATTAAAGGTCGTGTCGGCAGCGGGTTTGACCATGCTGAAAAAGAAGACATGCTCAAAAATCCAAACCGCTATATTGGTCTTGTGGCTCGCGTTCAGGCCACCAACGTTTCTAAGAATAAAGTTCTCTTGAAGCCCTCTTTCAAACACTGGCACGTTGAGAAGAATATTGGACTAGAGAAGGCAGCCACCATCTTCGCCAAGCAATCGATCATCATCGACAAGACCCATGAACCCGATCGAGATAAGGCCAAGGAAGTTGCTCGTGGTTTTGCTGACAAGATTTACACCTCTCGTGGCACTAAAACTCAGTGGCGTTTTAGGCAAAGACCCCCGGGATTGTTCATCCCCGGAAGCTTTAGACATGCTAAAATTAAACCAGGCGTTTCAATCATCTATGGACAAATTGATGAGAAAAGGAAACGTAAGACTTCGTAATTTCTGGTTTAATTTGTGTTGCGCTTAGTCTAATTTCTTACTGTTAAAATAAGACATCCACCACAGCTTGGAGGTCTTATGGCGACAAAACGAAAGCCGATCCTTAGAGAGTACATGCGGGACAGCTTCGAGGAGTTCGCTGAGATCCTCTGTGAAGAGATCTACCGTAAGAACCCTAAGCAGCATAAAATGGTGAAAGAGATCAAAGACGCAATGAAGCGCGTCATAGAAGAAGAGTTTGGAGAAGACCCCGGTGGGATCATTGATTGATGACGTAAATGATTTAGAATTTCCCATCGATAAGAAGACGTTTCCGCTTAACTTCAAACTCATCGATGTTATCCCTCTTTCGAGAGATCCTGGTAAGGTTCTGATCCGTTGGGAGATTGAGCAGACTAATCTTAATCTAGCTGACTTTGAATTCTACATCGACCGTGGGGATACGCCTGACCAGATTCCAGCGTTCCAACACGTTACGATCGATGGAAAAATTTGGCGCGATCATCCGTCAATAACAACACACTCTGTGAACATGTCTCAGATCGGCGGACCTATTAGTGCGCTCGATTTCTACGAGTTCACGGATTATGCGCTTCACATCAAGAATCTATATAAGACTTACTACTATCGTGTTCGCATCAGAAGGATCTCTACCCAAGAAGAACTTGGAAGTGCTCCGATTACTTGGAAGGGTGACCTGGACTTAGAAGCACTTTACGTAATCGATGAACATAACTTCATGTTAGATGACACCACAGGAGTTCCTGCGCTCATCTACAAGAGGAGAAGGAGCGGGGTTCTTTGTACTCAGTGTTTTGATGTGATTCAAAAAAAGAGGCTCGCTTCTCGCTGTCTGTACTGTTTTGGAACCAACTGGGAAGGTGGCTTTTATCAGCCCATTGACGCCTTTGTAGACATGAGCCCTCACCCGAAACAGGAACTCATCAGAGAATGGGGTGAAACTCAGCCCACTGAGACAGATATTCTTTTTACCAATTATCCGCTTCTTAGCCCAGGCGATATCGTTCGAGAGATTATGCAGAATAGGATGTGGCGGGTAACCCGAATCAGACCCACAGAAAAACTTCGCGTTCCGATGCTTCAATTTCTTCGCCTGATTGAAATCAACCCAGGTGATATTGAGTATAAGATTCCGATCGATCAGCACTTCATTGAGACAAAGATCCGCCAGTTTGAAGAATACAAAAAACGTAGGGAATTTTAATGTTCGTAAACGGCTTCACCAAAACAGCCCAAGTCAAAGTCATCAAAACACTTGGCAAAGGTGGAGAGGGAATCGCTCATCTTGTGAGACATCCAAAACACGGGTTAGTTGTGAGAAAGACTTACAACATCACGGGAAAGCTTTTTTCGAAGCCTTTGTTTGAAAAGAAGCTTGAGATCTTGCGTAAAGTAAAAAGCCCGCTTTTAGCTAAGTTCTACGGTCAGGAAGGTAATAAGCCCATTACCTACCATGAATACGTCCGCTTCAATAAAAAGCGTGCTTATCCCACTGTTGCTCGCGAAAAAGCAGTTAGACTCCTTAACAGGCAGGTAAGAGAAGCAACTGGCGTGGGAATCAAAGACCTGGCTAGCGACAACTTTGTTAAAGACAAACAGGGCAACTACAAGGCAATCGATTTCCTGATCGATGGTCCTTTGAGTCGCACTTCTCGCAGAGGCCAGCTAAGACATGTCGGAAAAGGCATCTACGAGAAAGCAATGAAGGCTGGTCTTGGTAAGAAGCAAGCGGTTAACCTAAAGCGTTCTGCCATCATGAAGATGAGGGGTCTTTTTGATCAAAGCGCGATCAAACATAAATCGCGCCGTGAGATTATGAGGAATGCACTCCTACCTAGGCATGAGCGTGATAAACTCGTTGAGAGGGCAACAAGACCCGGGGTAAATCATGTTTAGAGTCGGCTTCGAAAAAAGAGCGATGATTGGCCAAGGACCGGGCCAACGCCAAGTCAACCCAATTACTGCCCAGGATGCCTTAGGTGCTTCGAAAGCCGCGCCCTTTTCTAAGCCCATTTCCCGATTCGCTAGCGGGCATCACCCGCGTTTAGGGCTAAAAGCGATGTCAAAGGTGCGTCGTGGCGCTTAGCGTAACATTATCACCACTTGTGAGTCTTTTTGATGAGAAGAACCCAGTTCAGAAGGAACTGCTCAAAGAGCACGTCGTGGATAACTTCAAACAGACTAACCTCATCGGGGTACCTGACGCATTGGTTAGGATTAACTTTAACCCAGAAGAGGGGGATGATATACTCATCCACAGGATAGACCCGGAAAACGCTCTCGGCTATTCCGTCCACGCGAGCGAAGAGGACTATTTCAATCATCTATCGCAAAGCCTTTACGAACCAACCGAAGAAGATATTTTGGGAGGTTTGAATGACTACTGAGCGGGACAGTCGTTTTCCAAACAGGCGTTATCCTAATACGCTGCTTTTCTTGGAGAACTCCTTCTTGGCGTTCTTCCAGGCTGTGTTTAGTACCTTTCCCCCAGGGGAAGATCCCAAGCTTTTTCATTACGATGATAATCCGGAAACCACCGAGATCTTCATCGAAGGGCAAAACACAGACAACCTAACGACCGTAGATGTAAGGCCCAAGATTGTCGTATCTCGTGGGCCTGTAGGTTGGAACAAGACGCATATTGGAAACTTCGTTGGATCAAAGAACCTTTCCAGAGAAAGACAGCGCTACGCCAGCATTTATAGCGCTACGGTGGGCGTGAGCTGCTTTTCTAGGGAAGATCTTGAGGCTGATCATCTAGCACAGCTCTGCTTTGATATGGTCGAAGCCTTCCAGTTCCAACTCCATAAGATCGGTTACCTCTCAGTCAATTCCGTACAGATTGGCCAGAGGGGGCTGATTAAGCAAGACGCAAGGCCCGATCTAAGCGTCACTCCAGTTCTTCTGAAGGTGCAAGTCACCAAGGAATGGATGACAAAGATTGTTGACCCTGTGCAACTGAGAGAAATTTTTGTACAATTTATTATCAAACCGTAAGGTGGTCTTGGAGGTATAAATGGCGTATCGTCAGCCCGGAGTAACAGTTACGCAGGAATTTGTGAGTGCTCTTCCAGCACTTGCGGTATTCTCGCTCCCTAACGTCATTGTCGGTCCAGTGTTTTATGTTGCATCTCAAGCTTCAGCAGGTCCTGGAACCTACACGGGCGCGCCAGCAACACTCAGCTATCCCGGGCAGCCTCTTGGAAGCTACGTTGACACTAGGGCATATGATCCAACCGATCTAATTTCATATCCAGTTCAGATTAATTTCAAAAACACGATCGTTCAGCTCTTCATGTCGACCACTGGTTCGGTCATTAGCCCAAACTTCAATACGTTTGTGGACCTCACTGGCTCACCGTTCACGGGTGTTGTTGCGGGTGACATGATTGTAATCACATCGGGAGCTGATGCTGGAACGTACACAATCCGAAGCGTAACTGATGCCAATCACGTACAAACGAACGAAACATTCCCAAGTGCACTGACCGGGATTAGTTACTATGTTCAGAGAAACATCGGTCTTTTGAATATCCCAACTAGCACAGTTGGCGTGGTTATTACTCAAGCAAGCGTTACTCTTCCAACAGGACTTACCACAACGGTTGCTCCGTTTGGCTCGGTCATGATCCTTCTTGCCGAGGTTCTGATCACTTATCGCGCTCAGATGATTAATCGCTCAAACGATATCTACGAGTACGCGAACGTCACGGCGCTTGAGGCTGACTTCGGTGCAGCTCAGATTCTTCCACAAAACCCGGCAGTCTTTGGAGCCTTCCTTGCGCTCAACAACGCAGTCACTCCAACAAATATTCTGGGACTAGACGCCAACTACCTCTCAAACGAGCTTCTCTCTTACGATGACGCATTCGTGATTTTGTCCATGAACGACATCTATGCGATTAGCGTAATGACTCAGAATACGGCGGTACACACAGCACTCAAGACGCACGTTGACGGCTACTCTCAACCGAACGAGAAGCTTGAGCGCGTGGGTATCATCAACCGCCAACTTGTTACAACTGCGATGGTCGATGGTCCTTTCACTAATGGCTCGACGGATGCAACAGGGTTTTTACTGACCTCAACTGGGGCTACGTTTATCACCGATGGTGTTGTTCCGGGTGATTTCGTTCAGGTGACGTCTCCTACGTTGTATGCTGGTAGCTACGAAGTCGGTGCTGTATTGTCACAGACTGTGCTTCAGCTTGTGACTGAGATTGCTCCCACGCTCTCCTCGCTGCACTTCTACACCTATCAGGAGCTTCAGAACAGCGAGCAGGCTGCTACGATTGCTGCTTATGCAACGAGCTTTGGTGACAGCCGCATGGTCCTTACTTGGCCGGATATTGTCAGTATCCCTGTTGGAAACACGATCCAACAACTTCCTGGCTACTTTCTGAACTGCGCAGTCGGAGCCTTGACGACAGGTCTTCCAACACAGCAAGGTCTTACGAACCTCTCGGTTGCCGTGTACTCTGGTGTTGTTCACAGCACAAAGTACTTCAGTAACGATGACCTCAACACGATTGCCGATGGCGGCGTGATGATCTTCGTTCAAGATATCTTGAACCAGACTCCTCTGTATATCCGCCATCAGTTGACGACCAACAGAACCTCGGTTCTCTTTCAGGAATACTCTGTTACAAAGAACGTCGACTTCATTGCGAAGTTTATTCGTAACAACCACAAGCAGTTCATTGGTCAGTACAACATTGTCGAGCAAACCTTTGATGACCTTAAGACCAATGCAAAAGGCATCATTAACTACTTGGTTGAAGGAACGAAGCTTCCTAGAATCGGTGGAGTTCTTGTAAGTGGTCAACTTACGAGTATCGAACAGAACCCAGATGAGCTGGATGGAATCCTTGAAACATGGACGATCACCGTTCCAGTACCGCTCAACTATCTGGACATCACCCTCGTTATTTCTTAAGGAGAATCTAAATGGCTTTCGGTAAGGGATTTAAAAAGTCGACGGGATCTAAAGGGGTTGCTCTTAATCTAGCCACTTTGGGAATACCGAAGAAGGCAAGCGCGATGGGTGGTTTTCAGAAAGCAGCTAAAGTGCTTACAACGAAGGAAAGAAAAGAGCTTCCGAGTAGCGAACTCGCTAACCCCAAGAAAGAGGGAGAAGAGTCTGGCTCTTACCCGATCCCGGATAAGGCTCATGCTAGGAACGCCCTGGCTCGCGTTTCTCAGTTCGGAAGCCCTGCGATGAAGAAAAAAGTTCGAGCTAAAGTACACAAAGAGTTTCCGGAAATCGGAAAGTCGTCTGACAAGAGCTCGTAAGTAATTAGGAGGATCGCTCAATGGCGGTAACAGATTTTTCAAACTGGGACTTCAGCAATCTGCACGTCCAACAAGAATTGACTCACGGTCAGTTCGTATCCGCTGAAACGAGCTTGGTCGCATCCGGCCTTCCTCAAGTAGGTGGGTCAAGTGCTTACAGTGAAGTTCCTGTGGCAAGTGTGGGTACGGTCTATCCGATCGGACTGATTGAGAACGCAGGCATTAGCCAAAGTAAGCAGATCCAAAAGATCTTCGAAGTTGGCTCTAGCCGTTCTTACTTCATCCCTGGTCGCGTGATTGGTTCTGTGAGCCTTGGACGTATCTTCTATTATGGCCCATCACTCCTGCGCGTTTTGTATGCTTATTACTACAACACCGCAAACGGAATCAATATCGGTACTGCAGATCAGGCGGCTACGATTACCCTAGAGGATGGCAGCCAAGCGGTTAGTCCTCTTGCCCGTCTTTTGAACGCGGGCGGAACTAGCTTTCACCAGGTTCGTATGGACCCAGGTGAAGACTACTTCTTCATTAACCTTGCCTCCGATCTCTTCAACCAAGCAACGGGTCTTGCATTCTACTTCAAGGATGCAAACTTCAACTCGGTTGGCGCTTTCTATCTTGAGTGGGTTTACATGCAAGGTCACCAGTTCTCGATTTCTTCTGGGTCCGTTCTTGTCATGGAAGGTGCTTCTGCTCAGTACGATCGTATCGTTCCGATTAAGCTTCTGAACGCTTAAGGAGATTCACGTGGCTTTTAAAAGTGGATTTGAAAAAGTCGCGGACTTCTTTAGTCAGACAGCCCAGCTTGCAGCGAAGGCTGCGAAGCCTGCAGCATCAAAGCCAGGTGCAGCTATGAAATCCTTCAAAGCCCTGGCTGGATCTTCTCCAGACGTGAAGCGTGGTCCTGCTCTGAAGACTCCTGCTTCTAGCCACGATACGTTCATGAAGCAAACTAAAAGCCTGGCTTCAAAAGCGCCTGCCGCTAAACCTGCGGCAGCAGCTCCAGCGGCGGCAGCATCACATGCAGCCCCAGTGGTTGAAAAGCCCGCCCCAGGTAAACTTGGTCTAAGGCACGTTGTTGGGGCTGGGGTAGGCGGGGCTCTTGCCGGTCGTATGCTTAGCGGAAACAACCAGCAGCAGAGGTAATTCATGGCATTCGCAAAGGGGATTCAAAAATTAGCCGAGAAAAAACCCAGTGTTGAAACAATGAAACACAAGGGTGGACCCATCAAGACAGAAGGCAAAAAGCACCCGAAAGAAACAGGGCTCATGGAAGATGAGGGTGTGACCAAGCCCCGTGAAGTGAAGTCTCTTGCGGATCGTCTTAGAGCAAAAGATTCCAGCATGGATGACGAAAAGGCTTACCGCATTGCCTGGGATATTTACGAAAAGCACACTTCTGAGGGTAAGAAATACAAACCCATCCACGGGAAGCACCATAAGCCGTCAGACATTGAAGGCGAAAGGAAAAAGAAAAGTCCTTTTCATCCTCATGTTAAAGTAGGGTTTATCCATGGGCTTCAGCGCAGGCTTTCAAAAGATAGCTAACGAACATCACCACGCAGGAATGCTATCGCTCATGGTGCATCCTGGAGCGTCTGCAGTCTATTCCCACATGAAGGCTCCCAAGCACAAACAAAAGGAGCCAGAGAAGAATTACCTTAAGCACAGGCTTCATACGATGAAGGGTTGGGCTATTGGAGGCGCTGCGGGCGGCACTGCCGGAGCGGGGCTCGGACATGCCGCTGAAAGAGCCTACGCTCATGCCAGAGGAAAGCCAAAAATTAAGCTTAGGATTCGGCTTCCAAAAACTCTGGCTAAGTCTATGGGTGAAAAGTCTGTACCGTTCTTTCTTGTTCCTGCCGCTATGGGCTCAATCGTCGGCAGCAACATAGGTCAGTACTACGGCTCAAGAAAAGGACACGAAGAAGTTACGGGGAGGAAAGCGAGATGAGTTTTTCTCTGGGCTTCCTAAAAAAAGCCGACTCAGAAGAAGAGCATCCCGCAAGAAAAGCCTTTGGCATCGGCACTGGTTTGGGCGCTGCTGCCAATATCGCACACAATACTTACCTTGATCGAAAAGAAAAAAGAGTTCCACACGCTAGAACTGTCCACAAGTTTAGACGGAATCTAAAGCCTGGTGACATCATTCTGAGTGGTTCTACAGCAAGACACGCTGACGGGATCGCAGGAGAGGATCTCCCAAAGGTAGTTCAAAAACTACTCACTCGGTATAAGATCCCGTTAGATAAGACTCTCATCAATAACAGCACACTTCTTACCTCTGTAGGTGCTGGAGGCAAGTATCATGCTTCAGTTTATCTCGGTAAGAACAGGGTTGGCGAAATGTCCACAGACATGGGAGCGACTACAAGCTCTCTGAAAGAGCTTCTTGAGGGACAGAACGCAACTGCTTATCGCTTTACGGGCGCTGGGAAACGAGAGACCGGAAGCGCTGTGAGCTTTGCTAAACGCATGGCTAAAAAACATCACCCTTACAAGAGCGAACTCGGATCTGCGGCCATTGCCCTTGGAAACATAGCAACTCCTTTTGGATCTAAAGTATGCAGGAAAACTAAGAGCGGCATGGTTTGCAGTACCCTTCCTATACGTGCTTATCATAAGCGTCAATTTCCTAAAGGCGAGTGGACTTATCCCGGTGACATCAGAAAAGCAAAAGGACTGCATCCTGTTGTCAGGCGAGAATCCGTTAAGCTTCCGTTTGTATTACGTGCTAGAACCACTGCTGGGCAGGCTCTTAAAGGCGTTAAGTGGGGGCTGGGGGCTGCGGGGTTAGCAGCCGCTCACCACTATCTCAAGAATCGTCTGAAGCCTTCTGAGCGGTAAGATTACCGATCTGTCTTTTGGCATTCTCCCTAATGAAGCGTTCCTTATCTAGGTGCTTTTCTTTTCTGTCTGAATCGTAGACGCAAGTTCCCTGTGGGATAAAGAGCATTGGGATGGGCTCTTCCATGTTGAGATAATTATTATCGTAGCCGTAGATCCAAATCTTCTGCTGCATATAAACGGGAAGGGCTTTAAGCCCTTCGGAATAAGAGTGCAAGATGATCTCAGCTGGCATCCCGTGGCGGTGGAGGAACTCGTCGTTTACCGGTGTTTCTCCTGAGATAAAGATTTCAGATTCATCTAGGCTGAGTCCGTAGCTAGGTTGGATAGATAAGTGGTTTCTAATGAATGTCACAGTTTCAGTAAGGTGTTCCTCATTGATTGTGATCTTGGTGGATGCTCTCATCTCAAAATGATTCTTTAGCTTCTTTACCAAACCAGATTCAGAGAGCCTCTTTTCCACTTGGCTTAAGAGATCGGACGGTGCTACAAGGTAAGGCTTTTTACTACTTCGCAGCGCAACTTCTTCCAAGCCAGCTACTTCGCTGGAAAGTGAGTTGAGAGGAATCCACATATCAATCTGATCGATACTCAGATTGATTGTCTCAAGCTTTGCGGGGATATTGAACCCGCAACCAATAATGACGTTACTATTCTCGGATTGAACCAAGAAAGATGAGGTGACAAGAGGGTGTCTGCAGTAGGGACTGCCAGTCCCAATAGCCCTAATCTTCATGATTCCTTATGACAGCCTTCTTTTGGATGAGCGCTGATTCGAACCCATCCCCAGATATTGTACTCCCAGTCTGTTCGCTCATATCGCTCGACAACGTAAATCTTTTCAAGCCATCTAACCATTCCGTCTGAGCATTTTGTAGGCAGCCACGCAACTGCAGCTCTGCCCCTGGTTTGCCCTTCCTTTGGACGACTGCTTTCTTTATATCTCCACTTCACGACCGCACCTCCATGATCACCTTCTCAACACCTTGAAAAAGGGCTGGGATGCCCTCCTCTTCGAGCTTCTTGATATCGAGCGCCCAAGCCTGCTCCCAATCTTTAATGACAGCTGATATCACTTTCATCTGCCAATCTTTTCTGGGTAAGAACAGGTCGACTTGAACCGTTTGAGGCACGTAATCATGAAGAATCTTTACGAGTTCCCAAAGGGCTCGCTCTACATCTGCCTGCGACTTGAGATTCTTTTGCGGATGGGTTGGCGTGATGTGGATAGCGTAGTTGGCTTGATAGGTCCCGTACTCAACACAGAGAACTTTGTTCTCCACCTTCCTCATAGCAGCATCAGCTTCGACCTTCTGCTCATCAAGATCCTTAAGAGGAGCCTCTTGAATGATTCCTGCTGCCTGAAGAGTGCTAAAAAAAGAATCCGCATGCTCCTGAGAAGAAAGTGAATATTCCTCAGATTGATTGTCTGCTTCAAAGAAAAACTTAGGTTTGTCGGTCATCGATACATCTCCCAAAAAAATCGGTTACAACCCAGCCACTCGACTGTCTAGTAAATCCGGTAGTGCTTCTTAGAAATTTCACCTGCTGAAGAGTGATGTTGGTATCAGGAATATTGTCGATCATGCCCCACTTACTGAACGGAACAGCGACAGCGATATCTGGAAATCCAATTAGGACAATGCTATGTCCGCCTGATTTCTGGACCTTGTAAAGGAACTCTGCTTGAATTGGGGTGAGCTCGTGAGCAAGAACTTTAGAGGAATCTCTTACTGGAGGAGCCTTAACGAACTTAGCTTCAACAGCGTAGAACTTACCTTCATAGACAGCACTGAAGTCGGGGAGTCCGCAACGGAACATATCGTTGTTAGTCCAGATCGTTGCGCGCTCACCATAACATCTAGAGAGGGCTTTTTTGAATTCCCTTTTGAAGTCGCTTTCATTTGTCGCCATCGTCTTCATCCTGATTTTTACTCGGTCCAAAAATGAGGTAATCAAGAGCCACGATTACTAACCCGACCAGACACAAATTGCAGACCAGATCAGCAATCTGTCCAACCTGGCTAGCCTGATCATCCACAAATTACTCCTTCTCGATGTAGTAGGCTCTCACTCTAACTTTCTCGATACCACTGACGTCATCCACCCGAAGATAACCATGAACGATCACGCGGTCTCCACGCTGAACATCCTTCATGCACTTATCCACGTTCTTACCCAAAGCTTCGATAGTTAAAAAATTGTCGTGCTGGGCAGGACGCCCATCGGCAAGGTGATACTTCTCAACAACTTTCATGTCGAAAAGGCAGATTCGTTTATTGTTTCGAGTGGTCACAACCGTTGGGTTGTTATCAATAGTACCGCTGATGATCGCAATATTCGTGTCACGAGCCATAGGTTGTGGATCTCCGGGAGGGGATGAGCCCCCTCCCGGATAGTCTATTACTGAATGTGCCGATGCGTCAACATCATCGTACGGCGCTTGGTCAGCTCATAGGCAAGCGCCCTGCTACCGATGTGATGAGGACAGTCTGTGGCTGGACAGATCGCTCTCGGGCACTTGGTCTCATTAGGCTTCCTATGATTGACTGCGGCATACATGCACTTCTGGCATACAAACGCATTGAAGGGTGGATGAGCTGCAAGATATGCACTGCAGTCGCCCCTCCAATCGTGCCCGTGAAAGTCAGTGTCTTCCACAGGCACTGGCTGACCACACGAACAATCAGGATGAAAGAGCGCCTGAGCGTTTACATACTTCGTACAATGAAGCGTGGTCTTACAACTCTCACATGTTCCTGGAGGATTGTTCTCCTCCACGATCAGATGCTCTCGTGTGTAGATATCCCAACCATCCACGATCACTTCTCCGCCACTCTCTGGGATAACTACCATCTTTTGAGTTTTCTCATCCCACCTAAGAAGCTTCATATAGACGGGATGATACTCAGACAAGAAGCGAAGTGAATAGGGGCTCTTAAACCACATCAGAGCCGAAAGCGTTACTGCACACCAGAAAAGCGAGTCCAGCTGCCTTGCTGAATCGAGATTGAAGATCTCTTCATCAGTTAGGACATGACTACTTTCAAGCGAGCAATAATACGTGAAAAGCCATTGCTCCATCTCTGCCATCAGAGCACCATAGTCACCGTAGAGGATTGTAGACATCTTTTCCATAATGTCGCTTAAGGTGATCGGCTCTCTTTTGGTGCTATGAAGAACGGTCTGCCCAGCTAAAACCGCTTTGATACTGGGATGACCTAAGAACTCGCAACAGGCTTTATAGTGCGGAAAATCGTAGCTTCGACTCACGCCGAAGCATTCCAAATTACTTGGAGAAAGAACTGCACCATCTTTCTTGAATCGATAAGTAAACTTCAGTTGATTGCAAGACTGCTGCACAGCGGACCCGAAGAGAAGAAAGTAAAACTCGCCGAAGTCTAGCCACCTCATCACCCGAAATAAAACCTCTTCGATGGACGAGTACTTGGAAGGAACGACCCCAAAAGACTTCACAGCATCCTGAACATAGATCAATAACCCTTTAGGAAGGGGTGCTGATTCCAGAGGACCTGCGATGCTCTTTTCAATGACGGAGTCTAGATAGGGAGAGGAGTCGCTGATAAACCTCTCCCCGGGCTTATGAAGCTCAGAATCATCCACACGCCAGAGCTTCTGCGTGTAGTTGGCTGGCTTTTGAGAGCTACTGAAGTAATCTCTCTTTTCTTGGATCTGCTGTGCAAACATGAGGAACTCCTTAAACGGCAAAACTGAACAGTCGATCAATGAAGGACTTCTCCCTCACTGTCTGTGCCAGTTCAATCTCGTCTTCTTCAAAGGGATCACGAACCGAATCGCAAGCGGTGCAGTTATGAAAATATTCACCAGCGCCTTGGTGGTATGCCTTCATGGGCATCTCACACCTCGGACAAAGGCGAACCTTCAAAAGTCCCACCTGCGTTGTCGGGTTACTCCGTTCGCTAGCGTTATCGATCGGGGTAAGCGTACTTCCAGTACTGCTGACGGTATTCGTGTTCGTTGTTGACATTGTTAATGTCCTCCTCGAACACCTTATACCTAATTTAAGGGTAATTTTGCTTTAGCTTAGCCGGAAGCTTTGTCGACCATCTTCCGCTTCTTTACACCAGCAGGAAGCTTCTCTTCAACGGCGACGGCTACCGGTGCGGCTTCGACTTTAGGAGCGTGTGTCTGCGGATTGCCGGAAATAGGCTGGATCTCACAATCAACAATCGCAATATCCGGGGCACCATGCTCATCTTTGGAGCTCTTGTAATGCACCTTGAAGGAATGGTTTTTAGCCACATGGAACTTATCGGTCGCTACGTCGGTGTAGCCAACATTAGCCGTGCCGGTAATCCAAGCTTCATAGCTATCAGGGGTACCTTGGTGTGAGGAGAATGACCCAACCTTAATGGACTTCTTCAGCACCCAGAAGATCTTTTCTTTGGTATTGGTTGCCTTAACTGCGCGCTCAACAGCAAACGGTGCGGCCTCCTCTGCCGTGTAAAGAATCGGAGTTCCTCTTTGCGGTCCTTTTTTAATTACGTTTTTGATCAGCATTTCATTCTCCTTATTTGGGACTGAACTTATTGGACTTCTTGAGTTCTTCTTTCATGGCTTTGGTTCTAACTTCAGAGGCTGACTTTTCTTTAGCGTCTACATGTCTTTGGTAATCTTTGGTATAGACTGACTTCGCCTTATCGTTTCCCATCTTCTGAAGATCTTTGGTTGTCCTATTTCCAACGGTATGCTCATGCTGCTCACGGGTAGCTGAGCGGTGAAACTTCTTACCGTCGCCAAGGTCGTATTTGAATCCAACGCGACCGTTCTGATCGTACTTAATTTTGAAATAGCCCGGAAGAGCGACACGGTACTCAGCCTTACCGCCGCAGCAAGGGCAGGGCACTTCTTTAGGCTTCTCGCTATATTTGAAGATGTGCTCAACTAGCTCGTCACAAGTTGTGCAGACGAATTCATATAGAGGCATGGATCTTGTTCCCAATATCAGGAAGAATCAGATTGCCAGGAGCTTTGGCAATTAATTTCACCTGCTCAAGCAGGTAGCCATGAGGAAGCGTGGTGGTCTTAAGGATTTCAGCCGCATCTGTAGCAACCACGTACCAAAATAGATTTTCATCGTGTGGGTCTTTTGGGGTGAGGACGAGTTCGTAAAGGCGCATTGTGAATCTCCTAGGAAAATCCTACCCGAAATACACCCATGATACAATAGAGTTATGGCCGAATCTTATGGACCGATCGCGCATCAGAGGATCAATCAGGATACCTCTATTAAGTTAGCGAACGGTGAGTCTAAAACACTCAGGCAAGGCACCTTTGTCAAAGCTATCCATAAAAGATACATGCCAGTTAACCATCCCCTTGAAGAGTATGACGACAGCTTTTACGTGGCTGTCTTTTCACCTTATGGACTCGGGCTTGTGGTTCGCTATGCAGTGGATTGGAACGTATTCTGATATCTAAAAAATGGGGGCTGTGCGTAGTATCAGCCCCCACTCTCAAAACTTACTTCTTCTTCGCTTTTTTAGCGACTTTCTTCTTGGTCGCAGCTTTTTTCTTGGTTGCCATTTTGTTTCTCCTTTCTTTACACTTCGGGCACGACTCTTTGTAGTAATACCAGGTTCCAGGAGTACCGTTGTAGAGATAATCCTTCCTGTGCTCAATACAAAGATCTGTCATATTTTGTGTCCCCCAAACCGTGTATCGCGATCCTTCACAATAAACGCCCTGAGTTCGTCAATGAGTTCGGGCTTATTCAGTTTGAACAGTGCTTTAAGTTTCTCCCCACGCCATTCTTTGAATGCATTGGGATCAACCCCGTGTTTTTTCAGAATGGCATCAAGACCCACATCATCCATTCCCTGAACTTCCGGATGCCTCGGAGCGCTTTCTCTGATCTTTCTATCTGTCGCAACCCAATCGACTTTCTCATCACTTGGCTTGAACCCGTACCAAAGCCCCTCAATCGCAACCCCGCTATCCGGACACAGATTCTCAATTGACTCTTTAAGCTTCCTGTTCAGAAGATCATAAAGAGATCCTGTAACTTTAAGCTGCTTTGCGATTCTTACCATGTCGTCGACCGACGATACGTTGAGGCTGATTTCACCGCGTGCATTCTGCTCTTGGATCCTTCGGTTCTCAGGGCAGAGCTGAACCATGTGACAGTAATCACAATGAGAGCCCGGAAGAGCCGGATAGTCACTGAAGTTCTCGATCGCCATGACACGAAGCCTGATCTCTTCTTCAACCTCAGCCAGATCCTCGTCGCTCCAATAAACCGGTGGAGCATAGAAGTTTAGTCTGGGCTGCGCGTAATGAATCACCGTTCTTACGTGATAACCCGGGTAATGGATTGCCGCCATCCAAGCGTAGCAACCCATCTGGAAAGTATGGTCGCTATTGTGGTTAGCACTTGGGGTGCTCTTATGATCCACCACCGTGATGATTCGGTTGTGATGATCAATGGAGATCTGATCATATTTGGCGGTGAAAAAGATACCGTATCTGTGCTCGGTTGTGTAAACCGGCATATCATCGGCAACGGGCACTTTCACATATTGAAAGCTTGGAGCCACATCATCAATGAAAGTTTCTTCTTCGTAGAGACTCACAGCAAGCGTGATCTCGCAGCGGGTTGTTTCGTTCAGGTATGGACTTGGGTTGCCCGCGTAGGCTGCAGCTGATTCTTTGATGAGTTTGATTTGCTCATAAGAGGCTGGAAACTTTCCAACCGCCTCTTCAACCCAGCGATCCAAGAGTTGAGGTGTGATTACAGTTTTCTGAACATGCGCTTCAGAAATTCTTTGAAGAACTTCATGAATCGCGCTCCCACGAGCGGAAGCCAGTGTATCAGAAACAATGCTATCGCGCAGGACATACTTACTTTGAAAGCGAGAAGGACAGCGGGCCACAATAAGTCGAGAGGCAGAATAAGGGCCATATTTTAATCTCACATGATGGTAGCCAGATGGAGCAGCATTGAGTGCTGGACGCATAGTGATTCTCCTTAAAATGAGAAGGGTGGGATTACCCCACCCTTACAAACTACAGATCAAATAAATCGCCGCCGTCGTCATCCTCGTCATACTCAGGCAGTGGTGTTGCGTAATCGTCATCACCATCGTCTTCGTAGATTTCAGTTCCACCGAGAAGATCGTCTAGACCTTCATCGGATTGATTCATAATACCTTGGGCGATGTCTTCAGGGTTTCGCTCCCGTCCATCCCCCGGACCTAGATGTTGCATAGGCAAACTCCTCCTTGAGTGTTCTGCACTCTTCACTAAAAACATCTAGTATTTTTTGTCTCCCGTCAATGCCTAAGGCACTCAGGAGAAGGAGGTCGTTCTCGCCTACAGTACTCATCAGAAGATGACTCAACGCAGCCCTAACCTTGCTCTTTAGGTTATCCTCAAGAGCAGTGGTAAGCTTCGATAGTTCAGGGAACTTGGCAGTAGACTCAGTATCGGCAACAGCGATCTCAGGCGGTGTGAAGATTGGAGCGTCTCCGGTAGGCGGAAACGCCGGAACTTCATCAGTCTCGTCAGGCTCCAATGCAGCCATAAGAGCCGCATCGATCGTGTCTCCTGCTTTCTTAAGCTGCTCTTGGGTAACCGGGCTATTGCAGTGGATTGTGGGCTCCAGATCTGAAACCTGAAGTGATTTCCTGCCAGTGCCCTCCGCGTAGACGAAGCGGAAGTTAGCCCCAAAGCTATGAAAGTCTTCCCAGTCCTTGAAGCTATCATTGAAGGCTTTTACAATGTCTTCCAGGTCAGCCTTAGCCAGATCCCTTTCTGCTTCTTGTACAAATTGTTTGTGATCCATCGTGATTCTCCTAAAAAGTGGAGCACACCCCTTAGCACGGGGTGTGCTCCTTCCGCGTCACACGGAGGTCAAAACAGTGTTCCGCCTGCAGCTGCTGCTGCGTTAACCGGCTTATGATCCACTTGAGGCGGTGTCATTTTGTCAGTGACAGGATCTGTTGCTGCCTTCTCCTTTTTGGCTTTAGCGATCCGACTATTCACATAGGTGACGATGCCTTCAACAGTCGGAGGATTCACATTTCTGGCAAGCTTGATCCGGTTCTCCTCGGTATTGGGGACGCCGGTCATTGCCGAAAGCTGATCCAGAAGCTTCACAACGGTTTCGTTGTTTGCCCGGGCAAGAACTTCGCCTTCGATCTTATCTTGTTCGTCAGGACTCGGAAGCGATGCTCTTTGAGGAGCCGCCTCGATTTGAGCTGCCTCATCGCTACCGATTTCATACTCAGTGCTGATTGCACCCGAGCGAAGCCCCATGAGAGCGCTCCAGTTCTCAATTGAGATCTTTCCTTGAAACTTCTTTTCATACGTTTCGAAAGGAATGTGCTCCAGATGGATGACTGCCTGATCTCGATTAAACTTCTTCATCTTCTCCAGGTCAGCGAAAGACACCGGGATTTCTTTCTTGTAGAGCCTAAAGATTTCGCCCTGTAGGCGACCCATGCTTGCCCTCACAGCGCCTTGAATGGCGGAATAGACGTTCATGATGGCAAGAAGGGAGGTGTTATCGAGTTGAAACACCGGACCCAGAGAATACTGTGGGATGATCATATCAAGAAAGAAATGCTCGCCACACTTACCTTCCAGATATTGCGGGCAGCTCTTATAAAGACAGGAGCGCTCGCGTGCTTTTGGGAACGCTGGGTGAGGTGTATTCTTCACACCGGGAGCGTCGTTAAACGACATGTAGGCTGCAGTGGGAGCCTTTCCTTTTTCGTGGGTGGAGACGCACATGAGTTCATTCTTACTGTACCAGCGAAGATCATCTCGGAAGAAGTCTTGGTAGCGGTTCGAAAGAACCGTGAAGTAGATCTCGGTTGGTTTTTCACCCAACACCGGAATGAGCTGAGGGGCATCATGAAGAAGGAAGTGCGGCGTATTAATCATCTTGCCACCTTCTTCGCGCTTTCCTGCTCTGATTTTGCCAGCCCTACGAACAATAATTTTATCAGTCAAACCTGCGATCATGTGAATCTCCTTATTCTTAGCTTATAACTTAAAACGCTATGAGTTTTCCATTACTCTTTGACTTGGATGTTGACCTTGCCGAGCGATCCTTCGACTTGCCTAAAATCCAAATCCATATCATCGATTGCAATGTCGGGTTGAAACGATCCTTTCATTACAACTTTAGCGGACATAAGTCCCAACTTATCTCTCCAGCGACGAGCGTAGTCGATTCCGCCGCCCGACCATACGTACATTTCACATCCGAATCCTTCAAGAAGTTTGTAGAGCTGAACTACGTCATAGCGCGGGGTATCTTCGTTAACACCAACCTGATGAATGAGCGTGCCGTCGATATCAAACGCGACAGTAACACGAGCCATATTGAATCTCCTTATTCAGTACTCTTTATGCCCACACAAATCACAAGTGCGAGGACCTACTTCAAAGTCTGCATCAGGATATGTGTGAATTCCCTTTTCGCAGTCAGACTTTTCCTTTTCCATTTTCAGCAGCCTCCAGTTCATCGATCTTTTCTCTGACCCCTTCCATTTGGGATCGTACAGTCAGTGTCGATCGAGATCCTTCTTTAAGCAAGCTTGCTTCTTTCTCTTTCAGCGTTTTGTAGGTTTCTCTGAGTTCCTTCAAAAGATCTGCGTTTGCAATGCCAAGTTTTTCCATGTTTGCTCCTTCTAACCATTTTGGATTGATTGCTGTGATGTCGCAACCTTCTTCCAGTGTGGCTGCTTCTCGAATCCAGCGATCTGTGGCTTTGAATTTAAACATAGTTAATGCTTTGTGTCATTCTTGCTTGACATGATGTGAACCTCAACCTCGTCTGAAAGGATCGACTTCATAAGACCGCCTAGAATCAAAATTGACTCTCCAAGCCTCGCCTGATTGTCTAGGATTGCCTTTAAAAGCTCTTTGTCGTCCTTCTCATAGCGTACCCCTTCGATGCTGTCATTGATCTGTTTTAGGATTCCCTGGAGCGTCTGATACAGGTCCATGAGCCTTCTCCGTGCTAAGGGGCTCCCCCGGACGCATATCCTGGCTATAAGCGAGTAAGACACCGTCCTTTAGACCCTGCAGATAACAGTCCCATAGACCGGCCATCAGAAATACCTCTAGCGCAGTACGCGTAACCGGAGCTGCCTCCGCGTTCGTCTTCTCAATAATACCACGCGCCCGCTTAAGGGGATCAAAACCGCTGGTTAATTCTGCGCTGGTCATCTCTAAATGGCCTTCTTTGGAATACCTGAGCTTACAGACACGGCACAGATTAAAGCAGAAATGCCCTCCACGAACAATAGGCTCTAATTGACCCTGGCATTTGCGGCATCTCATTTTCTCACCGGTATTTCTTTGATCGGGGTTTCGATTGGGTATGTGACTCCTTTAGCGAAGCTGGCGGGCTTGAATTCTTTTATCGCTTTCCTTAATGCAGCAAGCTTTGCACCTTCAAGTAGAGCCACACAAATAGCTTCAGCGAGGCTTTCGCGAGTAACACATACGTCCGTTTTATGGATAGACGTTCTTCCAATCTCTAATGTGAGTTTCACGTCATAGCAGTAAGCATAATCAGAAGAAATATCCATGCAGCAGTACAGTGGTCCACGAACCATTTTAAAGAGATCGAGCGCCGCATGATCGCTAGTTGAGAAGAGAGGAAGGACTCGATTCTGCCCTAGTGGCAAGTTCTCACCAGGAGCCTTGCAGAAGATAAGTTTTTTCTCATTCCCCTCTTTATTGGCGGGAAGATCACCCACGATCTTCCAACCCAAAACTTCGGTAGCGACAAGCTTGTCCATCTCTTGCCCTGGACTAAGTTTGATCGATTGACCCCTCAGAACTATCTCTTTTTTCGTATCTGCCACATGCTGGCCAGTTGACTCGGTGATCGGAGCCTGCCCCACGAGTTTCACGCCTGAGCCTACATTTATAGTAACGTTTGCCCCTTTCTCGAAAATATAGGTTCTTGCAGTTTTTGCACGTTTCTTTTTTTGGGCCTTTGCCATAAATCCTCACACAAGGGTTTGCGATCTTTTTTTTAAGACGTTCCTTCTCCAGTTCCTTCTCTAGCCACAGCTGGTGCTGCTCGTCCAAATCCATGACTCTTTCCTTTCACGGCCTGGTGATGAATAGTCCTGATCACATCAAGAACAGACTCGATCTCCTCAGGATCTTCACTCTCTGCTTGTATCACGTAGGTCTTATGAATCCCAGGACCGGCTGCGCGAACAATGAAGCCATTGTCTACGTAAGCAACGGCAATTTCCTTAATCTCAACCGGACCCGTATGTACTTCTGGCATTCCCATTTCAGCATGCATGAATAAGCCTCCAAACGATGTAATAATGGGTTAGGTGGTGGACCATTTGATCGATCCCAAGACTTCTCCAGAATTTCTTGTTACTTCTTACCTTTCTGGCCCACTCTTCAGGAGCCATTGAGTCTTTGTATTGGAAGTTGTGACTACAGAGGGACTTATACTTGCCCAACATCTTAGGGCTCGCCTTGATTCGATCCATTGTGAAGTGGGTGGCGAAGTCGAAGAGTGCAAGCCCAAATACCAAAAGTAAGTGTTTTGGACTAGTGTCCAGCAATGCGAAATAGATGCTGCAAATAAAGCCAGTAAAGCAAGCGTGCACTCCCGCATGCGCAGCGAGTGGCTTAACCCAGCCCTTTTCGTTGAACTTGCCAAGCATCCACGGAGTTTGAAGAGGGAAGTCGGCGAGATAGTGCTTTAGCTGGTAGATTGCTAGAAGTACAAACGTAAGTGTAATCCTATCCATTATTTCACCCACTCTGGTTTATGTTTCTCTTCCATGCGCCAATTAGCCACCCACTCAACAAAAATTTCAGTTTCCTTGCAAAGCTGGTTAGCCGACCACCGACCCATCGCGTGACCGTTTACTTCGAGTGCGAAAGCCATTCCGGCGATAACCGCTGATACAGGATTATAGGTATCCTCCCGAGCACACCTAAACGGAAGCGCGACGCGAACGAGTTCTATGAATTTTTCTTTATTGCTCATGATTTTCCTTTCGGTTTAAGAACCGCCACCCCCATCTCTTTTAGGAACTTCTCACGTACGGCTGCATCAACTTTCTTCGCACCGTCTTTACGGTAGAAGTAAATCATATTTGCCATAAGCCTGAGATGGTTCGTTACTTCGAGACTTGCCTTAACTTCGGCATCAGTGAGGCGACAAAGTTCTTGGATATCTTCAAAGATCTCCAAAAATTCCTTGTAGCTGTCTTTCATTTTAGTCTTCGATATAGAAACGTCCTGTCGGGTGCGGGTAAATGCGCTCGCCACTATCCAGGACGATTGCTTTGATTCCTCTTTTGTCCCACTCGATTTTTGTAATCGTGCGACCGCGTAGAACCTCGTTCCAGAACTCTTTGTTCAATGAGTAGGGTTTCCATTTTGTTCTATATTTAGAAGTCATTTAGTTGTCCCCAGTAAACTCAGCCACACTTGCACGCGGCTTGTTTGGATTGAAGCCTTTGCCAGCCGATCTCAAATTCCCAGTCATTCCCCCAATATTGACCATTTGTTGAGCGGCTGATTGTGTTTGTTCGGGAGCGAGAGCTGCGTCCAGGAACGCATCAGCATTCCCGCCTGCATTCGGTGCCGTGTACTGAGGAGGCTGAATTTCATCCTCAACTGTCTCAGCAGTTGATTTCACTTCTTCAGGTAGATCATCCTCAGAGAGATCGTGTGCATTTGGATCTTCCCCCTCCGCCTCCTCAAGAGCCTCTTCTCTTTCCTTATAAACGGTCGGTGGCTTTAGCGCGGTGGACTCCTGAGGTTCCCCGCCCAGGATCACTTCAGTACCGTCGAGTTCGGAAAGAATCGATGCGATATTTTCTGAGAGCATGCGATCGAAGTAATCTGCAAATTCTTTTTCAAGCTGGTCCACAGTTGAGCCAGAGAGCATTGCTAGGGCACGAAGTTTCTTGAGGGTTTTATCTGAGAGCTGAAGGGTGAGGGTAGGCGAAGCCATATTGAGTCTCCTTACCCCTAGCCTATCAAAAGAATAGGCTAGGGGAAAGAAATTCCTAATTAGAGCTTTTCCCAGTTGGCTTCAATAACGTCGGCGATGTGCTTAAACGGCGCACCAGCATCATTGAGCGCGGCGAGGTTGGTGTATACTTTGCCTCTATAGGTTACTGGTTCCTCTAGCTCACCATCCTCAGTACCAATACCAGTCAGCTTCATTTTTTCATCATCCAGGACTTCCTCATCCCATGAATGGAGCTCCATTCCCATCACTTCACAAAGAACGCCTAGACAGCAGAACTGATTACCGTCTTCATCGTGTTTCTTGAGGTAGCCGTCTCCTTGTCGGTACTTATCGCTTCTTAGCGCCTTTACCCAGCTTTCCGCTATTTCTTTTCTCATCGTGTTTCCTTTCCATAAGCTTGAGGTGGTAAGTGATTCTAAGTTTAATATCTTCTTCTATTAGGCAATGTCCTCCGTCGCCATAGTCACATTCTTTGCACGGTTGCTTCCAGTGATCCCATAGAAGCGAAACCAACGCATGAAGGTAGATATAGTCTTTAAGACGTTTAAGTACTTGAATTCCTTTTGTCTCGCACGAGTCGAATAAGCCCATTCTCAATCCTCAGTTGCTGATAGCAGTCATATAGTGCATCGTGTGGTTTGCCGGGAGGCATCTCAATTTCCGGATACGACTCAAACGCCAGGTTGACGAGTTCGTTCCGATTCTCCATTCCAAGAACACACATGGCTAGACTGATACTTCCACTTTGCTCGTAGACCCTATAGTGATAATCCCCAGTCGGTATATCAACGCCGTTGACTGTTTCCCTATAGAACGGCCTGAGATACTGCTGCTCTTCAAGAAATGGAATATCCATCATTGTGGCGTTCCAGCCCATAAAATAGACATAGGGCGGGCGCACTTTGCACTCTTTGAAGAACGCCAGCATCTCTTGCCTGATTTCTTCTGCGGTGTTGGGAGCGACAGAGTTGCAGAGCTTGAAGAGTTCTACCATGTTCTCTTTAGCAAACTGTGACTCAGGCTGACAACTTGTATGAAGAAACCTATTATAAAATTTCCCTGGTTTCCAAAATCCGTCTATAAAGTCAGCTTCAAGAAGAGCAATCTGTAGAATGTCGTCTCTTTTTTTATCTGTATTTACCGCTTCAATATCTAAAACGAAATGTTTTTCTCTCATCCTTGAGCTCCTTAAAGATGGGTGCCCGTGGTTAGCGGGCACCCAATTTGATTACTTAGCGGGCTTAGCTTTAGGAGCCGGAGCTTTCGCCTGAGCCGCTTGCGGGCTAGGCGCAGGCTTAGGCCAACACGGCATGCCCCCATTCGAAGTATAGCAAACAACCTCGGCTGTTTCGCATCGAGCAAATCCCAGACTATCATCCAGGTGAACGCAGTAGTCGTTCTTCTTTGCACTTGCACAGCCAGCTAATACCACAACAGCCAAAACTAACAGATATTTCAGTTTCATTCGTTTCTCCTTTTAGTCTTTGTACTGAATTCTAGGACAGATTTTCGACTTAGCCGCTACAGCATACTGAACTGCTACGGCTACTCCAGATAGCCCTTCACTGGAAGGTTTTGATTTAACATCACTGACATAGTCACCCAGCTTGTCGAGACCGAAGGCGACACCCCAGATAACTGCAACGAGTACCGCTATGGCAGCAAAAAGAAACAGTATAGCCTCCGCATTATGACTATGATTATGAAGCCACGACCAGAGAAGTCCTGGAATCAAACCGATCAGTACGACGACCGTAGCAAAGATGCCAACAGAGAAGATGAGAAACCACGGCACGTACCAAACCCAGCTCCAGAAGTATCCACAGATGGACCCTGGATCGGGCTTTCTCACACCAAAGAAGTCTCTGGCTGTTTCATAGAGTCGGTAATGCCAGCTTTTCCGACTAATCACGAGATTATCCATCGAGAACACTCCCGCCCTTTGGGGGCTTGCTGACTGATTGGTATGCAGGCTGTGGCTGGGGTGTGACTTGTGCTGGCTGTGCCTGAGCCTGGCTTTGAGTTTGGTTCGCATTGGGTTTGTCCTTGAAAAGAACGATACTGTCACCATCGTTTGAAATCACATAGACGGCGCTCACAATCCCACCCATGAAGAAACCAAGGGCTGTCGCAGCACTCTTGGCTGTGATCTGACCGTCGCGTTTCAAGGCTTGCTTGATCATGTAATAAGCCGAGAAGCCACCACAGATCAGCCATGCAAATTCAAGAAAGTTCCACATAACTATTTCTTCCTTCCTGCTTCAAGAATAGGAAGACCCGCTTCTGTTGGCAGATAGATGATCTGCGCATTGGGGTTTTCCTTGAGTCCTTCGATGTAAAGCCATCGAAGGTAAGCCTCATTGTTTTTCAGGGAATCGCCGATGATAGCATTGGCTTTTGCCACACCTTCGGCACGAGCAATCTCTGCTGATGCCAAGTGGGTTGCGGCCTGTTCTTTTGCAAGCGCCTCCTGAACAGCAACTTTGGTGTTGTACTCGGCCTTGGAGAGTTCAGCCTTACCATCCATCTCGGATTCCCAAACATGGTAGGGAGGCCAGATGCCGCACCCACTGACGGATACAGACAGCAAAAGCAGTGCAATTAGCTTTTTCATCGTGTGCTTCCTCTTTCTTCGAGTTCATGGGTAACAGGCGGATCGACCAATTTGATCGAACAAGTGCTGTACTTACGACCAACGACTGCGTCGCAGATGCGAGCGTTAAAGCCAGTGTCGAGCTCTACCTTACAGAAGTTCTCGCACATAGTGCTTACGCGACAGCTGATGATTTTCTTCACCTGAACAATGTCGCAGCTCTTGCTTGATGGATCGTGTGCGCAGCCAGAAAGTAATACCAGAAACAACCAATACTTTTTCATTCATCCTCTTCTTTCTTGTATCTCGGGACGGTTTGCTTTTCGGAGAAGCATGGTAGCTCCTGCTTCAGGCATTGGATCAAAAAATATATCTTGAAACTCTCCTGCTCCGTGCGTTGCGTGTCCAAGAACGTACCACGGGTGACGAGCATCTCCACTCTGAGCAATACCCATCACAACAGCAAACTCTCCTCTACGAAACCACCCCGATGGGTGATCTTGGTTGAACTTAATCATATCTCCTGGAAGATATCCTGCGGTCATTTCTTACCTCGGTGAAATCAAACAAACCCAACCACTAGCTTGCGGAAACTTCTCCCGACAAGCTTCGTAGTGAAGGTAATGCATGAGAGCCCAAAAGCCAATACCAATCGCCAAGGAAAGATAAAGCTTCTTTTTCCAGCGAGGCATTGGATGGTTTTTTCGTTTTGCTTTCTCAACGTAGGCAGCGACATGATCGAGCGCCTCTGGGGAGAGTGCGTGGATTGAAGCTTCGAGCTCCTTAAGAGCCATCTCTTTTTCTGTACTCATACAATTCCTTTCACTTGATCAGTTGTGCAAGCCTGAACTTTCTCGGTAAAACCAGAAAGAAGAGCTAGCGCCATTCCTCCCCAGAAAACCCAGAAACTCAGGTGTGCTGAGGATTCAAAGTTTGCTCCTTGGATCTTAGCTCCTTCCATGACCATCTTAAGACCTACGATCAATACAAGAAGATAAGCACTTCGTTCAAGCTTCGGGAAAACCTCAATAGCTCGAATGAAGAGTCCGGATACAAATCGCATCATAGTGATGCCTAAAACGCCACCAGTGAAAACAACCCAAAACTTCTTACTCACAGCAACAGAAGCCAAGATCGAGTCCATGGAAAAGGTGATGTCCGTGAGTTCCACGAACACCACCATCTTCCAGAACTTTCTAGAAAGTGCCTGCGCATCTGTCTTGGATTCATCCTCTTCGGGAGGACCGAAGAAGTGGTGCATTGCCATCCAAATCAAGTAACCGCCTCCCAGGAACTTCACCCAGTAAGAGCGCATCAAATAGGTTAGAAAGGCTAATGCAGTAAAGCGAAAACCATAGGCTCCGAAGATCCCGTAGGTTAACGCTTTCTTTTGTTGATTGTGAGGAAGGTGTTTCACCATGGCTGCAAGAGCCAGAGCATTATCAAAAGACAGGAGCCCTTCGAGAATGATCAAAAAACCAATAGCAACCAAGTCTTGAAGTGACCTACAACAAGCAGGACAACTCCGCTGAAATCACCGAAGGCGCTCTTGAAGCCGAGTGCCATCTCGAAGCTCCGGACGCTCAGTAATCCGCTTCGTTTCATTTACGATGGGGCAAAGGGGCGGGCTCAGGCTTGCCCCTTTTTCTTTTCCCTTTCCGCCATTTTCCCGATTTTAAATAGCCCTAAACCAAACTGGCATCGTCCGCTGTGCAAAAGAGAACTGTGTAATTACATGGACTTAGGAAGCAACTCTGAAATTCAAGCGCGGTACATATAAACTAAATTAGCTGCACTGAGGCCAACAGTTAATGATTTGCCGCGCATTCTGAATGTCCTTCACAATGACATATTAGTTGAATACGGCTGTACCTTGGATATGGCAGGTCGGAGAACGGCGTTTGGCGAATTAGCGTAATCCACTGATTTCCGCTATAATAGAAATATGTCGAACGAACGGCGTAAGCAACTCAAAGAGCTAAAAGAGAGTACAGGCGGCTACATGTCCGTAGATCGCCGCCAGGCACTTCGCCAGAATGCTGCTGACATTCAACGTCTAGTAAGACCCTTAGTTAGTCCCCAGCAACCCGCTCGCCCAGCCCCTCAGGCTGCAACTACACCGCCTACGACAACCCCTCCCCCAGCTTCCGGCACTGGCCCAGGCACAAGAAGGCAATAGCTTATTTCTCCAATATCGCTCACCCAAACGTTAGTCCTGTGGGGCGTACCAGGATTTTTCGCTCTATTCCTTTTTCAAGTGGGGATGCAGGCGAGAAATCGAAATGGGTGGGACTTCGTTGCTCAAGCCGCCGCGTTTGCGATGCTTTGCTTCGCCGTTTCCCGAATTGAACAAATTCTTCTCAAGCACATTCTGTGTGAACACTTCTATGCTTCTTTGAAAGGTTTTTGGAATTCTACCTTTCCCTACGAAGGCTCAGCTCAATATTTTCTCGCATCAGTTACTGCGGTCAGGTTTTTCTTCCCGATCGATTCCACCGTCAAGGTGTCCACGATGTCATACTTCGCGCCTTCTTTTTCGAGATCGTCGTCGAGACGATTCAAGAAAGCAGTCGCTTTGTCGTCGTGTCCGACCTGCACGAAAGTGATGTTGAGCTCATCCGGATTCGTGAGGCGGTTGGCCGCGTTCACGATCACTTTGGCGACCTTAGCTTGGTCGTCCGGCTCACCATCGGTCACGACGAAGATGGCTTCGCCGTTTGCTTTGGTCTTGCCTGCGGCTTTGCGGACGAGGTAGTCGTCCAGCTCAGCTGCGAGGGCAAGGTGCAGCGCAGTGCTGCCACCCGGCTCGGTGGTCTTGAAGATCTGCTCGACTTTGTCCGCTTTCACGCCAGTGTAGCGAACGGGGGCAGTCGAGAAGACTTGGAAGAAGATGCCTTCCGGCGACAGCTCAGCGAGTTTCGAAGCAACGCCAATGGACGTTTCTTCGACAGCGGCCCAGCGGCTTTGAGTGCCGGTAGAGCCCGCGTCAGCAGTTCGCATGCTTCCGCTACGATCGATGAGAAGAGCGTAGTCGCGATTCAAGAGTGCCGGGTTAAGTGCCATAGTCATTCTGATTCTCCTTTGATTGGTACTTCATTGATTAGCTAATCGAGTGGATAATCCACCCCTTTGTAGATGATCGATCACCTACAAAACTTTACGCAGCCGGAGGTAGATCCGGCTCTTCAGTCTTTTTGTCCTTCAGGTACTGAAGAAGCTTCTGGTAACACTCAACTTCAGTGTCTGCAAGAAGCGATATCGGGCTCATTTTGAAATCAAGAAACTTAGGAATGCACTTCCCACTTTTTGTCCTCTCGATCTCAACATCCCGACCAGCAAGTCTACGAACCTGCCTTTTTAAAAACTCAAGATTGGGTTCCGCCATCTTTTACCTCGCTAAGAACTTTCGCAAGAGCAAGAACATCCTTCGCTGAATCGAAGTTCTCGGATACGAATTGTTTGAGTGTACTTGTATCTGTTTTGATGAGACTAGGTCCCCCATCGAAGGCGAAAGAGGTTCCATCTTCAAACAAAAAATAGAGGACACCGTTACTCTCATCTTTGCCGACCCAGGCAAGTTTATTGCCGATCAGCTTCCTCAGCTCACTTATATCCATTTATGGCTCCTTTTTGTTCGCATAAAGCGCGATCTGTGTCATCCAATGCACCACATTTCTGACACGATTTTGTGGTGAGCACAAGAAATAGGACGACTAAGAAGACGACGTAGGTGTAGTTGCTTCCCGCTCTTCGCACGCTCTCAAAACCTCGCTGAACCGCACCGTGATGAGTTGCCTATCTGAGTGCTTGATGTACTCCTCATGAGTACTTGTGGCAATCTTCTGAATCCAGCCAAAGACATCGCCATGAAGATTATCCACATGGTGAACAAAGGCTGCCTCAGGAGTTGCCATGTCTACTGGGCTTCCGTAAGCAAGCTTACCGTGGTGGGCAAGAATCACATGACACATATGATCTCTGATCACTTCAGGTACGCCAAATTTGTTGCAGGTCTCAAAAACCAGCTGGCTCGTCATCGGGATGTGAGGAACTAATAGCCCCTGTACAGTCTTTTTGAACCCGGCTGATTGCTGGTACTCAAACATTTTACCGAAGTCGTGAAACAACACGCCAAACATGCAGAGATCTTTGTTAAGAGCATCTCTATAAAACGGAAGAGTAAAGAGCTTCTCGACGGTTTCACACATCTGAGAGGTATGCTCAAGAAGCCCTCCCACGAAAGCGTGGTGCATGTAGCTTGCTGCAGGGCTGATCCTAAAGCCTTCCTCAAAGCCTTGCTGGTGCATAAGATCAAACGCCACAGTCCTGAAGTAAGTGCTCTCAAAGCCTTCGATATAGCCGCAAACTTTAGCCCACATCTCCTCAACCGAGTAAGATGAAGTAACTGCGAAGTCTTCGTCATCGGTGCTCTCCCTAGGAGCGAGGCGTTCAATTTTGATCTGGGGTTTTCCTTCGTATTCACTCACACTTCCAGTAACGTGATAGATCGTATCTACGGCTGGAATAGAAGGTCCTAGATCCCACATGACAAAGACAACTGAACCGCTCTTATCGGAAAGTGTTCCCCTGGCGAACTGCGTATTTCTTTTAGTGACTCCTGTCTTAACTTCTTTAAACAGAAAGTCCGCTTGGATTTGCTGACCCATCTGAAGGTCTTTGACCATGAGTTTCGCCATCTTTTCCTTCTTCCTTTTGAATCTCTTTTTCGTACTCGTTTACGAGCTTCTTGATGTTCTCGAACGACGTAGCGAATACCTTTTCTTTATCAAGCTCAGGCAAGCCATGCAGAACGATTGCGATCTGTTGAGCCATCAAGTGAAACGTGACGTTTGCCACCATATTGCACTGGGCAATAGGTTGCACAGCTGCTGCCGGGTTGACCTCCTCACCTTTGAAGAAAAGAAGGTTCTGAAGCACAGTAGGAAGTGGTTGATACTGATTCTCACCCACCTTCTGGTAGAGATTTCTCAGCTCGCCTGCATCCTTCTGCGCTTCGTTCCAGGGAGTATAAAGGGGTTTAAAGTCAGCGAAAAAATCGTGAAGGCTCTCACCAAGGCTGGTGAGTAGTTTGGCCTCCGTCACTTGCAAGAACTGTTTTGGGTGCATATTGAGTCTCCTGGCCCAATTCTTTCATTGCTTCACGTAGTAAGTCAACGGAAACTAAGCTAAAGAACTCAACTTGTTCCTTTCCAGTAGTGGGTTTCGTCGTGTAGATCATGAGTTCACCCGAGGCATGCTTGGCAATTCTCAAGTTAGGTCCAATCTGTTTACTTCGGGATTGCATCACAAACGAGTTAATTTCTTGACTCACCTGCTCCAGAGAAAGCTGGAGCTGCTGCTTTCTTTGTCTTAGGCTCTTCAGTTGGGAACGGGATTCTGATTCAAAGAAATCGGGTTGCATAGGTTACCTCCGAGGGGCGTTACGAACAGCAACAATAATTGCGTTAATGCGTGTACGAAGCGGACTTGGGTTGGACCCACTACTGAACTTCCAAAGCTCTTTTTTGAACTTATTCAGGCAATGCATACATGTGACATTGCTGATCTCTGCAGTACTCGGCGCAGTCGCAACATAACTGTTGCATGCAACATAGGACGCTAGGCTGTTGTCAATCATCGCGGATAGTTTAAGATGGACCTTTGGTCTGGCCATTTTGTGTCTCCTTTTGAATTAGTAACAAATACGATCTGAGTTTACATTCAAGGCAATTTGGGAACATTACGTCCTTATGCCTGTGTCTATACAACAAGTATTCGATTGCTTCTTCGGTTAGTTGCTTAATTTGATTCATAGAAGAAAGAGGTACCCCTGAGTCGGATTCGCTCATAAAAATTGCCCGTGCCTTGTGACTAAGCTCTTCGAACGAAGAGCGAAGGTATCTTTTAGTGTATGAAGAAGTGAGTAACCCGTCAATCAGTGCGACGACGAATTTTTTTCGTCTTTGTCTTTAAGAACTTCGATGAAGTTCTCTCGGCACTTTGCAAACAAATGCGCCATAGATTCAAAGATCTTTTCTAAGTAGCGCTCGTAATCGAACTGAGGGTTTTTTGCTGAGTGATAGGCCAGTTGTTTGACGAAGAGTGTAACAAGAGCCCCACCCATAATATCGAGCTCGACCGTTGATTTAAGCTTGTATTTTTTAATTTCATCGCTCTTAAAAAACTTATCAACTTCGGCTGCAACAAGTTTTTCAAGCTCACTTTGTACGAGGTCGGTGGGAAGCGCAGTATTCTTTTCTCTGACCCGAGCATTCATCCCTGCTTATCCCTTATACCGACTGAGGCTTCTTTTGAGACTCATCAAATTTCTTCCACACAGCTGCCATACCGCCTTGGTTATAGATTGGAAGAAGATTCTCGCACAAAAATCCATAGAGAAATTCTGAGTGTGGAATGTCTGGAAACTTAACCCAAAGATAGCCTGCATCAAGTCCGAGGCTCTTACTGAGTTCGGCTAGTTGTTTCCAAGGATGGCTAGGAGCCCAACTCCACTGCCAAGGCTGCCCAGAAGCAGCACTAGAAAACACAAGGTCAACAGCAGCCCCGTACTGATGAGCAGAGTGACCAGGAGGCGCATCAGTAACAACTTTAGAGCGGTCCACCACGTTACCGGTTTCGTCTCGTCCTTCGGCATAGAGTTCCTTCTGACGACCCATCGTCCGAAGACCCTCGAAAATTCTTACTTCCATTCCCTGTTCGTGAGCCTTCGTAATTAATTGTCGCACGATGGCTGCAAACGGCGGATAAAGTTCGGTTAGTTTTTGCTCGTCTTCCAGGCAAAGGGTAAACGTCGGAGTGGCTTGAGGTAGCGGCTGAGGAGTGGGCTTTGGCCTGTAGGTAAAAAGAGAAAGGATGAGCCGGATTAACTTCTGAAGCATAGATACAGTATACATGAGTTTGTCAAATCAGAATAGCTAAAGAAAACGCTAGCTTGTAAGTCGCCCGGGCAATACTAACTGGTCACGTTAGCGTAAGCCCGGGCCAAGCCGCGAATTTTTACTCAGGAACCACCCCTTTCAGCAGCGGCACATCTTATTTCTTCGATGTCAGATACATGTAGTGCTTTCCGGGCTTGTATTCGATCATCACGGGCTGATCATTCTCAATGGCGGCATAGCAACCATTGATGAAGTCATCACTTAGATAACCCTTCATTGCCCAGGTTTTCATGTGAAGCTGAATATCGGAAAGGGATCGTTTGTCTGTTCCCTGTGCGTGGTGAACGTTTGCAATCACCTTCACTTTTTCAAGTTTACCTAGTTCTGCCACCTAACCTCCTAATTCCCGTGCGGCGCTGACTTCATCAAATTCGCAAAGTACTCGATGAGAAATACCTTCGGTGCAACATAGCACTTCAGTATGTCGAGTAGATTTGAAATGAAGAAGCCAGTCCCGACAGCCAGACTAATAATACCCATCACGATAGAGCCGCCTTGCACTCCATCGTCCGGACTGTCCTTAGCGGCTTCCCTCCTAAAGATCCTAAAGCACCAAATGCTAAAAACCAGGAAGGCAACCCCGAAGAATAGCCAAACCATTGCCTCAGCAATGTTCCACTGAATGATTTGCTTCAGCACATCTGGAGCCTGATCCAATACGAAGTTTTTAGCGCTTCGCAAGGAATCCAGAGTGTCCTTGATGAATTGCTCCGTGAGTCCGTTTTTATCCATCGCTCTTCTCCTTGTGCCAATCGCCTCGCCCATAGATCTGTTGAGTGATCGGAAGCTTAGAGAAGCTCCGATGAGTCTCTAGCTTAAGGTCAACAAATTCCTTGAGGCGTTCATGCCAGCGCTGAAATTCTTCCAAAGTCTTGGGTGTTCCGTCTCTGAAAAAATGAAGCTGCAGCCTCTGGTACACAGAGAGCTTCTCGCAGTGACCGTATTTCTTGATGATCGCCTCAACTGCATGAATCTGTCCCAGCCCTTCGCGGCCCACCATCGGTACGGACAGCACTTGCTTGGCCACGCCAAAGTAAGTGTCGTCTGGAGCTTCGTTGGGCACCTTGGTGATCGTGATAGAAGCACCGCCCTCAGTCTTCTCACTCGTTACATTAAACTTAGAGGGGCCACCTTTTACTGCTTCGTCTTCAATAACACACATAAATAAATCTCCTTCTCAAAACAACTACGCCCGGAGGTCATAAACCGCCGGGCGTAGGATTTGCTGCGCAGCCCCCCTTTTTACGGGGTGGTACCTGCTGCTACAGCTGAAGCGCTACCGGGGCAGATCAATGCCATGTCGATAACGCATCAAAATTGGTGGAGCCGCAGGGGAGCCGCCCCCCTGGTCCAAAACTCTTCGCCTCAATTCATCTACATGCTTAGCTTGTTTTGCGGTCAAGCAACCGTAATTCAGGCCCGACCTGGTTAGAGGTCGATCCACCAGCCACCAAGTTTTTTACGAGGCAAGGTAGCTATCCTCGGAGCCGATTTATTTCCACCAACCGGCATGGCAGTTTGCTGGATTCTGTTGCTAGGTCCTCAGCACCCCGACTGCTTCATTAGCTTGTGCTAATTAGGCAGCCATACGGACTTCGCGGGCAGCGTCGCGAGCTTGGCGAGCAGCAGCGAAATCCACGTGAATGACATTGTCATTTACATTTTGATCAATTTTTAAGGAGACCACTTGATCAACCTCCGCATGCAAACCGAGCCTCTCTAGTTCTGTCGAATCTAATCGGCCCCATACAGAACTTATACCACAGGTTCTGTTAAATCGCACTCAGGAATGGAAGGCGGAGTCCAGACAATCCAAGTCACCTTGGGGAAGTCTAAGAGCACGCCTTTCAGTGCTGTTTCCGTATGCTCCCACGGCACGTTAAATAGCCCTGAGTTAAAGCGGTTCGAATGAATCTCAATCGGGACATCAGTATCGAGGTAGGCTTTGAAAAGATCTTTCAAAGCCAGAATCGTATTACCGATAATCGCCGGTCGCTCATCCAAACTCTTTGCAAATCCACCTGAAGTGATCAGGCAACCTACGTTCTCCGAAGTGAGAAACGTTGTGCCAGACACCTTTGAATCGTGGTGTTCACAATAGTCTCTGTATTCTTTGTGGGACTTAGGAAACCGCTTCCTAAATTCTACAGCAATACCTGAACCCCATACCCCGTATGAGTTGCAGGCATGCACCAGAATACTTCCTGTAGGAGCCTCAAAAAGGCTCCCTGTTTTGTGTCTTACTTGGGTCATAATTAGCTCCTTTGCGATGCAAGGCGATTGCGAATGGTCTCGAAAGTCTCGATATTACACATCCCCCCATCGTTGAAGATAGGGCGCAGCAGATCGCCAGTCACTTCACAATCCAGAGTCATTCCGTCTTTCCAGTGAACGTGGCCTTCGGAATCCCTCCAAACAGCGACTTTGCCTTTCTGAGACTTCTTGATTCCATTGTCCGTCTTGGGATCTTTGAAGATCTGCTTTTCTTTCCCATCAATCACACATGCAGTAGACTTCAGAGCAAATCCGAAGGTATCACGCGTGTTGTACTGATAGGTGTAAGAACCAATCCCAAAGACCACGTTTGTAGATGCGAATCCCTTTGCTTCGAGCCTCTGAGTAATCTCTTCGGCCCTTTTCAGAGTGATCGCATCTCCATAGATGAGCCCGATGTGGGAATCGAGTTGCTTGAAGCCTTTGGCAGTTTTAGTTCCACCAAAGATATCATAAAGAGCTTCAACAGCACCTTTACGCTCAAGCTCAGTCTTCCCATTAGGATCACCGCAGACAATGAGAACCGGATCGCCCGAGTCAGGACGAATAACAACCTTATCCAGACCCAGCGGATGACCTTTGCGAGCCATGATCTTATCCTTCAATGCGGGAAGAACATGACCAATGACGCCCCAGAAGTCATAGCCATCAGATACAATCGAGACCGGACCACTCGGATGAACCCGACAGATCACATTCTCAAAGTAGGCCATATCATCGCCGTAGGCGCACTGAATGGAGTGCTCCGTTGCCGCGATAGAGGTTCCGATGAGCTCCTTCTCCACATTACCACCATAGTAATACTCGATGGCAGGAATGGCAGGAACCGTATCGGTACCAACGAAGCTCGTCAGATGCCCGATACCAGTCAACTTCGCAGCCTCAAGACCCATCATTCCACGCATGGAAAAATCATGACCTTGGAACTGAACAAAGCTCGTATCGCCCACAGTTCTCATTGCTGCCGCATCGAGAAGCTTACGATACTGGTGAGCAATGGTTGCTGCCGTGTAAGTAGGCCAGAGCTCAGAAGACATCAGAGTTTCGACGTAGTTGGTCAGCCAAAAGAATTCAGGCTTCGTGTTTTGGATCGTAAGGCTCGGAGTCCGAAGAGGAAGAATCGTTCCTTCAGGAACTGCCTTAACCAGAAGCGGAAGATATCCAAGCTTGTGAAGTGCTTCGATATGCTCCGTCTCAGGCTTCTCTTGCCCCAGCGTATACTTCACGATCCTGGAATACTCGGCAACCACTTTAGCCATAGGTCTGCTGAAGAAGTGCTCTTGGAAGTAGTCCTTCAGGAACTTAACGAAGCGCTGATTACCGGCAACGACAACCTCTTCCACATCCTTCATCCGGCTAGCGCGGTGAGTCCACGTGGAATAGACAACTTCAGTTTTTTGGGGGTACATCGGACGGTGGAACAGCTTATAAAAATCGGCCAACAACATTGCAGAAGTGCGTTCCATATAATCTCCTTTGATATGGAATATGTTTTGTTACTCAATCTCCATCGCGAGTAACTATTCAAGCATAAAGGCAATTTTTTCTTACGTCAAACCTCGATTCCGTCCGTGTTCTTACACAGACTGTTGGTTGTAAAAAGTTTGATCCCGGCTTTTTCAAGGACCTCACGGCCCTTACTGAAGATACCGTGAGTGACAAACAGATTGATGGTATGGCTGTTCTCGTACTTTTGATTCAGTGTCTTTGCAACACTTAAGAAAGTTGCTCCGCCGTCGCAAAGGTCATCGAGAATAAGAAAACGCGTGTTGGGCTTACACTCGTAGCTTTCTCCGTCAACCATCCTATGCCCAGTGATGTTGCCATTCGATTGTTCACGCACCTTTTCAAATGTCATTGTCGGTATGCCACAGTACCTACCCTCTCTTGAAGTGATTGGTAAATATCTTTTCCTTGCCCCGTAGTCTGGGAACACAATGAAATGCGGCGATAGCAGAGTAACGGTGGCGTGGTGAATGAAATACATTTCTTCGTTTCTGAAGTTTCTGATCAAATCCCGAGTTAGACTTGGGTTATGAACGTCAACCGACGTGACCTCCGCAAACTCAAGACCATTGATCAGATCAGCGAAAACTCTGAGATTGAAAGTTGAATCGTTCGACACACCCTTGTCCTGCCTGCCGTACGGTAAGAACGGAACATGAAGATGAATCGCGGCATCCTTTCTTAGGAGCTTTCTCAGGCTGTAGAGATCGATAATTTCCCTCTCAGCCTCAAATCGCCAGTCAATCTGAAGCACTTTTGTATTAAGAATTTTATCAGGAAGATTCCAGACCTGAGAGGTTCCGTCTGGAAAGATCGTAGGCTTAATCAGATGCCCGTTTACTTTAATCATAAAAGTCTCCTTCTAACTTCTTATACCCTCAAAATGGGTAAATAAAACCGGGGTGCGTTCTGCACCCCGGTTGAGCTTAGCTATGGTTAACCGCAGCACTCTTGTCGATGTAGGCGTGAAGACCGCTCTCACATTGGTCATTACCAGGATTGAACGGATGATGCGGAGTGTGCCAACGCTTCAGCTTCCACCTGAATTTGTTGTTTCCACGTTTATTCTTCCGAACCACTGACTCAAACGTGTGAAGTGGACAAAACTTCTTAGACACTACAGGTCCCGTCTGGTAGGCGTATTCAGCGCCCACAACGTAGGCTTCGGACACACGAAGCTTATCAAACCTATTGACTCCGTTTCTTCTAGCAGCATCTCCTGGGACAAAAAGCGTTAGCACAACATCCCTACTGCCGTTGTACTCACCTCTTTTGAAGAACACCTCACGAACTTTCTTGTAGCAGATGAACGGTTTACCGATATCAGGAATCTTCGTGAGGGTTTGATTTTCCTCAGCTAGACTTCTGATCAAAGCCTCGTTCGGTGCTTTTTTGAAATAGTCTGAGATTTTTTGAAATAGTCTTTTGATCATGAGCGGTTCTCCTAGAGGTAATACTTCTTAGCCGAGGCTTTGGAAATAAATGCATGAAGCCCGTGAGAGCACTGACCAGCCGCTGCCGCAAACTTATACGCCGGTTTATGCCATTTACCAACCACCCAGCGAAATTTCCCCTCCGCAGATTTCTTTTTCTTGTTCAGTTGGGAATAAATGATATTGTAGGTGTGGCCGGGGAAGAATTCTTTCTCACTGATCGGGTTTCCACTGCGGCTTTCTGCTTTGACAACAAACGCGGCAGAAACTCTGAGCTTGTCGTGGCGACTGTTACCATTCCTTCTCTTTGCATCCGCAGGAACATAAAGAGTCAGGATCGCAACATTTTTTCTGCGCCCATTCTGATCAGGGACAATCACTTTCTTAAATGCGATGAAATCCTTACCTACCTGTGGCACCCGTGCCATTCTTTCATTTTCTTTAAGCAACTTCTTAATCAGTGCGCTGCTTGGTTTTTTTCTTGTCATCTGAATCTCCTTTTTTAAATCAGTGAGGTGAGGAACTCAGCTCATGTACACTCGCACACTAGTTCCCCACCACCAAAGACATCCGTGGTTTCGCTCCACAGACTACCGGTACAACAATTCCCGGAGTGCTTACCTCTTTACACCAATGTCACCTGCCAGCCAGGATACGCCTGGCACGCCTATTGAAATCGCATGCTTCTACACTCGTATTCCTTATGCCCGTCTGTGATGCATTGACGAACGAGGCGTTCCCTCTCTGTCACGCTTTTGGGCGTGACGCTCAGAAACACAAGTCCCATCGACAGAAGAAACGTAAGGAATGCGATAACGACCAAAAGCTCTCCGATTTTCTTTTTCTTTTCAATTCTCGCCAAATCCTCCCTCATTCCCGGTCCCACCCTTCAACTTCATACAGAAACTTCGTCCTACCCAAGAGCTTGCGGGTGTAAGAAGTACTCTGGACGAACGGAGTATACTGCTCCAGGCTTGTCGGACGAATACGAACAGTTCCGTGTTCAGGCAAACCAAGAAGCTCACGAGCCCTGCGACCCGTGTACATATCGCCCGTTCTCTTATCGAGAAGGACGATCTCCTTATGGGCTTGGATGTTTTCCGACTTCGTGAATTCATAGAAACCACGGCCCTTTACATAAGGAATGCCGTTTGCCTCAACGAATCCTTTGATCGTCGTATCGCTATCCACATCCATGACTTGGAAGCGCCCCGCAGGAACAGCAGAAAAATCAGCTGCCCCGAACGCAGTTCTTCCGCCGGAGCGATTCAGAAGCGTGTTAAACACACGCTCCATGCTTCGATTCATGCGGTGACTGCGAACGATTTCCTGCTCGAAGTTCTGGAGCTGTTCTTCACCCACCTGACGGTAGCAGATCGCCATGATCATGTCCGTCACTTGAGAGAACTGGTCCAGGTTCAAGTGAAAGCCTCCGGTCTTCTCCGCAATCTCACGGTAGAAGCTTGTGGCATGACGATGGTTCAGTGCCTGAACGCCGTAGACATGGATGCCAGACTCCAAAAGAAGACCCAGCTCGTTTCTCCAGTTGATTTTCTTTTTGTTCTGACGGTCGGTAGGTCCGTGCGGAATGTCATCCCCGATCATCGCAAGGACCTTGGATTTGCCAGATGTCCAGGAGATATCGGTGCGTGCCTCGTGAAGGACGAGCTCATAGCATTCCTCAGAGTCGCCACCACCCGTTGCCTCCACTGTATCCACAAAGCGACAGATCGCACGGACATCGTCCGAGAGATCAAAATGCTTTGTGACATAAGTTGAGCCCGCGTCACAGTAATCCCCGTGAGCGATAATCCCAATACGGATATTGGGGATCTCCCGGAAAAGGCGGGTGACGTTTTCCTTCAGGGTTCGACGTACCTGAGTCAAGCATGGGTACATCGATCCTGTGGTATCGAACGAAAATACGACTTCAATGTTTTCAGTTGGCCTACTCATGTATGTTCCTTTTGATCACTAATTGCAGCTCGGTATCCGAGCCGAAAGGCGTTTTGAATCTCTGCTCCGTGAGGAGCGCCCAGACATCTTCGAGTATCAATGAAACGAAGAAGCGCAAGATGCTCTGGTCTCAAGCGCTCTTCAATTTTACTTATGTCTATGTACTCCTTCTCAGTAAGAGGAGTGAAGTGTTTCTTTATCTCTTCCTTGGCGCTAGCTAGCTCATCGTAGCCAACGATTTTGCCTGTCTTTGTATCCATTCGTCCTCCTACAAATGAAATTCCCGAACATCCTTACGAGTCGGGCCATACGAAATTAAGCCACTTTCCGCATCAAGACTATCCAGAAGTAACTTCATGAAGTTTTCCACTGAAGTTGACTGAAGAGAACTGCTAACGTTAAAGCCGTTACCGACGTTACAGTTGTAGATGACTCCACGATCCCCTACCTGATCGGCGCAGGTGATTGCGTAGTGAGGGCGGGCTATAAGTCCTCCTCCCCTAAACAAATCATCCATTACTCGGGCGGTTAGATAATCGAAGTCGATGATTCCGAATCTGAGATCCCCCTGATGGGCGTTCGTCACATTCGTTGTGTCAGAGGCTTTGTCGTACGGAAGCTTTTCCATCTCCTCAGGAAAGGGTCCAGCTCCGTGCCGAGTGACGTAAGTCCTTGTTACGTAGTAAACATCGATCGGGGTAGCGATACTCCGAGCCGCGAGCAACTTAGCCACATTTTTTAGACCCGTCTTCGACCTGGTAACATGTGGAAAGAAGGTATGATCTTCATCCAACATGAGTCCTTGAGCACCCTCAAACACAACGTTCTCGTGATCTAGCTCCAGATCCTCCCACTTGCAAATATTTGTGAGAAAAACCATCTTCTCGCAATCTCCAAGAAAGTTCTCAAGGAGCTGAGGATGGTTGAGATAAGGAAGCTTACTGTCCGAAATCTTCAGCTGATCCAATCGAGCAGGAACATACTTCTCTCGAATGTGCTTCAGCTTATCCATAAGATCTTTTGAGAAAAGATCCTTAAAGCTTAAGGTGAAGTCGGGGTCCTGATTGCGGTGAACGGTCTCGTTAAAACCCATGCCGCAACTTCCGTGCTTCTTATCCCCCCGAGATTCCTCGGCTGCCTGGTTGATCATGATGTCAAAAGGAGTCGTAATAGGGCAGCGATGGTCGATGTAGGTGTTTGGAGCAAAGCCCATCGCAGACAGGACTTTAAGTTCCTCAACAAAGAAAATTGGGCATGCAACAAAATATTGGCTTAAGAAGGTTTCAGCTTTAGCCAGGGTACCTGATCCGAAATGATGAAACACGTGGCGTTTTCCTTCCGGGGTAACAACGGTGTGCCCGGCTTGCGCTCCGCCATTGAAGCGAACAACCATAGAACTCGACTGAGACGAGAGATAGTCAGTGATTAATCCTTTGCCTTCGTCCCCGTAGTTTGCACCGATAACTGTTGAAATTTTCATACTAACTCCTTATGCCCGCAAGGTTCCCCGCAGGCGCAAAAACATCCGAGAGGGCCAAAGCCAATAACGGATCGATGGACGAACACAAAATCACCGTCAGACAGTTCAGCAGTCTTTGGTGTGGGTTCTCCATTTATCCCATAGCCCCAACAGGGATACTTGGTCATAGCCTGAGTGAATTCTGGAACTGCCGCTATAGCCTCACCCACGGTATTCGCACAAACGACGTGTTTGTCCTTCCCAAGCATCTGCACTACGATGTTCTTAGCCACTTTTGTTTTCTACTGCTTTTTTATGGATGTCAGATCCGACGAACGTTTCCACAGAGCCAAAACAAGGCTCACCCCAGCCTTCGTCCATGCCGCGCTGGTCCTTTTCTGCTTCTTTTGCCGACAAAAACCACGACGGGAAAGCTGAGCCATCCCCACCATTTTGAATTGAGTACCAGACAATTACTTTCTTGAGTGCCATGCTTCCTCCAAAATAAAAAATGCGGGCAAGGTTTCCCCTGCCCGCATCAAATTTACAGGGACGCGGTTCCCGAGCCCCTACCTGCCGAAAGAGAACTTACGGCATTTCTTACAACTACTGCGGTGTTACCTTCCCAGCTTGAGGCAACATCGTCGTGATCGTGTCCTTCATTGACCTGAATGGCGCTGACGATCACTTCAGCAAGTTTAGTGTGATCCGCAAGACGGATCGCACGTTGCGGAAGAATTCGGTTCCAGTCTTGGAAAACCTGATCTGTTCTTCCGCGAGCATAACTACCTTCTTCCACAATAATGTGGAATACCTCATAGACCCGAGAGACTTCAGTGAGAAGCTCACGTGCCGAAATATCGGTATGAGCATTATCACCAAAGAAGTTATTCAGGTCCCTGGCTCGAAGCATTGGGGTAGGCAGCTCGTCACCGATGGTGAAGAGATAACCTTTCTTGCCCCGCTTCTCAACGCAGTCCGTACTGGTATGGCGAGCTCCCATGTACCAGGCAGCGATATAGGACTCGTAAGGATTCCCACCACCTCCGCCTTCCAGGTAGAACTTCTCCAGCTGCTGGGCGATCCTGAGATCGGCTTCAAACTGGGTTGCCTGGACAGGAGCACGGTCGCATTCCATATCACCGATAGCCATGCACATAATGTGCGGATCAGTGACGGGTCTACGCTGGTAGATCTCCGATACCAGAGTTGGAACCCCTTTGCGAGCCATGTGATCTGAGATCATTCCCATTGATCCGGTAACGTCCTGAGCGATGATGATCGCTGTAGACTGCGGATTATCAGAGGAATCTCTGGATTCACGGACTCTGACGCCCTTCACATCCAGAGCGGCATCGATCCTCCGGCTGGTGAAAATCTCGTCCGTGGTCTTCGTTTCGTAGCTATTTGTCGTAGCGTAGGCTTCCCAATCCTTCGGATTAAACCTTCCTGATCCCATCGTTAGCTCTCCTTAGCAGGCGAATGACCGCCTTCGTTTTCCATTGCTTCAGCCGGGGTGGCTTCAGCGGGTGTGGCCTCGATAGCGGCAGGTGCTGCTTCAGCAGGCTTTGCCTCACCTTCCGGTGCCTTTGCATATTCTTCCATCGTTGTACTAGATACTCCGCCCATAAATTCTCCTATTGGTGACTACGTTTTAAATCTACAAATAAAGAGAGGACACCGGGTCAAGGTCGGTGTCCTCTCCATCTTCTCGGGTCAGATTCCTGTCCGGCCCTTAACAGGCTCCTTTAAGGACAGCCGCCACTACCCTCCATTGGACTGACAGCCGGGCGACACTTCACAGAAAATCCCCCGTAATGGGATTTTGTTTTCTGTGGATAGGGTGATGCTCGTATTACGCCGCCGAGAAAATACTTTTGCCCCAAAGACTTATACCCATATCTTGGGTATTTTAGAATCCCTTTCTGGTTGGAACCGACTGCTCAATTCCCATACCGCTATTGGCTACTGTCTGAAGGTGCTTAGAACAAGATTCACAAAACCTATGCGACTTATCGGTCTTAATCATCTTGCCACCACACCATCCAAGACACGGTCTATATTTAACTCCCTTCTGTTTATGAGCAACATTTCTCGACATGTTCTTAGAGGTTTTAGAGCTCATCGAGGGGCTCCGGAAGTCAGTCCCTGAACAAACAGATCCATCACGTTGCGTCTCTGCGAGGGTGGAACGGGGAAGTGATCAAGAGCATTCTGAAATGCCGTAGCAACCGCTTCAGGACTGAGCCCAGGCGTTCTTGGGATTGTCGTTGGACCGCCTAGCGCACCGGTGACACGTGCCGCGAACTCCACCGCAGAAGTAGGTTCTCTAAAGAAGACTCTTTGTTCTTCGCTGCTGATACCCCACTCTTCGCGCTCATCGTTCCAGTAAGGTCCGCGATATTCTCTCTCCAACTTCTCAACCCAGTTGGCTGAATGACGTATCAAGGCCGACATACCCCCGCTAAAGCCACGGGAAAAGACAAGCGAGCCTCTCATTAGCTCTGGAAATGAGACACGGTTAACAATGTCGTAAATCTTTACGACCATCATGTCAGCCGTTCCCATGACAATCTGCCTTTCGGCAATAATGTGGTTTTTGAAAATCAGTTCGGTAAACATATTCACCTCCGTAGCGGGTAATATTTGTCGAGCAACACTTTCGCCGAGCATATCCGGAAACATCAGCTCGTACATATCTCGGATATTAAACCCAGTAGTCGACTCAAACGGCTTTAAGAAAATATCATCGAGAATAAGGTCTAGACCTTCAAGTCTTCTTCCACGCGATGAATTGGTCATCCTTAATGCTCCATTGGGCAAGCCTGAGATACTTCCCAGGACTTGTCACAAGATCTTTGACTGCCTTAGCTACCAGCCCAGACAGCATATTTGCGGTGTAAATTGTAGCTTTTGCCGTGCATCTCTCTTGGACCGCTGAATCGTCCGTATAGAGGGTCTTCTCATAACTCTCGATATCCCTCTCATCCATCGGGCTCATGACGTAAAGCAGTGCCGTCTCAGCCCCCATCCTAGGATCGATGATTGCCTTTGTGAACGGAGCCTGATTTTTGTGGTTCATCCAGATGCGCTTACGCACTTCCATTGAATCCACAGCCGAGATCACAATGCCTGGGAATGTGCCGCGCTCATAACGTTCATCGCGTGCAGCGATCTCAGTCTTGGTGAAATCAGCCACAAGCTTCTGAAGAGCAGTGACCTTCTTTGTTCCGATGTCGCTATAGCGATAAAATTGGCTATTCATGTTCTCTTCTTCGATCTTATCGAAGTCGATAATAGTAATATCGCCGAAACCCATCTTAGCCAAAGCGAGAGCGGTGAATGAGCCAATGGCCCCTGCCCCAATGATCGTGATCTTTTCTCCTAACACTTCGAGGGGAATCAAATCCAACTGACGCGTCAAATTGACATTCTTAAGTTCCATATTTCCTCCATAAAACCATTCTGTTGTGCAGATGTCTCCACAGAGCATGTCTCCTACGGACCAAATGACTGAGCCGCAATTTTTGCAATGCTCCTTCAAATGAATCCGTAGGAGAAATCTATCGAGTCTGCCGAGCTTCTTACCAACCACCCGAGTGGCCGTTTCTCATCGGCGGCCCTGCCTTGGGCGCGCCGATTGTTCGTCGTTCCTCCAAATACTCCTGAATTTCTTCAGGAGTCATGGGTGGAATCCGATCCTCGATCCCTGGACCATCATCCTCAACGGTGCGGCTTGGGTGGTGCGGAAGGAGAGGAAGCTGCCCACCTTCCCCACTTCTGAAGTCGCTTGAGCTTCTTCCGCTCTCGCTTGGATAGCGACTTTCCGACTTTCCCCAGGTGTAAGTCCTCATGAGATTAGTCACATTCTTCTCATAATCATCATCCCATTTCTTGACCGCTTCAGGATCAAGATACTGGATTTGCTGAGTAGGAATGTTATCGATGAATCCCAAAGGAAGTGGGCTTACCATGCTCAATGCAGAGCGCATTTCATGCCTCTTATTGAATACGGTGGAAACAAACCAACCCCCTTGAGTGATCTTATCGATTGTGTCGCGATCCGTTCCACTCCAGAAGACATCCATGTTGACGTGGCTATGCCACCACCAACGAAGATCTCCGGGAGTATCCTTAAGAAGGAACATCGCCTTACCAACATCAGCACCCTCGATGTCGGTATGCGCTGAACCGTTCTTTTGAGGAAGAAGAATCGCATCGATCACCGTGATCCTTCCGTCCTTGTAGGTGATCTTACCGAGACCGGAAACTTCATAGCTCGACTTGTTCACCCAGTGCATGATCTTATGGTAGACCATGCTCTCAATCATAATGTGCGTTCCAACTACTTCATTTGCCATGAATGATTCCTTTCATTAATCACGGTTGTCTTCACGACGTTCAGGTGCTGCGCTCATAAACGCCTCTACGTTAGCAGAGGGTGTTAGAGGAGGATTCAGGTTCGGTCCAACAAAGATTGGATTAAGAGCTCCCCTGAGCCTACTAAATTCCTCCTGTCTACGAGCTGACTCACGAGACACCCTGCAGATATCGCACTCACACCCATCCATTGCGGGTTGAGTTGAATCTGTCGGGTGACCTGGCGGAGGTGTTACCCTATCCAATGAGATTCCCCTAAGAGCCTGAAGGAGGGCTTCGTTTTCGGAGAATGACCCGATCGATACCTCTACGGGACTGGTAAGACCCTCTAGAATACTAATCCCAGGATGCCTCGCGTAACCCATTACTGGCGGTGCCGGACGAACTTCCGTTGCAGCAGCAGCCGCACGAGCTCTCCCGGCCTCCATCTCAGGGGGAAGGGGCGGCGGAGCATCTTTAGGAGGTGCGTCTCTCTCTGCCTTTTTCTGAAATTCAGCCAATGATCTGTAGGGGTTTCCATCGTTATAGTTCGTTAGAACGCTAGCGAGGAGCCTCAGAACATCGGCAATTTCTCCTTTCGGTAGTTTTTGAGCCACAGTAGTTGCGGCAGTTCCCCAACAGATGTTTCCGGAAGGGTTAATGTGTGGGTGATAGTAGCCTCCCTCAAGTTCGATGTTCCCTTCATACTTAAGAACGCTTACCGTCATAGCACGAAGATTGATGATTGCGCGAACCTTCCCAAAGTTCACGCGAAGATCAATGCTTGCAGCCGCGTTCCGTTGTGTTAGAAGAATATCGTTCCTGGTAGTGAGTTCCAGATTCTCACCTGTCAGCTGGTGAAAATCCCAGAAGTTCTCCTGAAGAATCTGGGCAATCTGACCCGAAGCCGTTGATTCGCGACGCTCCAAAGCCATGATGTTTACTTCAACCCTGTGGGCTTCCGTAAGGTCGGCGTTGGCTCGCTCGAACGAACGAATCGCGTTTGAGATATAGGAATCTCTGTTCTTCCTAAGATTCAAGATCTCCCGATCAGTCTGAGTTCTGGTCAGCGCGTCGATTTGATCACTGATCCGCTGCTCTAGAGCAAAGACCTGAGCCGGGGTCTTAGTCTTGATTTCCTCAACCTTCGCAAAAAATCTTTTGTTGATCTCCGTCTTATCGGTAATGAGTTCATTGCCCTTACCAGCACCAAAGACCTGAAGAAGATCCCAGGGCTCCATTTTGGTGCCAGTCTGGTTGGCAAGAAGCTCGATGTATTGAACTGCCAGGATGTGTGCCTTTTGCTTTTCGGCACCCATCCTGGAGAACGGCTTATAGCCTGAACGAATAACTTCACGTAGATTCATGACCATCTCCCCACTTTCTCGGCATAGTATTCATCGCCATTACTGTCGAAGTAAGTTAGTTCCAAGGAGTCAGGAGCTCTTGGAATATCGTACCCACCGTAGTTGCAGTGCCCAAGGTCAAGCAAATAGTCCCTAGCAGCGTCCGTCATCGCCTTTAGATCTTTTTGCTCTTCCTCGGAAATATTAAACTTTTTAGCCACTGCTGCCACTAGAACTGGGTTATTAGCAAACTTTTTGGCAGTATCATCCAACAGCTCGTCGCAGTCATCGCCACCAAGACCACGGCTGGCAACCTTAATTTGCTCCCTGTAAAGCTTCATCAGCTCTTCGATCTCGCCCTCATACTTATCCGAATATACAAGGCCGGTCTTGTATCCGTCCGCATCACCCTCCATGAAGGTAATGGCAAGACGATACTGATTTTTTCGGCAAGCCTGCTTAAGTTTTAATTTAGAAACGTCCATGCACGCGCCCCCTAAAAAATAAAAGGGACGCCTGAAACCAGGCGTCCCTCAATTCCCTTCGACCTAAATTAGATCTTGCCGCCCTTGACTGCCGGGCTCAGCGAGACGAATTCGAAGTCAGACAGCTGGTAGCTATCTTCAGCCGGTTCGCCGTTGACGGTGGCGGTGTGGGTCGCTACACCGAGGCGAGACTTAACCTGGCCTACGGTCCCGCAATCATCGAGAACCTTCGGGTCGCCGCCCAGGACTTGTGCAGTTACTTTTGCCATTTTGTTTCTCCTTCTTTCTTGTACAAGTTACAACGAGAGATCTATCCCTCGCACCAGTCTTATATCTCACACTAGGAAGAATTTGCCTAGCTAAAAAAAGACCCCGCTAAGTACGCGGGGTCTTTGACTAAAGCTCCTCCCAGTGTTTCTCGATGATGTCAGCGATTTCGTTGAAAGTATGCCCCTCATCATTTAGCCTGGTGAGAACAAAACGATTGTTTCCTTCCGTGAACTCCCCGTAACTACTCTTAAGATCACACTGTTTCATATGATCTGGTGCTAGGACACCAAATGGATTAGTGACACCAGGTCCTTCGTGCGCATATTTGTAAGCATCCGTGCCTTTGTCCATCGGCTTAATTCCGTTGATATCCAAGAGAACCCCCAGACAACAGAACTTTCCGTCAAGACTTTGCAGAAAAGATTTTCCCTGTTCGTATTTCTTAGAGCGAAGGGCTGTGACCCACTTATCTGCGTTTTCTTTTTTCACAGAGCCTCCCAATGCTTCTCGATGATATCGGCAATTTGGTTGAAGGTCTTCCCGCTGTCGTTCAGTCTGGTAAGGAAGGTCGCCTCCCCATCATCTCCGACAAATTCCCCGTGTGCGCTTCTAATGCCACACTTTTTACGAATATCTAGGTCTACGATTGCCCCGTATGAGTTATCCCCAAATGTGTTTCTGGCATCTTGTGTCTTCTTGGATTTAAACCCGTTAATATCAAGAAGAACCCCAAGGCAGCAGAACTCGCCTTTGCCGTTCTTCAGTTCTCCGGTACCTTGCTTATAGTTGCCGCTCCGAAGAGCGGCAACCCACTTATCAGCAACTTCCTTATTCATCGATCTCGTCCTCCAAAGAAATCCTAAGCTCCCTGTGTCCGTTGGGCATCTTGAAGTGGTGGGTGCTATCCCAATATTCGAACCACCAGCAATACTTCACGCCCTCAAATGTCACCGCCCCAAACTCCCGCTTGGGTCCTTGAGCGTGAGGAGTATGCCTGATCAGATCAAGAAGCTTATTGTACCTGTCTGTACTGTCGTTCAGAAGTTCTGCGACCCCATCCGACAGTGTGATTCGCCTTAAATACTTAGGACCAAATTCCGTATGCACCATCGGCCCAGGGTTAAGCCCCCTTCTGATGATGTCGTTAATGTCTGCAATATTCTCATCCTTCGCAAGAGGTGCTGGCATAGATCTCCTTTAGTGAAAATCAAATAAAGTTTCTTTCCTAACCGTTGGAACAAGCTTGTCGTTATATTTGAAGATCCCTTTATGGACCTCAAACACAAACAAAAGCATTGGAGTTGAACGAGCCTTACGAATCGAATCTTTGTAGTAAGTTCTGCTCTGTAAGACCAGGGTATGATCATGAGTCTGAGCCACACGGTTAAGTTCCCTTGGAATCCCGTAGTGCCTTGCAAACCCAAGCTCATCTTTCAACTCAACGCTCTTAACTGCTGACTTGTAGAAATCGGAGATAACGAGTGACCGCAGATACTCGCTGTTCTCATGGGTTTCCCTAGCAGCTAAGACAGTCAATGCAATAATCGGATTGCCGTTCTTAAAGGAAAGATGTCCATTCTCAAAGATAAGGTCCAGTGAGTAAGGAACATCCGAACAATAAGGAGAGCAACGATCGAGCCAAATGAAATCAAGCTTATTCTGAGCAGGACGATCCCAGTAGTCCAGGTCATACATCCTCTCAAGCGTCAGCGGAAGCCCAAGCTTAGCCGCCTTATCCCAAGCCCTTGCATAAGTTTGCTTGTCTTTTTCAACTCCGAAAAACTCGACTTTGCCCCGGTGATAGCGCATGAGGCGCGCTTCGAATTCAAGAACATCTGCAGGCAAAGTCCAGATGTTCAGGCTCGCTGTATCCCCGAACTGATCAAAAATCTTATCGGTCAGATCGCGGCGAGTTTGGTGTTTCAAAACAGAATCATGAAATTTTTGAGTGGTATTCATTGTGTTCCCCCGAACCTCTCATAACTGCTTTTCTTGAAAAGGGGAGAGGGAACATCTCCCCTCTCCCTTATGACTGGATGACTTGAAGCTCGGTAACGCTGTTATCCACTTTGGCGATGAGAACTTGAGCGCGAGGAAGCCTACTTGCGTATTCATCCATCAGCTCAACGTCATCAATGAAATAGAATTGTGGGGCTTTTGCAACGAGCCTTTGAAAGGTTTTGCAAAGCTCCAAGCCGATTTTCTTTCTTCTGCCACGGGATAAAGATGTGTACGGAACGAGCCTCTCATCCGTAACCAAGAATTCCTCGTCAACGAAACTGAACAAAACTCCAGGAGTTTTAAGCATCTCAAGCGTTTGCTTGACTTCAAGCTCAGGCATCTTAAGGAGGGCTGCCTCAAATTTCTTGAGTTCCTCCGTAAGCTTCAGCTTCTGCTCAATCGCCGTCTTGTACATCTTTTCACGGGCTACCAGTTGTTCTTTCTTTTGTTGAAAGAGCTGATGCGCGTGAAATTTTGCTCTGAGATCCGAAAGCTTCGTTCTTAACGCCTGCTCGTCTCCTTCTGGCTTTGGCGGAGGGGTTGGCTTTCTAACTTCCTTGGGCTGAAGTGAGGTGAGCCTCTCCTGAAGAATTCTTCGTTTTGAGTCATTAACTGCCGATAACGTACGATGTGAGGAAATCTGCTGAAATAGTTCTCTAATACTGTTTTCGCAGATGCGTATCCGCTCAGATCGCCCCTGGTTACGGTCTTGGATTTCCCTCGCTTTTTGATTGTACTCATTGATTGCTTTCTCCCTTGCACGAGCCGCTGTTTCTCTGAGTTTTGGTGGAACCAGTTGCCCACACTTTGGACAGCTTCCCTCCGGCATCTCCGTAAAGGTCGGTGCAGGAGGAACAGTTTCCATCTCGCTTAAAAGACGAGTCTTCTCAGTCTCCAGGGAGCTATTCTGTGCCTCAAGATCAGTGACCCGAGTTTGAGACGTAGTTCCCAAAGACTTAAGTTCAGTCTCAATTTTCTTCTTTTCACCATCAAGTTTAAGGTTGTCCTCATGATTCTCCCTGGCTTTGGTCATGGCAGTCTGGTATTTAGAAAGTTCCGATGTGTAAAGATCAAACAGGTCCACCTGTGCGGTGAGCTGTTCAATCTCAAGGCGTGCTCCATCCAGATCCATCGAGGCAAGATCGCCCTTGAAATCAGAAAGCTGCGTTTCAATCTGAGCTAAAGCCCCCTGATCCGCAGCCAACTGGTTCTGAGCAATCCGCCTCTCAGTTGCAATGACTTGGGCGTCAACTCTCAAGTTCTCAAATTTGATCTTAGGATGAAGAGTCATCCCAGAAACGAGAGAACTTAAAAGTGCCTTACGATCCACCTTGGCCACTTGACCAATAACCTCAAGCCTTTTTGCCTGAGACAATGTATCCATGAAGAAGCCTTCGTTATAACAACTTGCGAAGACTTCAAAAGAGATACCAAGCAGCGCCGTAAGCTCAGTTTGATTAAGCTTAATGGGTGGAACGCCGTTACGGATTAAGTTGACCGTAGCCGTCTGGCCTCGCCTTTTGATCCTTTCAAACGAGGCTTTGTCGGTAGTGATGATGACACCACCAACCTCTTCTCCAGTAGAGATCAAATGATCCGGATTTTTGCTTCCTGCAGAATCAGTTCCAAAGAAGCCAAACGAGATCCCTTCGTTGATTGAGGTTTTACCAATCTCGTTCGGACCTTTAATGACATTCAGTCCTGGACCAAAGTGAACGGTCTTGTCACGATGGCCACGGAAATTCTTAAAAGTCATGGAAAGGATCATATGGATCTCCTTAGTTATTTTTGCAAGCGATCATGCAGCTTGCCTGCTATGTCACGCCAGCTTTCGGCTTCCTTCTCGGCATCAATAAGCTCACTACGAAGCGACTTGATCTCATCAAAAAGTTCCTCAGCCTCGGACGGATAAAGAACCCGATTGAGATCGAGACTTGTTTTAAGAAGCTCCTCCCGCTCCAGGGTGAGCCTGAGTTTCCTCACAGCACATCCTCCGGATAAGCAGGAACACTTGACGCGAGATCAGCATTCTCGTTACAGCTTTCACAAGGAACCCACTGTCCGCTCGTCATGTCATTGTTGTTATAGTGCCTTCCCGGATAATCCGAATTCTTACACTCCGGGCACTGATACTCCATGAAGACGTGATCATAGGCATCAAGAGCCACGATCTCGTCATCTTCTACTGCGTCGATGACGAGTCCTTCATCTTCGACTTTAATTTGATATCGACACACTTCCGCTTCTGATGTGCCTTTGTTACGGAACACTTCAACGTGGATGTATTCTTTATCGACTTTGATGGTTTTTGTGATGGTGGACATTGGATCTCCTCAACTCGAATGATACCCGAGATGTAATACGGATGGATGAAACAGATGTTTTTGTTGGTTGAACAAGCACTGAAAAAGAATAATGAAACCGTCAGCCACCTCATTCTTTCTTCTTCTCCTCTTCTAGCTCATTAGCCTCAATTCCGGCGACAACGCAGCCACCAACAAATGTGGCCAGTGCCCCATAGAACCATCGGGTATCAATCTGGTTCTGAGTTGTATTGGGTTCAGAGATCCCAACCGACCACAGAACATTAACAGTTAGAATAAGCAAGCCCGAACCAAGTAAATAGAGAGCAGCCAGTTTAAAGTATTTCATTCTTCTTCATCTCCTGAATAATCGTCGTTGTTAATGAGCTCCCCGTCTTCATCAAAGTCGTGCTCTTCTGGTACGTAGTCCATCTTTCTCAGCTCACGCATAGCCTGAGGACCTGAGATAGACTTTGAAGACTGAAGACGCCCACTTAGAAAAGGATTGTTAATGCAGCAACCCACCCCGTCCTTGTGGAGATCCTGAACCATATAATTGATGTCGGTTTGGTCAAGTTTCTCGTTGACCGTAATCACTTCAAGAACGACGGTGTGCTTATAGAACTTGTTATGAGCCATTAGAGTCTCCTTGGGGTGACAGTATAATCCAGTTTAAGCCCAGAAAGCCTTTTAAGTCTCTCTCCTTCCTGAGTTAAAAGATGGATATAGATTAAATCCGGCAAAATGCCCAAAGCTCTCGCCCATGGAACGATTTTTGCCGCAGGAAAAGGTCGCACCCCATTCTCCACATCCCAGATGTGTTGAGGGGATTGATCAATCTTTTTTCCTAGTTCTAACAGAGTTAAACCTTTGGCTTCTCTCCCGTCTTTAAGGAGAGATCCAAGGCGTGCGCTGGGTTGAGACATACTGAATTTTCCTTTGGTACAAATTTGAGTTCACAAGACTTCTTGAATTCGATCTCTTCGCCCGGATTATCATCAGCAGCGGTCATATCGAATTCGCCTAAGACCATACCCTCCAGATCCAGCACTAGAATTTCTACGTGCTCGTCTTTTTTCCAGGGTCCGAAGTCTTGTTTAAAGGTGACATCCGAAAAGTCAGAACCGCCACAATAGGGTGACTGACTACGAAACGAAAATATTTCTGAAAAGCCTTTGGTGGTCATAAAACTCCCTCCAGAGATCTTATAACCAGAAAATGGGTAAAAAAGAAAAGCCCCACTCCGTTTCCAGAGTGAGGCTTTTCCAATGTCGGGTCGGGTCTTCTATCTTAGCTGCTGCTGACCCAGTGTCCTGCAGCGGCATCCGTGAGTCTGATCGACTCAGCGGCAGCCCACAGCTGGTACTGAGAGCCAACAGTCAGAGCATCGATTTGATCCCCTGCTTGAGGATAGATATTCAAAACCGTGGAAGGCGGCTGAATAACGAATTCGATAGATCGCCCGCTTCCAGTTGCTGCCGGAAGATTGGTGACCTGGTTATCGATGTTCTCAACAATGAATGAGTCAGTCGCCTCAACCATGTAAGGATTAGCTGGGTGATAGACTACGTTCTGGTAGTTGCCGGGAAGAGGAGCGCCTGGCGGAACAAGGTTATTGCCAGCATCAAAACTCATCAAAGCAATCATTGGTAGCTTCTGTCCGCCTGCCGTAACGAAAAATGGCGGGCGGGACTTCTCTTCAATGGTGCTCGCAGGGTGAACTTCCACGTGTGCAGCAGAAACGGTCCCAGCGCCCTGAAATGCGGTCAAGGTGTTGCTTGCGGTCGGGACGACTGCGACTGCAGCAGGAACCTTATTCCCTAATGCGTCGGTGTAATAAGCAACATCATCGTCATCGAGAATAATGTTGTGCGCCGGATTGGCGACTTCAGATGGGTTAAATGCCATATGCATACTCCTTATTTTTAGATGATTAGAGTATGGATAGTGACGAAGCCTATGTCAACCGGAATTAGATTCCGCATAAAAGTGTAGTAAAATGGCGCGCCCGTTCGGACTCGAACCGAAAACTAGCCTTTTTTAGAGAAAGGCTCCTCTACCAATTGAGGTACGGGCGCACCGACTACGTTACAACAAGGGAAGGTCTTTGACCAGTGTGTCTGCTCCAAGTACTGCTACTGCCGTGAGTTGATTACCAATATCTGGCTCATAAAATGAAGAGTAAAGCTTCTCACGATATGCAAATAGATCTTGATAGTACTCAAGCTCGTCTTCACTTTTTACTACGAGGAAAACTAAAGTGCCATTATCCCAGCCAGGAGTTTTACCATACTCCAAGAGAAACTCTGCTACGGCATGCCCAGCCTGAACTGCTTTGTAGCCGGGCGTCTTTAGGTCATCCCGCACTAGCACATACAGTTTCATGGCAAACCTCTTTGGTTTCCTCTGCAATCAATTGCGTGTAGTGGTTCAAGAGCTCATGGATCTTCTTCTCACTGGGCTTATTGCAGCAATGAGGGTTGTCCTCACATTTGCCGTACACTGGCTTACACGGAACTCTCTTCTCAATTTGCTCACGAGTCCTACCACGAATCAGACAGTACACGATGTGCCTATGGCGAAAATCAAAACGGAGCTTAGCAAGCTCAGCTTCAATCGCTCCAAGCTCTTTATTGTGCCAGCTGGTATCGCCGCCCGCCTTAGTAGTAACGCTGACCGCTTGTCTAAAGATGGGCTTCTTTTGTTTGATCAGATCTGCGGTGAGCTTGAGCTCGTTTTTGAGTTTGAGTAACGTCATCGATTTCATTTTTGTTCTCCTTAGCCCGAAAAGTAATAATCGCCTCTGAGACCTGCCGGGTGTCATAGTCACAAAGGAGTTCAGCAATTTCTTGATTGAGTGGAACACGAAGTATCCGGTTTTTCCGGACAGTTGAAAGAGCGTAAAAACCAGTGCTGCTCTTTTCGCCTTGAGAAAGATTTCGCCCAAGCGAAATATCCACCGGCCTGATCTCATAAGAGGGATCAAGCTTCGTTAGAATATGCTGGGCAAGGGAGCGACTAAAAGTGATTCGAAAGATGAGCGACCCTTTGCAGATCGCGTATCCTGAGTTTCCAGAACAACCTAAACAAACCTAATGTTCCATAAGCTATTTATCTCCTTCATAAAAATATTTGTCAATCGCGCCTCTTATTTAGCTCTGCAACGAGACGTAAGTTTCACCAGTCTTAGTTTGTTAGTATTTCGATAACAAACTAATACCTGCAAAACCAGTTTGTTTTTCTTGCGTCAAATCCATGCTGCGGCGCGACTGTGGGAATGTGTGGTCCTATAGCGAAGAAGGTCCGATAGACAATGAAAATTACGGACGAGGGTTCTTATAATAAAAAATGTTTGTAGAGTCAGCGTTATTGCTTAGGGTTGCACATTATGCACATTGCGCATAAGGTCAGTTGTAAGCGCCTGTTTTTATTTCTTTTCCTTAGAGCACCGAATGTGTAGAAAAATGTGTAAAAAACGTCAATGTGTGGCTACCCCACGCCGCGTTATAAAGCAAATCAATCGATTAAGCTATATTTTGGTTAACAATCAACTAAAGTGCTTTTGACACACTTCTCAGACCCGCTGTGTTGAATTACACATTGAGGGTATTTCGCGCACACGCCTACACAGTACTAAAATGGTTTTTAACGCGTTGCTTCGGAGCTCATCTTCTTGAGCTTGTGAGCTATCTTCCTAAACCAGCGGTGGTCTTCACCTTGGACCTTTTCCAAGATAGGGCAGAGCGCAAGCGCTGTGATCGCGACGATCTCTTCGGGATCTTCTGTCTTTTCTAGGTAAAGAAGAAGGGCGCTGGCGATAGCCGCCAAGTTCCCTTCTTCTAAAGCGACACGGTACTCTGGAACGGCAAAGGGCAACTTTTCAAGGAACTTCACTTTCCCATTTTCTCACCTTACTTGATCGGGATCAATCGGGGTCCGGCTATCTTCTGCTTCTTGAATCTGAGTTCCAAAACTCCATCTTCTAGGTGAGCGTCAATGGAGAGAGGATCTGCGCCCAAAGGGATGTCGAATATCCGCTTCAGTTCTTGGTCTCCCCTTTTTCCAGAAACAGTGATGTTTTCCCCGTTCACTTCAACTTTCAGATTCTCCTTTTTAATGCCTGGAACTTCGATTTGAAAACTGTAGCCGTCGCCTGTGTCATTATGTGGAACTATTGGAGCAAAAGGACTTCCCGGTCCAAAGAACTTTTCAGTAGCCTTCCAAAAGTCATCGAAAAAATCGTTATTATGGGACATGGTAGCTTCCTCCTCTTGGTAATTTGAGTTTTCATTCATCGTTGTCAAGCATCGCCTTTTGGTCACGGATACGCAGCACCGGAGCAAACCCATATTTATGTGGTTTGCAGTGTGCGCATCCGCAACCATAGTGATCTTTTTTAAGATGTCCAATGTGCTGGGATTTGTTGATTGTCTTCCAACAAGTGGCGCGAAGATCTCTCAATCTTCGCGCCTGCACTCGTTTGGTTTGTTCTCTTCTCCAGGCTCGATTACGCATATCAATCCCACATCCAAGGATCAAAGTAATCCTTGCGCTTACCGGTGAAGAGCTTCTCATGATTCCCTATGTGAACCATTTGATTCTCATAGTGACGGAAGCACTTGTTGCTTGTTCGCTTAGCCCAGGTGCGTGGTCCCCAGTGACGGCGGCGTCCTCTCGCCTTGTCGCGATCAATGCCCCTCTCCTTACGCCATTCCTTCTTCTGAAGATACCTCTCAGAACGCACCTTCTTTTCGGTGATGTTCAGAGGGGTTTTGCAGCGGAAGTGAGCGCCGTTACGAGGATACCAGTCTTCGTACTTGTTACTGGTGTAGCGGCGTTTCTGACGATTCCAGAACGGTGGCTGGTATGGGACTGCGGCGCTGTGGTTGTAACGCTTTTCGACAGGCTCAATCCAAGCCCAGAACTCATCCATGCTTTTGTGCATGACGTAGTGCGATCTGCCAATACGCCAGATGCGATAAGCAAGGTGCCAGCAGTGGTAGCGGTCACGGCGGTTTTTACGGTGTGGGTGGCTATCGTGCTTGTCTTGGGAATAGAGCTCGCGAGCCCAGCTGAGGAAATGAATGTGGTCGCATCCGTCCCATTGACGAACGAATGGCGCGACCGGTTCTTTTTGTAGCATAGATTATAGTCTCCTTCACAATCGACCTATAATCATGACCATCTCCTTTCGTTTAGGGTTTAGAGTGCAGCCATCCATGGCTGAGAATTCCATCCTTGGTAGGTTCAGTATTCCATAAGAAGGCAAGAATTGCTAGTCGGCGAGCCAAAATACGCCGTCTTTTTCGCAAAGCCAAACGACTTTCCTTATGCGGGAACCATCTTCATACCACAGGCTGATTTGTTTCATATTGGCTCTATATGTGCTGGTTCATAAGTCTCATGGAAGATATCGGGCTTACAGGCGTAGTACTCACCCTTTACTCCGCAGATGATGTAGTCACCGACAGATACCTTCATTGCCCCTTCCATGGTGTGGATCTTGAGGTCTTCTCCTTCACGGTAGAGATAGGTGCCCGTGCTAGGAGCGTAACTCGCCCACCCCATGGCTGCTTCCCAATCCCCCGTGTAGTGGTAGGCTTCAACTTCAACCGGCTTTTTTCTGTATAGCATTAATCCTCCTTAGCTTGTGCACGCTCGGCATCAGCGTGGCGTAAATTCTCAGGGCTTATTCCATATACGTGTCCATCGAAATCAACCCGCACGCGCCCATCTTTCCAAAATCCGATAACCGTTCCCACTCGGTCACGACCACAGGTGAATCGACAAATTACCACGTCAAATAGTCCAAACATCACTCGCCCCCTTTTGCCTGCTGGGCAGTGGTGTTTACCATCGGTAATTCATGTCATCGTACAGTTTTCGTTCTTCATCTTGCTGGCGCTCATACTCGGCACCGAATTTTCGCCATTCAAACCACCATTCTTTTAACTTAGCCCACATCAACAACCTCCGGGGTTTGGCATACTGGTCCACACTCAATATCATCATCCGGCGCATCTGCGTCCGGCGGCAATTCATCGAGAAAGATTCGCACGCCTTTGACCCGCACTAGGCGCACGCCGAGAAGTCTGCTCTGTCTTGCCCGACGCTCAAAAACTTCGTCCCTAGTCTCTTCAACAACCTTATGTTTTTCTCCGCCTCTAAAAACAAACTTATCCATCCTTGCTCCCCTTGGACTGTTGGGCATCCGTGCCGCTATCCGGTCGAGCGTAAAAGCGTTTCACATCGCACATAGTTCTTACAAAGGGTGAAATGGTGAAACTATCTAGCTGGTTGATCTCGGCTAGAAAATCATAAGCATCTGCCTGTGTTCCGGTGAACTGCGCAGCTTTTTTGCGCCAGCTTTCGTCAAGTTGACCGGTGGGTGCAGAAACCAACATAGCTACCATCTTTACAAAATCCATAGTTACTCCTTCTTGACAGTGCGAACGTAGTTATGTGAGCCATCCCAATGAACCACAACGCCGCCGCCACCTGTCCCGCCGTAGTAAACCCAAGCCACCATTTCCATACCCACTCCTTCACTTAATCGTTTGTCACACAAGTAGTCGTGTCTTCTTTCTTTAGTAGGGCATCGATCTCCTTTTTGGTGCAAAAGTAGTACTGAATCAATAACCCGTCCGGACACCCAAATTCGCGAAGTTCTTCGAAGGTGTAGCTATCCATCAGTTATAATTCTCCCCATGTTCTTTATAGACAGCTCCCGTAAACGCCATCACTTCTTCTCCATAGTGGTGGCAGATCAGTTTATTGCACCATTCCAGATCCGGCGTTTCGTGGAGAGTTGACTTAAGCCTAGCCTCTTCGAGTTCCACCAATCCTTGCTCGATCTTTTCAAAGATCTCCTTGGAGTGGATCTCTTTGTTTCTGATCTTAAGCAAATATTCTGCATCAGGTCTTGGGAAAGTGATCCTTCCAGTCAATAGAAGCTCCTTAGCTTGAGAAGCAACACGGATTGCGTGCATGCAGGCTTTAAAATCAATACCCTCATTCTTTTCCGCCTGGAGAGCGCGTTCTCCGTATTCGTCCACCCACTTAGCCGCCATCGTAAGTGCAAGAGGGAGTTTCGTGCTGAAAGGAATCATCTTTCCGCAGACATCGAGGTGTTTGATCATTTGGGTAGAAGGCATTAGATCCATCTTTCGGGTCTTTTGTTCCACTTCAACGATCTTAATGAAAGTGTTTTCGAGTGCCCTTGTAGCCCAAAGTGATTCCATGTCCCCAACAGTATGTGGCGTTCCGCTGGCTGCAAGAAGGTCATCTCGAACAATACGAAACGCCGCTACCCGCGATCCTTTGATCCCGTATTTGTCCGCCTGCCCTTTGCAGTACTCAGCAAACTTAGCCGTTCCTTTGTGGATGAACTTTTGTTTGTTGAACCGAATTTCTACCCACCAGCCCGGGACATGTTGGCTGGTGTAGAATTTTGCTGGTGTGAACAGCATATCAAGCGCCATCGTATCCCCAGCCAAAAGAAGACCCATATACTTCTTAAGTGAGTAGAAGTCGCGGTCTGTATCGTTTTTCGTGTTCTTGGCGTGCTCATCTTCCTTCGTATGGGTCCGGTAAGCATCGACTACCCTCTGAAGAAGGATGTCTTCAGCTTTGGGGATGAAAACAGTTTTGTAATCAGTGTCGCTTTCCGTGGTATTGGTTCCGTAAACGTGGCTCCCAAACTGCATTGTGATTTCGTCCATTAATCCTCCCAGTCTTCTGCGTCTGCGTCGTAAACGTTGCCGTTACCATCATCAAGGTAGGTGAGAGCACCATGTTCATAGTGGACCTCTCCGGTGCCAATTTGTGGTTGAACGCCGTGGAGATCGCCACGCAAATTCCTATTTCCGAATTCCCTTTTCACTGGAACGCCCTCGTCATAGCCACAGCAAATCAATCTTCCATCTACCGGTTTGACTTCTTTTCCACAAGTTTTACACCCAAAGCGTGGGTTTGACATAGTGATTCTCCTTGAAGAAACGGCGGCTCGGAGTAGGTGTTCTTCAGTCCCCGCCGAACCGCCGCCTTTTGCTCGTGCTTTAGAAGTTTAAAGAAGCTTGTTCTTTATCCTACCGAGCAAACTTAGTAATAGAATACGTGAAAGAGCCTTTTTCCCTTCCTCCGAATGTCGACGACCTTTAGGAGCTTGAAGCCCTCGTTGCGGACTCGCTCCAAAACTTCGTCGTACATATCCTCGTAAGCCACGATCATTTTGACTTGATTCATGATTTTATTCCTTTCAATTGTTGGTTTTCCTTCAGCAGTACTTGAATCTTTTTATCTAAATTGATCACGGTTGCAATCAGGATATTTTCAAAATCATCGGGATCAAGTAGCCCAGTATACTGGTCATCTTCCACAAGCATGTCAAAGAATTCTTCCCTGCTGAGCGGTGCTATCTCCCCGAGAAGCACTCCTTCACTCATGAAGTCCATATCTGCAAGTGCTTGCTCTTGGCAGTCGCAAGCCTCTCCTGGTTCCAACCCGTATGCTCCACAGTTTTCACAGTTCATAGATTATTCCTCGCAGCACAAATCATTGTCAGTGCCATGATAGTAGTGGTCCCCGTATCCGCAGCTTATGACTGAGGGGACATAGCGGCAGTAGGGTTTAGCTTTAATCTCACCACCTCCGATCGATAAAGCGCATCCGGTAAGAGAAGTTATGCTTAATATCAGTAACAGCTTCATTGTGCCTCCTTGCTAAATTAGGTACATTGCCTCAAAATTTTAAGATGAGGGTGTTCTTTTTATTGATGCTCCTAGCCATTTCCGCCCAGGCTTTCGATCGAGACAGCTTCTGTAAGGGCGTTTGTCACGATCGGTATCACGACGGAATGGCTACCTCTGACCAAAGTAATCTTGCTGAAAACGAGGTGCGTTGTTTCTGCGGTGATTACCGCGTTATTACTTTGGGAAGACAGCTTCCGGTTCCTCATAGGAAAAACCAAAATCCCTCTGAACCTACTGTTTATTACGGGGTCGACGAAATGCACTATGCTCCCGCCGACCCTCCTTCTGTCAATGTTACTTTTTAGACATCCTCGGTTCTCCACCCTTCTGGATCATAATACTGCTTTGCTGCCTTAACCGTATGGTAGCTTTCCGCGCTATCATCCGCCTCAATAACCACAGCACGTAAGTGTCCTCCATAAACACAACCTGCATCCAAAGCCCTCGCATAGGGGAAGTAGTATTGCTCACCTACGTTGTGCACATTATGTCCGAAGTAGATCGTTTCAGGACCGTGCCAGGAGTTGTACCATGGTGGACAATCATCCGAGTTATATGAGCCTTTTTTGTCGGGGCTATAAGTTCGGATCAGCCTGCAGGCAAAAGGATCTTGTTTGTAGACCGGAAATCGTGAGTCGATGCCCGCGTGCGCGACATACTTTGTATCCCGAAACCGAATGATCTGTGGCAGCTGATCGAGCCACTCAAAAAGCTCTTGTTTGTGTCTCGGCTGTTCGAGCTCCCACTTGAATTGGGTGAGTGTTGAGAGGAGCGACCCAACTTTAACGTTATTTCCTTTGAGAAAACGCTTGAGCTTATTTTCATGGTTTCCCTCGCAGCAGTAGATGTTCTCGATAAACCTGGCAAAGTTAACGAGCCTGGCAATACCAGGACCACGGTCAATGAGATCTCCCGTGAAGATCAGAATGTCGTTTGTCATCTTCCAATCCACGAGTTTTAGGAGTTGGTGGACTTCAGCGTCGCAACCGTGGGGATCTCCGATAATGATGACGCGCTTATCTTTACAGACCTCGCGGAGGTCTAGGATCTTTGCGTATTCCTTTGGTTTCATAAGACTCCCCAATGAGTTTTTTTAGCTCATAAAGCTCGTTGGTAAACTGGCAAACGTCTGCTCCAACATCGCCTTCGTGTTCCATATACCAAATGATCTCCGGAATGACCCAAAGAGCCTCTTTGAGCTTATCTAGTTTTTCCCGGGCTTCGTGCCAAAGATCGTGCTTAGCTTGCGCTTCTCTTGCAAAGCTTTCTTTGTCGCCCAGCGTAAGCCACATTGCTTCAGCCCGATGCTTGGCCATTTCAAGTTCTTCTTTGCTGAAGGTATTGGCTGCTTCGCGTAGCTCATCTGCTTCTCTTGGCGTAAGGACATTCACATACTTTGTACCACACTCGTCACATTCGAAAACCATAGCATCCTCAAAATAAAAAAGGCGGGGCGCATAAGCACCCCGCCTGATTGGTTAATTCACCGCCGTGTAACTTGAGATCATGATATTCAGTCGATCAAGCCTATTGAGCCTGCTTGTCTCCTGAATCCTCCGACTGGAGTTGCCGATCACATAGGTGAAGGCGTTGTAAATGTCCCAAACCGTGGTAGCAGATTGGAAGCGTACCTTCTCCTTCTCGATATCCCTTGGGCTTGCAATACCATATTCTTTGGCTGCCATCTCTGTAAGCCTTTCGATCTCATGGGGTCTAAGGGTAAGATCCGCCCATTGTTCCCAGATGCGACCCGTACGCTGGAACGCAGCAATGACCGCCTCAGGTGTAGGAAGGTTGATCTCAGGCTCTCCGTGCCCAACGTGTTTGATGTTGAGCCCGAAGATACTATCCATCGCCGTCGCACCATTCATGCAGCGAAGAACAAGACATCCCACTCGCAGGGTCAACGGAGTGGTTGTGTTGTAGGAATTGGTTCCCCAGGTACGAAGAGCAACGACGTCGCCCAGGCCCCGACCAACGCCCGGAATGTTATGGCCTGGCATATTGAACGTGATGCTTCGGAATGTATGCTGGACGATGACTCTGGCACCGTCTTTTTCCTGGAAGAACTGGGTGTCAGGATTTACTCCGCCCAGAGCGCGAGCAAACGGCTCGAAAGCATCGATCATGCGCTCGTGTTTAATCAGCTTGTAGCGATCACTCACGATAGCCAGATGTTTTCTTGTGTCAGTTCTAGTGACACTTTTGACTCGTGGAATTTCCCGGTCAAACTCGTCGAACACAGGACGAAGGGCGACCGGGAAGTTATAAACGGAAGGGTTTGTAGTAGGAAGCATAGTGATTCTCCTTGATACAATACTTATAACAGAGAAATAAGGCGCTATTCCTGGATTTTGGCTTCTTTCTTCGCTACAGCCGCAAGAAGTTGATTGAGCTGATTGATCTCGTTAAGCACAGCATGATAGCCAGGATTGTGTTCTTGGCTTATGCCACGGTATTCAAAATCTTGTAGCTCATTGTGAAGTCTAATCAATTCCCGGTCGATTGCTTCAATGATGGTCATTGTTTCTCCTTATCTAGTTCGCTGAGCGCTTCCCTCAAATCAGACAGAGCCTCTGAGTACGAGGTGAACGGTGCCTGCTTGATCACCCCTGACTCCATCGCTTTTCGAGCCAGATTAACAACTCTTTGGAGGGAATCACGCTCTTTTACGAGCTGACATAAACCATGCTTCTCCCAAATGGCGTGCTCCATTTCCATCTCTTCCACGCGAGCCTGGAGTCGCCTAAAGCAGTTCTTCGACGGGTAGTGAAGTGGAAGTCCCCCGCATCTGCAATCTAAAGTATCTTCGTTACTCATTTACTAGACTCCTTTAGTGCACGAATTTCTTTCTCAATGGCTTTTTGGGCATTTTCCCAGCCTTCCATGGAGTGATCTCCGAAATAAGGGTCTTTTTCATCTTCTGGCCAGACTCCAGCGCACAGACTGGCTGCTTCCTCTAGTGCCTCGTTGCGAATTTCGCGGAGTACCCCAAGCAGATATGGACTGAAGTCAGCCGGGAGACACAAAACTCCGTCCTTGTCTGCGTAGACATTGCATAGAAACATCATCGTCACTTTGTCTGCACGTTCTTTCAGTTTCACTTGCTCTCCTTGTTCAGCTCTTGAAGAGCTTCTGTGAATTCTGGAAATTTCTTGTGGTACTGAAATCCCTTCATCCATTCAAACACGCCTCGTGCAGCATCCACCACACGCTGAAGCTTGGCGTTTTTCTTGGCAAGCTTTCGATTTGTTTCCTTTAGTTCAACTGGGAAATCTCGATTAGCCAGTGTCTTCCAATTCTGTCTATCTCGGGCAAGTTCTTCACATTCCTTTTCGAGTTCCTCCACGCGGGCTTGAAGTGAACGAATCATTTCAGATCGTTCATCTCCTGAAGTCTCTGGAAACGCCCCACCCCACGGACTGTCCCAACCCATAAGCTATTCCTCCATATTAAAGTTCTGTCCGCAATCCTCGCATAAGAATTGTTTCTTAAGTTTCCTCCCTTTGGAGAAATAATCGATCCGTTTCTGGATGTGTTCTTGCGGGTCTGCCTGGTCCAGGATGTTCTGACTTTTACATTCAGGACAACGCTCCTCTGGACCATTCAGTACTAGCGTCCTATCTTTTGAGGCTCGCGAGTTGGAATTGATTAGGTCCGCAATGTAACCAGCATCTTGTTCTCCTCCGCCGTCGTTGTACCAGGCAAGCCAGCAGTCTAGGTCGGAGTCTGATTCAAATACAAGAAGCAGACTTCGTTCGTTAATGGGTTGTAGGTTCTTCTTTTTTGACATCGGTCACCTCTGGTCCAAAGGGCATAACTTCTCCGAACTTCTTAAGCCACTTCATATCAGTGGGGCATTCAAGAACAAGTCTCAGATCGTTACATTCAGGATTATAGGCAAGTCCAATGATTGGGAAGTCGAGAAGGACATCATAGGCTTCGCTATTTTCATCCTTCAGATCGACTGCGATAAGGCGGGAAAGCTCGACGTGTGCGTTATCCGGGTAGTCAGAGCTTGAGAGGGCTTCGATAAATTCTTTTTTAGTCATAGTGTTTCTCCTTTATGGTACCCCCGTACAGATTCGAACTGTACAGCACGAGCTTAGAAGGCTCAGTTGGTATCCAAACCGGGGGCACTGATAGTTCCTTTATAGCTATCGATTTCAACACCGTTACCTTTGCGGTAGGCGTACATTTTCACGTCCCGCACTGGGAAGATTACGATCTTCTTTCGTTCAAGTACATCGTGTACAACTTCTTGGATCATAACCGTGAAGTTTGGGTCTTCTACTGATTTAATGCCGTAGTCTTGGTATTCAACCACAAGACCGGATAGGCGCTTATGTCGCCTATTGAAGATGTAGTTGAAGAGGTCTTTGAGCTCATCGAAGAGTCTTTTTATCATCTGACTTTCCTTTCTCCCACGGCACACCCCTGATCAATATGATAATGCACTGACCAACAGCATAGCAGAACACGAATGCAGGAATACTTGCCTCCGGCACGATAAATTTCATGAGAGCGCCCCAGAGCGACATCCAGGCAATGTGAAAGACGAAGTAGGTTAACATTATGTGTCTCCTTTTAGAACGGTCCTGGCTTCTATTGCAACACGCCTACAAGGCCCACAGCAATTGTTTCCGTCTGTCTTTTGCAGAATCGACTTTAGGACAGTTTCGAGCTGCTCGATCCTATCTTCGTAACGATGTCTTGTCATACTCTTTCCGCGCTTGAATGCTTCCATATCAACTCTGATCAGAGCCGCTTCAGCAAAGTCAGCTATGTCACTAGGGTGATTATGTATCCAGTCTTCGCGGATTTTTTCTGCCACCTTTCTAAGATCCATCTGAGTTCTCTTCGGTAAGTCCATCAACCCACTTTCCGCTTTCATCTCTGGTCTCAACCTTAACCGCCTTCATTTCCTGATCGACTTTCTCGTCGATCTTGGCAAGAACTCCAGTGACTCGGGCTGTCTCAGTCTTAAGCCAGGCTTGAAATGTTTTACTTTGAATGCAGCGTTCAAAGGCTCGTTTCTTGTTCACATGTTGGTCTCGCTCGTCACGAGCTTCGCCAACAGCACCTGAGGCTTCGTGAACTACACGAACACCTGAGTTGACCTTGTTTTGATTCTGCCCTCCCTTGCCGCCGGAGCGAAAAGTATCGACTCTAAAGTCTTTTTTGGTGACGCTGAAGAGGATTTCTTTAGCCATACATCTCCTTTGGTCTCCCCACTCCGAATCTCACGGAGATTTCAAATTTAGGAAATTTGCGTCCTGTATATTGAACGATGGGGAGGTCTTAATCTTCTAGCCAATGACTGAAAGGTCCGATCTCTTCGAGTTCTCGTTCGCGTTCGATATCTTCCTTCATTGATGAGCTAATAGCCATAGAGCCCATGTCTTCAAGTTCTCGTTCGCGTTCGATATCTTCTTTCATGGATGGGCTAATTCCCATTGCTCCGAAACCATCATCCTTTTTCTTCTTTCCCGAAGACCTCATATTCTGTTCTCCCTTCTAGTAACTGTTCCATGTCGAACTCGTTTGGAAAGTGTTTGAGACGGTAATAGGCTTCTTTCCTGATCCATTTTGGAACACCGGGAGTTTTCTTTGGGTCAAGTAATGCCCGCAGAAACTCTCTCGTATTCCTGATTGCTCTTGTTCTTTCGTAAGGTAGCGTCATAGATCAAACACAATGGGTTCGTTTTCCGGGTCGTAGCTATATGTGCAGGTACTGGCGTTCACATAGAGCGTATCTCCCACCTTCACTTCGCCGTAAGCTTCGTGAATGTGTCCAAAGATATGAGCTTTGGGCTTAATTCGCTCCACAGCTTTTGCCAAATCCCAGCACCCCACATGTCCCGGAACCAATCCGACAGGATCATACTTGGTCCGTGTCTTCCTGAAAATATCATCCTGGATCAGATAGGGCGGTCCATGAGTGATGAGCACATCCGTATCCGTCGGGATCTTATCCCACATGATCTTGAGCGCGTTTCCCCTGGGAAGGTTAAACGCCCAGTCATAGAATTCTGGTTGCCAGGGTGAGCCATAGAACTTGAGTCCTTGAACGGTGACTGAGCTATCTTGCAGGTAGTGTCCTGCAACCTTCACCATGTCTCTGGCGAGCGTGGGGTTTTCCTCAAAGAGGAAATCGTGATTGCCACAAATCCAAACGACATCCTTGTATTTTCCTTTGTTGAGAAGGGTATCAACCCAGTCAACAAAGCGTTGAACTTCATCGATGTCTCCTCGCATACTGATATCACCCGAATGGACGAGGATATCTCCATCAGGTAGTTTTAATTTTTTGTGTAGTCCGTGAGTGTCGGAAATAGCAACGATTCGGGGCATAATGATTCTCCTAGTAATAATCCTATACCCGATTTGATTAGAAGTGGTAGCCCTGCTTGGAATCGCACCAAGTTCTTCGGTTTCGTAGACCGATATCCTATCTATTGAACGACAGGGCCACATGAGGTAAAGTGGAAGGCGTGTGGTAACAACATCTATCTCCGAATTCAGTACTAGCAACTGAAACTGACGCCACACGTGCGTCTAAAAGGAGATAGGATATGAAGCGTTATACGATTGTCGAGCTTTGCTCTGTTGACCACCCCAATGCCGAGAAGATCAAGAAGTACAATAAGGACCTGGGCTTCCATGTCTATAAATACCGTGGTGCCTATATGCTCATCATCGGTGATGAGTATGTGTGGAGAGCTGACGATGTCGACTACTGTTACATTGAGGGCGGAATGTACGTCTTTAATGAAAAGGGCGAACCTGTAAAGGTCGCTTAAATTGGAGCCCCAACCGGGAGTTGAACCCGGGCGTCCTGACTGGCAGTCAGGCATGCTACCGTAACATCTCTGAGGCATTGAACTTGTATTAGGAAAATTCCCCTATTGAAACGCTGTTCACCCAGTGTTTCAATAGGGGTATGAAAAACAAACTTTTTGGTCGTCGTCCTCGTGGCTTTAACCATAAGATCCCGCACATGAGCGCCATGCTGCTGGGCTCCGACAACTCTGTCTTTGTGCCGCCCAGCATCAACTATGCTCCGGACACTGTTTCGAATTTTGGAATGATGTTGAATGATCAGCTCGGGGATTGCACTTGCGCTGCTGTCTACCACTCCATTCAAATTTGGTCCTTAAACGCACAAGGATCGATGCTGACAGAGCCGGACAATGATGTCCTCTCTTTGTATGAGCAGGCTTGCGGGTACAGCCCAGCCGATCCTAGCACGGATCAGGGCGGGGTCGAGCAGAGCGTTCTCTCATATCTCCTCAACAACGGTGCTCCGATGAGTAGCGGAGCACCCCACAAGATCTCTGCTTTCTATGAAGTCGATCCTCGTAACACCAAGGACGTTAAGCAAACAATCTACGAATGTGGCGTTGCTTACATCGGTATCGATGTTCCAGCCAATATCATGCCGGATGACGGCATGCCTCCGCAGCTCTGGCAGGTCGTGCCTAACCAGGAGATTATTGGTGGGCACGCGATTGCTCTGACTGGCTATAACGCCACCGGTCCTTTTCTGATCAGCTGGGGTCAAAAATTTCAAATGACCTGGGATTTCTTTAACCAGTATACCGACGAGGTCTACGGCATCGTAGACTCTGAGTGGATCGCCAAGACTGGCAAGACTCCTTGTGGAATGACACTTGTTCAGCTTGAACAAATGATGCAGTCCATGAAGTAAGCCGCTGTTTATCATTCACGGAAGTGTCGGCAGTTTAACGTAACTATGTGCTTTTTCACGATTTAGTGATCTCCTTATCAGTCACGTTATCATTCAAAAATTGGAGCCCCGAGCGAGAGTCGAACTCGCTTCACCAGATTGGAAGTCTGGCACATCACCACCAATGTTTTCGAGGCATGGAGCCGCTACCGGTGTTCGCACCCGGATCGCTACATTACCAATGTAGAGCTCTGCTACTTAAGCTATAGCGGCATTAAAATGGTACCCCAGCAAGGAATTGCACCCTGTCGAGCTGTTTCGAAGACAGCCATGCGTCTACTACATCACTGGGGCTCAGGATATTGGTGCGCGGCCACGCACCTCACTGATAGTTAAAAAAGCCGAGCCCGAAGGCTCGGCGAAACTAAAGCAAATGAAGTTCGTACTTGCTGTTCTGTGTTTGGAACAGGTACTTACTTTCTTCTTTGAGAAACGAGCACTCCTTGATTTCGGTTGTGAGAACAATCCTGAGATTACCCTCTTCAAGTGGTGGAGCAGTCATTAGAAAAGTCTTCCCAACTTCAGGAAGCTCCATACATTTCCCGACAATCTCGTTTGTCCTTAGGTTGTTGTGATTAGACTGAATCTTCACTAACCGTACTTCGTACATAAATCTCCTAGTCGATATTTTCCTGCTGGTAGATTTCCATCTCTGGGAATCTTAGAGCAGTGAGTTTTCCGTAGTAAGGTCTCAACGGATCACCGAGAATCGTTATGCCCTTATAAGCACATCCCGTATCAATGTTGGCATACCAGTCTTGGATATCAGGACCACTTTGCTGTGGCGTGTGTCCGTGGACGTTATACCAATTTTTGACGTTCTTCCTCGGTGGCTTGTAGCGGTTCCAGATGAAGGTCTGTCCGTCCCAGCCAAATTTTTTAACCTGATTCTCAAGATGACCCTGACCGACAGGGGCGTGAGTGATCAAAAGATGCCTTCCATTCTTGTGCTTGAGTTCCTCGTACTCAAGATAAAGCGGAAGTGCCTTGATGTACTCTTGGTGCTTTTTCAGAACCTCGATACCTTCACAGGTGTGTGCTCTGTTGATTACTGTTTCTCCTGGATGCGGATAGAGTAGTCCATCTGGACAGCTACAGTAGCTTGCGTAAGCCTTAAGTCCTCCGTTGTAGAGCCACAAGCCTTCTTGCTTATCATCCGACATGAAATCATCGTGGTTTCCTTTGATACATGTGATCTTGTTATCGATGATGTATTGGATGAGCTCGCGGGTTCTTGGTCCACGATCAGGGAGATCTCCTGCAACCACAAAAGGCTCGCCTGGAAATTTGGCCGTCATGTCTTCATGAAGCTTCTTGAACGTTAGAAAACATCCGTGCGGATCTGTCGTGATAATCATATAGATCTCCTTGGAAGTCTCATACCAGCATTTTAAAGTGGTAGGGATGGTGAGAATCGAACTCACTTGATGTCTTGCTCCCAAAGCAAGCGGCTAGCCTTTGGCCCACATCCCTACATTAAAATTGCATTCCGATGCCCGGTCACCCTAACTCACAACTTCGCATGTGACGCATATTCCAGCAACCGGCCTCTTTGACCTGGCTGATGAAAATTGGAGCGGGCTGTTGGCTTCTAACCGAAAGAGCTTATGCTGCAGCAACTTCTCTTTCCAGACCCCGCATAGTAACTAATTGGCCGCAATAGATCCACGGCGTTTAAATTCGATAGCCTCTCTGGCTTTTTCCAGCGCCTCTTGCATAGGGAGACGCATGCTGCTTGCTGACAGTACTGTCCATAAACGAAGTGGTTCGTCACTATCTTTCAGCGTTACCTGATAACCTACTTTTGCACCACGCTCAGGAATCCAGGCGACGGTTTCGAAATTCTCGCTTTTCAGTACGCACTGCCTAAAGAAGTCATCTTTCATATAGTCTCCTAAAATGGTGCCCCCAGCCAGCTCCGCCCTGGCACATTCACCGAGTCTCAGTCGATGCTCTCTACTAATCTGGAGTATAGGGGCATAATCAGTTGGCTGAAATTTTCGGATCTCTCCAGACTAAGGAGTCTGTGAGTACGTCAATGTAGTAAAGAATGCGTCCTCTTTCGTCTCGCTCTTTCTTCACCTTAAGTCCACCAACCTGTTCGTTGATGCGAATGACTTCTTTGATTCCTTCGTCGAATTCTGAGCCAATGATGACCTTCATTAGTATCCTCCCCTTTTCCTGATAACCTTACTTTCTTTGAAGCAGTAGTCTAGGTTCACCTTATCAGCGTCTGCTTTGTTTTGACCCCCAGCATGGCTGTTGGCAAGGTAGTATTGCTCCACGCCGTCTATGCAACCGTACTCGTACCAGTTGGAACCCGTCATTCGCACGTAAGCGTAGGCAGCGAAGTATGCTGTCGGAATAAACAGCAGCATAACAAGCACCAGAGCAGCGAGCGACATGGCGATATATTTCACTGACTATCCTTTAATGGTGACCCTGGAGGGACTTGCACCCCCACGCCGAAGCATAAGTTCCTAAGACTTACGTGTCTGCTAATTCCACCACAGGGCCACATCCCTACAAAAAGTCCTTGAGATAAGACTCCCACACAGCCGGATCATTTGGCAAGTACTGGATTGTCATCGCAGGCTCCCATGAAGGTTTGAATGGCTCCCTAAGGAGTTTCATTTTAGCTTCTTGAGGTGTCCTGTTTCTCTTCTTCTGGTTGCAAGGTTTGCAAGCAGTCACGATGTTAGTCCAAGACTTGTAAGAGTCTGGCGTTCGATTACTCTTAGGAATTACGTGGTCAAGCGTGAGCTTGGCTGCTGGAAATTTCTTACAGCAGTATTGGCAGATGTAGCCATCTCGCCAGAACACGTTGGGCCTGGAGAATTTTACGAAACGCCTCTTATAGTGTCCCGCTCCATTAAGCATCATTACGCAAGGAAGATTGAGAGTAAGGCGCTGAGAGCGTATGGGAATATCAGCGTATTCTTCTAAAACATCCGCCTTACCCTCGTAAAGCTTTTCAATGGCTTTCCTACCATTGATTACATCGATAGGCTGCATGCCTTGATCAAGAAGTAACACACGGACTTTTTCTAAGTTTGCCATACAGCCTCCTCTCTGGGTTTACGTTAATGGTGCCGGTGATCGGACTTGCACCGATAAGCAGTAAGGTTTGAGCTTACTAGGTATGCTAGATTCCCTTCACACCGGCTCGTTTCCAATTAAACTGTTTTGCGGTCCTACGCCTATGGCAGTTTGCACAGCGGACTTCGCATTTACTGATTTCCTCTTCAATGGCTTTCCAGCTGTAGGCACCGCGAACAAGCAGTGTCACAGCACTGATCTTAAGGTCACGGTCAACGTGATCAAAGTCAAGGACAACCAGATCGTCTTCGCCGCAGTCCACACACGGATGCTCAAGCAAATACTTGAAAAGTTTTTCGTAATTCTCTGCCCTAATGTCCTTGTTGCGCTTGCGAGCCTTTTTCTTGTAATAGCCTTTATTATTCTGATAGTGATCGCGAAGCCTGGCTCTACGGCACTCAGTACAATAAGACCTGCGCGTGCCGGTCTTTGGATTCTTGATGTCAAACTCTTCGATGGACTTCTCAAGCTTACACGGACCAGTGCAGCGTTTAGTCATTAAACAGAGTGTAGGTAATAATTTCCGCTATGTCAAATCTGGTGCCCGTGATGGGTACTGCCCCCAAAAGACGGCGGATTTTAAGTCCACCCGATATACTATTCTCTACACAGGCAAACTGGCGTCGCTTAAGGGAGTTGAACCCTTCTTGTCCGACTGAGAATCGGAAGTCCTACCGATAGACGAAAGCGACATCAAAGCTTAATCTTATCCCGATACTTCTTCATGGCCCGCTCGACTGTGCCTACGAGCTTTCCTTCGTCCTCGGCTAAGGCAGCGTGTTCTAGAGCCTCGTGTTTGAGGTCATCGCCCCAATCAAGAAGCCTGCAACGCTCTTTAGGATCAGATTCTTTTGCAGCCAGAATAAAGACAGCCATTGCGCGAGATGCCCACTTTGACGCAGTCTCGCGCTCGATCTGTTTTTCGCTTTTAGTCTGAACTTCCTTCATGGCTTCGGCGATATCGAATCCGATTTTGAACATTTGTCTATTATATCATGGTGGACTACATGGGAATCGAACCCATCAAAAACTGATTGCAAATCAGCCTACTTCCCCAGCTGTTTCGTAGCCCATTGAAATTTGGCATTGGGGAGAGCCCGGCAACTAGGCCGTATGACTCTCCCCAATCTTTTAGCCGAACAGAATTCGGCGCGCTTGAGTCAGCGTCTGAGCCGACATGAATTCGGCTTCCACTTTTTTCTCTTGCGCACGCTTCTTGTGAAGCGCTTTGTAGTTGGTCAGACTACGAAATGGGCTTAACACCCATCTTTCCTTCCCGTCCTGGGTAAGGAACTTCCTCTTGATCTGGTTCATAACAGACCCTCCTTCAGCTTTTGAGCGAAGAAGAGGTCTAGAAAGGATCTTCCGTAGTCATAGGCAGATGATGCCTGATGATGTTTTCAAAATCAAATTAAATGGCAGGGGATGAAGGTAGTGCGCCCTCTTCTGCTGGTTTGGAATCAGCCGTGTTACTTTTATCACTAATCCCCTACTGGAAAAACTGGGGTCGCGTACGGGTTCTGCCCCCGCCTGTTCACCTTGAAAGGATGATGACCTCACTAGAAGTCGAACGCGACAAACTTGGGGTGATCGACGGGAGTTGCACCCGCTTACCCTGCTTCACAGGCAGGTACCTCAGCTACTTCGGTTTCAACCACCACTGGAACTTGGTCGCTACGGGGGCACTTGCATCCCCTTCAGCAGGATATGAATCTGCAGCTTTACTTTATAAGCTACGTAGCGAAATGAGCAATCATCAGCCGCCTTCTGCAGTTCGGCTGTATCTTCGCTGATGATTACCACTTGGCTGCTTGTTCAGCAGCATGAAACTTTCGATGACAATTTGCGCACAAGATGTCGCATTTTTTTAATTCAATTAGTATGCGTTCTTTGCTCGCGTGATGAGCCAGTAACTTTGACATTTCTGAATCTTTTTCTGATGGATCTCGATGATGAAAATCCAGGCAAGCTCTGTCTGTCTCTCCGCATTTTTTGCATTTGATATTCGGCGTAATCTCAACGAACCACTGCCTAATTTCTCTTCTTCGTGCCTGATTTCTTGAGTGATAGGCTTCTTTGTTTTTGAGGTAATGTTTGCGCTGAGCTGTTCTTTGTTTTTTTGTATCTGAGTAAGGCATGGTTCGTATCATACGCTATAGATATGAACTTTGTAAATTTAAAGGAATCGGGGGAGGTGATTCGATACACCATCTCCGGCTTTCGCCGGGCTCTAACTTAAGCTATCCCCCGTCATGGATGCAGGTCCTAGGGATGCCCTAGGGTCTTCTGGTTATGAGCCAGACATGGTCTCTCCACTAACCTGCAAAATCTACTATGGCAAATCTTGCCGCCTTTGTCAAATGGTCCGCGCTCCGGTTCCGCCCCGGTCCCTAACTCTTATAAGGAGTTTGTTGTTCTACTCAACTAAACGCGGATGTATACTGAAAAAGACCATCTTGGAGATATATGAAAACAGAAAACTTCTATGTCATCGCAGTGATCAGCAACCCCATTCGTTTCAAAAGCCGCTACGCCCTCTATCAAAAATTTGAAGCAGAAGTCAAGGCCGCAGGAGCACAACTTCTGACTGTGGAGTGCGCGCTTGGAGACAGACCACACATGGTTACGGAGTCGAATAATCCGTGGCATCTTCAGCTCAGAACCTGGGACGAAATTTGGCATAAAGAAAACATGATCAATCTTGGGCTAGCACGCCTTCCTTCCAATTGGGAATACGTCGCTTGGATTGATGCCGATGTTTCTTTCATCCGAAAAGATTGGGTTCTTGAAACCATCCATCAACTTCAGCACTACATGGTTGTTCAAATGTGGGAGACCGCTATTGATCTAGGACCAACCGGTAGCGCTCTTGCGACTCATCATTCGTTCATTTCTCAGTACATCAAGGGTAAACCTTATTGCTACGGGCGACCTGGCGGCTACTACTATGAACAATGGCATCCAGGCTATGCTTGGGCAGCCAGGCGCGAAGCAATTGATCATCTGGGTGGCATGATTGATACCGCAATCTTGGGTGCTGGCGATAACCATATGGCACACGCCCTGATCGGTATGCTCGATGGATCGATCGCAAAAGGTCTTCACCCAAACTACATCAAGCACCTGACGACGTGGCAAGCTCGTGCTGAACGACATGTTCGTAGAGATGTTGGCTTTGTTCCTGGAACGATCTGTCATTCGTGGCACGGTAAAAAAGTGGACCGTAAATATCATGATCGCTGGAAGATTCTTGTGAATCACCAGTATGATCCGGATCTTGATCTTAAGCGCGACTCTCAGGGTCTTTATCAGCTCGTGGATCACGGGACACTCAGAAGTTCTCGTTTTCGCGATGATCTTCGTAGATACTTCCGCGCAAGAAACGAAGACTCCATCGATCTAGAATAAATGGTGCATCCCCACGGTACTGCCCCGTGTGCACTGCCGTGTAAAAGCAGCCGCTCACTTTTTGCTGTTGAGATGCATGGTAGCCCTACCAGGAATCGGACCTGGGTTTCTTCCATGTCACGGAAGCGCTCTTCCATTGAGTTATAGGGCTATAGGAAACTGGTTGGCCTTCCCGGTACCGCCCCGAGTTCTTGCGCCTATCAAGCGCAGGCATCACTTTAATGCTTAAGGCCAGTCTTTTATGGTGGGCCGCCCGAGGCTCGAACTCGGTTCTACGGATTAAGAGTCCGCTGTGTCACCCGGTACACTTGCGACCCACAAAAAATGGTATATGGTTTAGTGGTAGGCCCGAACGGTACTGCCCCGTTTTCCTTAGGTTAAAAGCCTAATGTATCACTTTAATACTTCGAGCCCACTGGAGCCTCCGGTGTGAATTGCACACACGCTTTCTCTTTTGCAGAGAGATATCTCCCTAATTCGATCACGGAGGCATAGAAAATTGGAGCCAGCTCCGGCGTTCGCATCCGGTTTACCTGCTTACAAGACAGGAGTTTTACTACATAGAACTAAGCTGGCATGGAGCCTCCACACGGACTTGCGCCGAGCTATCAGCTTTACGAAAGCTGCACATCGCTATCTATGTTTTGAAGGCATTGAAAAATGGCGGAGCTAAGGGGAATTGAACCCCTGTTTTCCGATCGACAGTCGGATGTAATTGCCACTATACGATAGCTCCGTGGTAAATATGTTCATGCTCATGTTTGAAGTCACCGCTCAGGCGTCACCCTGACTTGGTTCTGAATATCCTGTAGGTTTCCCCACAGGGTCCAACTTCATCTACAAGCACTGCTTTTCAAATAGCTAAAAAACAAAGAGCCAGCCCTGGTTTCCCGGGGCTGGCTCTATCAGTTCAAACTTTTTAGTTATCCCTTTAGATCCAGCCCCTCTTAGTACCCGGTTCAATACCGGTGACCAAATGAGCGCACATATCCAGTCCACGCTTTGTGGCTGGTTTTGCTGCTCTGAGGTTGGACCATAGGTTAAACATAAGTTTAAGAATAATGGGGTTAGGAAGAAGTTGCAACATTTATTTTTGAATAGCTAAAAAAAGACCTGCTCTCCAGAAGAGCAGGTCTTTTTATTAGTTTAGGAGTTGGGCGACGACCGCACTTCGGAACGAATATTGTGCGTTACCGCGCCGTATTCATTAGTTTGCGTTACTCCTTTCTTATTCTTAACGCTTACCCGAACCTTGGTAATTTCTTCAGTTCGTGGAACGGATTTTTCAACCATGTCGTACAGTTTGTTCCAGATAGATTCTGTCCTGCCGAAAGCGTAAGTGTTCTGCTTACCCGTGATTTTTAGCAGAGCATAATCTAAGAGGCTTTGCAGAGTTTTATCCACAAACTCTTTAACGTCTTCGAACGGCATGATGAATTCTAGATCCTGCCCGTTTTCACCCAACCTAACCAACTGCCTGTATGCAGACAAGATAGGCATGCGAATCGAATACATCAAAAGATAATCGATTTCTCCATTAAGGAAGACAAGCTGTTTATACTTGGCCTTCTTTCCAGTAGTTTTATGGGCATATGTTCTAATCTGAGAAACCTCTCCATCGAATCTCTTACTGAGGTATCTGGAAGATAGTAACAGCACATAATCCATTAGAGCCGCAAACTGCGGTCTAATCTTTTCTCTGGCCCTCACCGCTTCCGGATCAGATTTAAACCTGTCGATAACAAGGTCATCTCCGCAAACGTTGATAAAAATTGGAGCCCTCCTCTTTCCAAGGTAGGTATGCCCATCCAATGCCAAATCGAGTTTAGCTAAATCAACGCAAGACCAGGTTGTGTCTGGCTGGTTCTCTTTTCTTTCAATCTTATCTCTGGACGGGTGATTCTCGAAACTAACTTCAAAAGTATCGAATACGCCGCCAAGATAGGCAAAAGAAGACGATTTAACCTTGTTGCTTGAGTTAAGCCGAAAAGATGTCGACAAAAGATCTTCTCTAGTTTCAGTAAAGCCCTCAATCAACCAGATACTCTGTTCGACATTGAACGGTTATCTTTGGCATCCATCAGAGTTTTGTAAAGATTTTGACCGTTAACAATTCCTCCGATAGCCATTTCCCCCAAATTGCAGTCGAATGTGACAGTATCCCCGTCACTATCCAACTCTCCAATGAGGACATGGATGGCATTATTGCTTACCAGATGTGTACCCGCTTCTTTTGGAATATGTAGGGATTTTTCGATTCCTCGGATGACCTTGTTGCTTTCTGGGACAGGATATCTGGCATTAGAATCGTTTCTAACCACTTGGGCGTTTTTCAGATCCTTCAAGGTAGTTACGATCCATGTCACTCTCCTCACCCTATCCCACTCACTTTCCGGAAAAAATTCTAGAAGCTTCGTATCAGTATTCCGGATCGTTGATTCGTAAGTACTGCGATGCTTAACTTTGAGGGTAACGATAGTATTCATAAATTTCTCCTTTAGCTTCTTATAACCATTTTTGTGGTATTTTTACTCTGGTAAAAAGACCCCCTCCATAGGGTCTTTATCGAACTAGATGTTCAAGTGCCCGTTGAAGTGCTTCTTCAGGTCTTTGATGGTGTACCTGATATGTTCCATCGGCGGCTGATAACCAGGGCTGATCCAGTACTCGCTGATCGTAATTTCTTTACCGGTATACTTATTGAAGGTCCCGGAATCCCTACGATAGACAAGCCAGTACTTCTCAGTCCTGAGCGAAATCCTCCACCGAACCAAACCACCAACGAACTTCAGTTGAAGCTCATTGGCCTGATCTAGATTTCGCCCCGTAAGCATGTGGGTAGAGAAAGTCATTTCAGCTGTATCCCAAATGTGGTTTACATCCACGTGAGGGACAGCGCTTTTATGACCAACGAGGAAGCCAGCCTTAGTGAAAATTAGTTTTCCGGCCATAGTTCCGTTACTGACCAGATCATCGAGTGCGACATCGAGGATGTCACAATCTTTCCCGAATCTACGAGCGCCAACTTCTGTCTTGGCTTTTTGAAGGATGTCGTAGCTTTCTGCATCCTTGGGATTAACCCAATAGTCTTTGTGAGTCACATCGAACAAGTACATAATTACCTCCTATGTTCTTGCGAGAGTATTCGAACGACCTAGACCATCCAGGTTCCTTCGAAGCACTTCTCATTGTGTTGTTAATACGTTCTAGAGTAGTTCCCAAACCTCAAACGAGCTTTGGCTTCTCCAGCATCCCCGTAGTAATCGCTTTCGCGGCTATACGGACCACAGTCACAGAGAGTTCCGATGTAGTAACCATTACCGCATCCGATCACTGTGATCTCTGGAATTTTTTTGCAACAGCCGCATACTTTAGGTGCGCCCGTTGCCATAGTTGTGTTAACTTGCGTTTCCATACTTACTTTTCCAGCCACCACTTATTCCTATTCATACGTCCTCCTCAACGGCACCTAAGCCATGCCGTAACAAACATTATTCCCATTCCGACGGACACAGCCACCGACGTAAGCAGTATGTCCTTCCCGACTAGTATTACGATATTCATCTGACACCTTCCCGATAGTTAAAGAAAAAGCCATAAGCCTAGTTGCGAGGCTAAACTTATTTCTTTTCCTCATTATTCTTATACCCGGATCATGAGTAATTTTGCCCGCTTGACGGCAGGCTTTTCCTAGGATAGATTTGTCCTTGTCCCTAGCTCTTAAACCCGAGGAGTCGAGCTACCCTCATAACAAGGAGATCCCTCATGATGGCCTACGAGTCGAATTTCGTCGTATCAATCGTTCACAACAACAAACCCCTCCGAGAATTCAATGAATGCGGTACCCGTGTTTGCCGAGTTCCGTTCAACTCAGAATATAAGATCAGACTGAAGAGCAAGACCTGGAAACGGGCTCTCGCTGTAATCACTATCGACGGAACGGATGTTCTTTCGGGCGGTAAGGCTGTTCTTCTTTCCCCGTATCAAACGGTGGATCTTGAGCGCTTTGTCGACGACTTGGATGCTGGTCGTAAGTTCAAGTTCGTCTCTGTGGAAAAGGGTGCTATGACGGGTGAAGTTCAAGATCCGACTTCAGCAGAGAATGGCTGGATTCAGGTGGATGTCTATCCTGAGGTGGATGCGCCGAAAGTGTATCCCACTTCAGACACTGGAATTCCTATCTGCTCCACCAAAGACATGGGCAGTGTTTGTCGTAGTCGTGGCATGTCCACTAGTTTCTCTGTCGCTGCCGACAACGGAATCAATCTCAGCGGCGCTACGATGGATTTCATGAGCTGCTCAAATGAGTCTTTTGCTACCAATACTGTAGCTAACACTTTTTATACATCAGGGGCAGTCCCTACCCCCTGCTCTATAAGTGGTGGTGTATCTGAGGAGCGATATCGAGCCATTTCTGACAAAGGCGCTACTGCCGAAGGAACTCATTCCGGTCAACAGTTTAGACTGGAAACGAAGAGCTTCGAGGTGGAGGAAAAGCCTGTGTCGATCAAGATCCTTCTTAAGGGTCCTAAGAGTGATCTGCAACAAGGAGTGCCAGCTACCGTGCCCAACACGAAGCCGGTCATTGTCTCCTTCCGTGATGGCAAGTACTACGTCTACTTGAACGGTAAGCTTGTTGATGGAATCACTAGCTGCCAAATCACAGACGGGATGGTCCACATTACAGGACGTAACGGACTATCTATTCAGACGGCAGATTATATGTTGGATTCGCAATAATTAAAAAAGAGGGGCACCATTTGGTGCCCCTCAATCTTACAACTCAACCGAATTAACAACTGATTCGACATCCATTCCAAGCGTACCTACAGCTCCGAATAAGGCTGGAGTGAGCGTGTTATACACAATCATGGAATCACAGTTTGGAACTGCCGACCAAGGATTTGAAGCTTGGTTGATCAGAATCAGCTTTGAACGTGAATTGACATTCTTTTGATACTTCAAGAATGCCTGATCCAGCGGTGTTCCCTGATTTTGGGCTTCATCGGTGATGATGATGAACTTATCCACATGCTTATCTTCAGCCAACGCTTTTTCGATAATCATGGCCGGGTTGGTATAGCCAGCAGCATAAGGATATTCAAGTACCATCTTCATGTCGGTCTTACGGTTTCCAGTCCAGCGAGGAAATGCTGCAGCACCACGAGATGCCCCAACGGAGCTTCCTTCGAAATGAAGCCTGCTATTTTCAAACCAGCTAAACCGAACGTCTCTAGCTTTACCATAGAATGCGTAAGCAAAAACGTTAGCAACTAGATACGACCATTGGTCAGAGTTTCCAAGACCACCGCGCATTGAGCCTGAGCTGTCAACACTGACTTCAATAACGTCATCAGCGATCCCATCGATTGGAGTGTCGAAAGAAGAAGCTAAAGCTTCAGCCTGGATTCCCTTGATCTGTGGATGACTCGTATGAACGTAGCTCTTGACGATGTCCAGCGGATTCATCCTTCCGCGCACAATAGCTTCAGGAGAAAGCATCTCACGATACTTCTCGATCGCACCGGTGAGCTCGAATACGCCGTGCTCGATGAATGAACGAGTATTCAAAAGAAGACCTTGAGTACCGCAGCTCATCATCAATGCAAACCACCAGCGTGGGTTGCTGCAAGGGACTGGCTTAAGCGTATCAAACGGAAGCTTATTCTCCAGGATGATTCGACCCACAGCATCCAAATCGAAGTTCGGACGCTGCGCCATCGAGAGCACCTGCTCGTATGCCTTCTGCTGTGTTCCGTAAGGAACACCCTTACGGGTTCCTTCCTGCCCAGGGAACACGTAATCAAGCAGCGGGTTATTCCAGTCCGGGTGAGTCAAGCGAAGGAGGATTCGCATGTCATCCTTGTACTGGATCGTATAGCGCTCAAGCTTCTCAGGGCTCCAGCTCTTCATGACCTTACCGACCCAGCCTTGCTGGCGGTAGCCGAGACCCTTCGTGTACTTCTTTTGCATCTCGACATATTCCCGAAGCTGCTTCGGGTGATAAGTCGAAAGAAGATCCACAATGACGTCCCTGTAGTCAGCACAGAAGTCCTTGTTTGCGGACAGCGCAATAACGCCAAGCTTAGGCGACATCTTGATATTGCTTCGACGAGCAAGCACAAGCGCCTTAAGCAGAAACAGAGGGTTGGTCTGTGCTGCTTCAGAGAACCTCTTTAGCATCTCGGAGGCTTGCTTATCTGCATCGCTGTAATACGTATTTCCAATCACACCGCACTGAGACATACGGAAAATATCACGAGCAAACGAAGGAGTGAATGCCGCGTATCCATGAGGATTGGTTGTGGTCGGAGTTTTTCCGCTTGCGTGCTTTTCCATAAGCTTTCCGCCACGGCTTGAAGCAGGCTTTGGTTCCCGGGTATTTCGAAATGCGTCGACGTTGTTTGCCATAAATCTCCCTACATAAAAAAAGAGAGGGACATAGCTTGCACAATGCAAGGTGGCCCCTCTCTGAGTTGAAAGAGCCACTGTGAATTGTAGAACCGGTTTTTCGTTTCAAGTGATGAACGGTTCCACGAAGAGTGGCGAACTTGGTACTTCAATTGTTTTACTACTATAAACGGATCAACCGGTTTTTAGCGTCCTAGCCATTAGACGACCTAGACCAAGGTCTTGGGTGAGATTCGAACTCACATTTCCATCTTGTGTAGATGAACGGTTAATTAACCAGAGTAGTAAATTTTCAAACAACAAAGCTACTGTGAATCGGACAACCGGTGTTCAGTGTATAGATGAACGGTTATCCAAGAGTAGCGAACTTCAAAAACTTTTTGTGGGGAGCTACTGTGTTTTGATCAACCGGTTTTCATTTTTGCCGATGAACGGTTAATCGAGAGTAGCTCCCTCAACTTACTTATAACAGAGTACCGGAAGATTGTTCCTAGTCAACTCTTTTTTAAATGGCGGAGAAAGCTGGACTCGAACCAGATCCGGTCAAAGCCGGACTCAGAGTTTAGCAAACTCGCTATGCCGCCCGAGCATAGTTCATTCTCCAAATATGGCGGAGGGTTACGGAGTCGAACCGTCACGCTTTCGCGTGTGGTGCCTGTTTTCAAGACAGGTAGTCGTCCACACAACACAAACCCTCCAAACTTTTGGTTGGGCTACTCTGGATCGAACAGAGGTTAACACCTTCAGAGAGTGCAGTCTTGCCACTAGACGATAGCCCAACATAAACTGGTAGGGGATACCCGTGCTGCCCGGGTGCGACAACTTTCAAAGAGTTGCAGGCTACTGTTACCTCAATCCCCAACATCAAAACTATGGTGCCGCGAATCCGGATCGAACGGATACCTCTTGCTCTTCAGGCGAGCGTGCAGACCAACTACACCATCCCGGCACATTAAAATTTTGGTGCCCGCATAAGGAGTCGAACCTTATTGCCCCGAAGAGAACGCGTTTACAGCGCGCCGAGTTCACCGGAACTCTCACTGCAGGCACATTAAACTTGGCGCATGGGTTGAGACTCGAACTCAACTTTCCCGAGTTAACAGCTCGGTTCCATCACCCGATGGATACCCATGCATGGCTGCGGGAGCTGGGATCGAACCAGCCTCATTTCGCATTAACAGTGCGACGCACTCACCCTGAACGCTATCCCGCAACATCTAACTTTTCATGCTCCTCTGCGTGACAATTCAAACACAGTAGGACACATTTCTTTGCTTCAGCCAACACAGCCTTGTAAGAGCGCGTAATTCCTTTATTCGATACTCCGAAATCTTTCTTACTAGGGTCCGTATGGTGAAAACTTAGTGCTCCGTTACATTTGTTATAACCACACTTAGTACATTTACCTCCAAACTCATTAAGAAGCATTTCTTTTACACGCCTTCGTCGTCGTGCAACTGCTTCTGACCTGCATCTTACGCAGCGGTAATGCTGCTCACACTTAACGAAAATAAAGCTAGTTTTTCCATGCTTGCTGCAAACTCGATCAATATACTTTGTGGGCATGTTGGTTATCATAACACGTTAACCAACCTCCATAGCTAAAAACAAAAACCCCGGCTAACTTTCGCTAGCCGGGGTTTTGAGTTCTTGTCTATTCGTAATCTTTAGACGCGAACGCTCCCCGACCAGCTTTGCTGGTTACTATTAAAATAGCTTGAGGAGAAGTTCTTAGTCATAAATACGATCCTAAGCGGGATTTTCCGTTTGTGCAACAACTTTCTTTTGTGTGGGTCTAGGCTTCTTTTTCGGAGGCAAATACCCAAACCCATAAGCCGTATTACCGATACCGATGACCACCCAAGGACCCGGAGTTTCGCCGTAGTCAAGGAAGAGCTGCGCCTTGTGCGGGTTCGGAATGTTTTTCACCGCAACCTGAAATTGCGGTGCTCTTTTGTTTGTGAGCGCTTTCTCTGTGTTGATCGTAACGAGTTCTTTAGCCATGTGAATCCTCCACAAGGCTTATAACTTATTTTCGAGTTTTCTTGGGTGGCGGGTAATCTCGGGCTAGCGAGTATTTGTTGATCCAGTTTCTGAGAGTTCTGACACTGATACCGAGAAGCTCTGCCGCCTCTGTCCTATTTCCTTTGGTCTGTGTGAGTGCAGCTTCTGCAAGTTTCTTAAGTTGCTTATCGACGTTGAATGCGTTGTTGTTTGCCATTAGTCCAAGTACCTCACTTCGGTACGCCCATCATGGCTGTGGAGCTTTTCAAGCTGCGCAACGCTGTGACAGAACTCCATGCTCTTTTCGACCGAGAGCCACTCAACGATTACGAAGCCACTCGGGAAGATAAGACCAGTTGCAATGTAGCCGCAACCGCTGTTTCCTGAAACGTCTTCTTTTCTGTAGAGGGCTATCTTTCGTGTAAGAGGGACTTCTTTTTCTGGGTTATGAAGGGAGCTAGCAATCTTACCTTTGGTTTTTGCCATAAGCCCAATATACCTCGGCAAAACTTGCCTGTCAAAAGAGCTAAAAAAAGAGGGAGCCCCGAAGGGCTCCCTCAGAAGGTGAATGTCACCTTTGTCCTCACCTCAGTCTCTTTGGCACCTTTGAAAAGCTTCTGCAACCTGTAGCCGTGTTGCTGCAGCATCTCAAGTCTAGTAATCACATCTTTCTTAGAGGCGATAGTCTCATAGTTAAGACTACCGTTCTCAACAGAATAGATGAGCACATAGACGCCCGCATCTCGGGTAGTGTCGTTTGACTGAGTTTCCATAGTGATTCTCCTTACCCTTAGATTACTCGTTCACGGCAATTTTTGCCACAATATTTTGTGGCACTACCTCAAGCGAGGTTGTCGTGAGTTCTTTGGGGGAGATCTTGCTTGGAGTAAACCCAAGTGACTCAAGCTTAATTGCCCAGCAATAGTGCCTGTTTCCTTGGGGTGTGGTCACATACTTCGTATTGGAAGTGCTCTTGGGGTCGTGCATACCAGGAGGAATATGCCCATCCTCAAGAAGCTGTCTTCCAATATGATGCTTACTCTGTGACCAGCTCTTGGATTTGTTGAGATGGGTCTCGACTTCTCCGTGAGCGGTGCCCGGGTAGATATAAACTACATCAGGCGTTTTCTCACGATAAAAGCCAAGTGCCTTTGAGCTCTTGTGCTCCGAAGGATCGTGCTCGCCCCAATTGATAATATGGTAGCGGGCAGGATCTTGAAGAAGCTCTTTAATTGAGTCCAAGAAAAGAGCTGCGGCACGCTGAGAGCCTGCGTTAGAGATGATTGTCTCACGACAGATCTCAAGGTTCTTTAGATGCCTCGCACAGAATTCATCCTTTCGTTTGTCTGGAATTACTCCCTTATCAACGAGAAGATCCATGATGAGTCTAAAGCCCGTCATATTGAATGCCAGGTTCTCGGAGATGCGGTAGCTGTTCTCTTTGACACCGGCTTCTTTATTTCTTTGTTCGAAGTAGGCAAGATACTCGTTGTAGATTCTCCTGACTTCTTCTTCGGTCATGTTGTACACGAACTGAATGAAGTAAGGGGTAAATCCGCAATAGTCAATTCGTCTGTCCCGAACTTTGTTTCCCTTCTCAACGTTCATGCAGTTTTTCCCTGCATCAACCATGATCATGCGAGAAACAACGCTTGCTTCTTCAAGGGGACAGTCTTCTCCGGTAGTAGCCACAAGGCTTCTCACCCGAGTCGTCTTGTCCCTAAGCTCCCCATGCCTCTGAAGCGCCTGCCGACCAGAACGATCGTAGGCATTCTGAATAAACTCCATCATCTGTTTGGTGTTGTGTTCATTCAAAGACTTCTTGAAGTCATCCATCACGAAGAATGCATCTCTGAATTTATGCGCAATCTGAAGCTTGGCTAGTCCAGTGCTCTTCATGCCAGTCAGGCTTGAGAAGTTACCGTAAAAGCATTGCGCCATTTCAGCGATGAAGCTTTTTCCGTTTCCGAAGGAGCCCCCAATCCAAAGAACAGGGCTTTTCGTAAGCGGAATGTGAGACATGATGGAAGCAGCCATGGCGTGAGCAAAGAGCGCCATAGTTGCAATAGAAGAGTTACACTCGAAGTAATCCGTGATGATGTGAAGGGAAAGATCCTTGAATTGGCTTTCGTCAATGATCTTGAAGTCAAGAGACTTGCAAGTATCGTCGCTGAACTCCAGCTCAAACTCATCGTTTGGACGAATATAGTCTTTGGTAATAATCACCGAAGGAGAGATGTAAGCGTGCTCTCCTTTGATCATGTAGTGACCAAAGTCTTCGACCTTTTTGCGGATGACTTTCAAGTCCTTGCTGAATGTTCCGATACAGTTACGAATCGCGTTGAAGTCTTGCGTTTCGTACTGAACTTCTGTTCCAGCACGGTTCATGATGAACGTGAAAAATGCTTCCGAGCTTCTAAGCCATTCATCTGAGGCGGTCTTGAAAGTGTAGTGCTTTGTTCCAACATGAATAATGCCCTTGACCCACCTATGTTCGATGGTCTGTTCTTCTTTGGGATCATCGAGATCTTTAGGCTTAATCAGCGTAATTTCCTCTTTGATCTCAATTGTGAAGTTGGTGATTGGAAGCGTCGACGGACTTCCATCCAGAGCTCTTGAAATCTGAACGTATCCTCCGTCTTTTTGCATGTAATCTTTGCCGTGGAAAGAGAAGTGCGGGTGGGTCTTTTTATCGATCTTTACCGCCTCTTCTTTAATCTCTTTGGCAACGATCTTCCTAAGCTGCTTTGCCTCTTTCTCCGGCATGTACTTCTTTACGGCAACGTAGCTATGGAAAGCACCGCCATCTTCTGGATCGAGCTTGCCAGCTGATGCGTAGATTTCTTTCACTCGAACAGCCAGATCTTCTGGCTCCGGTTCTTTCTTTTCTCTAAAAGAAAACAAAGCATCCAAAGCCTTAGTGAGCTGATCAAGAGTCATGTATCCGCTGGCAAAGCGAACCGGACTAGGATCTTTCCACTCACTCTCCGGAAGATTATCTGGATTAACCACATACTGGTTATTCCGCATCTCTCCCGGCGGTATCTTCTTCATGCAGTGGTCCCGCTTAACCGGATGGGTACCGATTCGGCAAAGTCCTGATTCCTGCATTGCCTTACAAGTCCATGGATGTTGAGTTGATTCTAAGGCGTAATCGATCTCAGCCTCAATGCTGATGGATTTCCAGCGGTCTCTGACGATCTCAAGGCCGTTTTCCGTTGCAGCAGCAAAGGCAATAGATGCAGTCCGGTGATTGTGGTCGCCTTTAGCATCTGGTCCAATCTTGTACCTACCCGCTTCATCCTTTTCCCAGAACTGCTTTAGAGCTGGGCACCTCTCGACCACTTTCCAAAAGTCACCGCGTGGTGGAATGGGCTCTCGATTTTCCTTATCTGTTCCTGCGTTTGCAGCAGCCCTTCGACTTCTGCTCACCGGAACATTCAGAACTTCGATTTTTTGCTCAGCAATCACCTTCTCCAATTGCTCAAGAGTGATCTCTTTGCAGTTCGTAAAGTAGGACCACTGCTCATCTGTAGGGATTGGCTTTGCATCGTCGTCCACCCAACAGTTGAACCCCTCCTTAATCTTAGGCTCAATCATTGGGATCTTGATACCATTACCAGGTTTTGCAGGATCGTAGTTCACCTGTTTCGGGAAAGTCTCAGGAATTTTCATCTCGATGTTTTCTTGATACCGAGCAGTGAATCCGACTTTCTCGTAAATGTGGTGAATTAAGCTTGTAAAAAGATGGGCTGGAACCGGAGTCGCAAAGAACCAATAAAGATGGTAGCCCTTCTTACTGGATCTTGCGATATAACTTGGCAACCCATACTTCATGCTCTCATCCCGAACTGCTTTGGCATCTTCGAAGTGAGTTCCGTAATCAAAGTCGCAAGCGCCGAACTTGATTCCTTCTCTCTGGAGTAGGTGAAGGACCAGTTCTTTTTCTCCTGAGATGTGTTTCCAGATCCACTCGTCTGTGAGCGGCTGATACCGTTTGTGATCACATGTCGTGCATCCGCCTTTGTTTTGCGTGATTAGGCAAAGCTTCTGATTGCCATAATTCATGCATTGCGGAGAGAAGGTCGAGACTTCTTCAACACGTGGATTCAGTTTTTCAATATCGTCTGGATCATAGACTGTCTTTTGAAATGTCTGGCGAACAGTGAAAACGTCTTCTCTGGAGCCGAATCTTTTTCGGAATAGATCAACTTTCTGCTTCCATACTTCTTGTTGAGTCATTTGTATCCCCGGATAGTGGTGTTAGAGTAAATGCTTCTCACTAGGACCCGGAGCATTTCCGGGTCCTATTCCTTATTCCATTATCTGGAAGGATTGAGAGAAGGCTTCTCTCCATTCTCACCAGCTGGAGTAACTTCGCAATGGAAAACTACTTTTTTGCCGTGTGTCGGCGTCCGACACAAGTACTTCGGAATTTCTTCGATCTCGTCTTGTTCTGCAGGCAAGGTCCATAGAATCACAAGCAATTCCGCAGGACCCTCCACCAAGGATCTCTTTAGATAAACGAGATCGCCCGATTCATATTCTTTTATATCTTGACTAGTTGCTTTCCAATTATCCATTTCTGTTTCTCACTCGTTGGATTAGTTTTTTTGTTAGATGTTCCGCAATCTCTTCAACAGAGCTTTGGCTGGATGGATTGAAAAGAGCGTTACGGTCACTGTTCTTTGTTACCATGACATCCATCAAGTCCCAGTCAATAGTTTCTGTTCCGTCTCTATACTTGGCCAGAATGTGACCTACGAAAATAGGCCACCTTTGCCCGAGCCTCTCGATTCGTTTGGCTGTTTGATAGTAATACTCGAAGTTGTAATCAAGCGACGCAAATACGAGATGATTCGCCGCTGTAAGCGTAATCCCGTGGGCAGCTGCTGCAGGCTGGAGAATAACAATTCGGCATGTGGGATTTTCTTGGAAGTCCCTGATGATTCGAGCTCTCTCCGGAACAGCAACGTCTCCGTTGATAGCTTTTGCGCCAATTCCTGAGTATCGTCGCACAAGGCAACTAATCTCTTCACGGAACTGGGCTGCGATGACAATCTTTTTATCACCAAGCTCTTCAATGTAGTCATCTAGGTCCTCCCATTTTGGGTTAGATGTTAGGTGAGCGACTTCCCCGTCTTTACCGAGGAGAAAGCCACTTGTGATTTGGCGAAGTTTCATGATCTTGGATAGGACATTGACGGCTTCCGCGCCGACACGTCTCCCGTCCTGACTCGTGAGTTCTGCGATGAGGTCACGCTCCATTCGATCATAAGCCTCCTCCTGTTCAGCTGTCATATAAGCCACTCGCCTGGTATCGGTACGCGGCGGTAGATCAATACAGTCCCGTTGCTCAAAAAATGAACTTGCATTCCGCACTCTAGTGATAAGTGCTTCTTTTTCTTTTTCTCCCCTGATTTCGTATTTGATTGCTTCTTTATTTCCTCCCGGCGTTTTGACGTACCCGACTCGAATTGGCTTGAAGTACTCATTTAAAAAATCCTTATACGATGGCTCTAAAGTAAGCCCACGATCCAAGAAATAGAACTGCTGGAAGAGATCTAAAAAACCGTTCGGATTAGGCGTCCCACTTAAAATAGATCTTCTTTTACATCTCCAGCTTATATTCACGTGTGCACGTGCAACTTTAGATCTGGGGCTTTTTATTTTGGTGCTCTCATCAATAATCAGCCAGTCAAGATCAAATTCTTTGAATATACCTTCGTAAATCCTTACGGAATCGTGGTTAGTAAGATAGACGTCAACATCTGTACGGGCTAGCTCGGATCGGATGAAGGCTTCTCTGGTCTTTTCGGTGCTTGCAGTGCGTGCTCTAATTGGTCCGAAAGGAGTTTCGCATCCTTCGAGATCGATGGCGACTTTATAATTGGCAAGATGCTTGACCCAGTCATTGCCGTCGAGTGACGTAGGTCTTTCAAGAACCCTTCCGCTACTTGTTTGAACGTAGCAGACACCTGTTTTTGTCTTTGTCGTGATCGTACCTTCTGGCTTTTCCCCGTAGTTGCCGATGATCTTTTTTTCTTCGCCGAGGATCGTTTTGTTCGAGAGCGGGGTCCAGAGGATACTGGCTTTAAGCGAAGTAAACTTACCAAGATCGTCGAACCAGGAAGTGTGCAAAATACTGAGAGGGGCAGATACGAGTATACGCCCCTTTCGTACTTCACCATTCGCAAGACATAATTCGATTGCTCTTCCGTAGGAACCAGTTTTTCCCAAACCACAGTCAGCGAAGGTTGCTGTGTATGGGTTATTGAGGATAGCTCCGACAATTTTCGTCTGATGCGAGTACGGGATGAATTTGCCATTGGGCGGTACCGGATACCTTTCCTGTGAGGCGATTTGTTGAGTTGTTTCTTTTGCAGCTTTATATCGGCTAAGTCTGTCTTTTAGACTATCTAAATACTGCTGACCTCCGGTTACAACCGGCTTCCTAGGTCCAGTAAGCCATTTAGCAATACGCTGCATATTCTGAGTCGACAATGCATATTCAAACACGCCGGGCGCTATGTCCTCCACCTTGCCGGTCAGCTTGCTAGCAAAAAGCCAGTCGGCTGGATCTGATAGTTTTAGAATGATCTTAGAGTACGTGAATTTAATTTCGTTACTCACATCCACCTCTACGCAGGTATTTAATTGCCGCTTTCAGTAAAGAGATATCATCGCCGAACAGACCTAAGGCATTATTACATGATTTACACAGAAGACCCCTGACTTTGCCTGTTTTGTGGTCGTGATCTATGTGCATGTGTTTAGTACGTACATCACCGCTAGTCCTTCTCATGCAGATAGCACACCGTCTATTTTGTTTTACAAAAAGATTTACATAATCTAGTTCTGTAAGTCCTCGCCTACTTAAAACCATCTGTCGATTATATTTTTTTCTCTTCTCTGGATTAGCTTTTCTGTATGCTGTAACTCTGGCATGAAATAGCTGTGGGTTAGCAAGATAACGTTTTCTTGCTCTTTTGCTGGAACATTTTTTACAGAGTCTGACAAACTTACCTTTTCCGTCAACGTAACTGTAATGTTTCCTACTACCACATTTCCTACATCTATAAGCCTTCCTTGGCTTCTTTTTCATAATCTCTCCTTAAAGACTGCTATACCTTTCTTTTGGATTCGTCGCTTGCTCTAACCTCGAAAGCGTCGGAGACACAAACGGATTAGGCGGACGAGTTGTCGTAGTGGACGTAAGACTCTTAGTCGGCTCATTAGGAACCTCCTTCGCTCTATGAAACTCATTCCAATAAGCGCAAGTCTGAAGTTTGCAATCTTCGCAGGTCGCTCTCTTACTTGTATCCCTGATCTTGGGATCAGTGTTGTAGAGTCTGCAGCGGTTGCAATAAGTCCTCACATGCTCTTTACCGCCACTCCACTCTGTGACGTTAGCGCTGCAATAGCCCATAGGAACGAGTACACCACAGTCGTCACAAGCAGCGTGATTAGGACGATCCATGATTTCAATCATCCCGTGAGGTACGACATTCTTGTTGTCATAGAGCCACACTTGAAGAAGCTCAAGCTTCTTGTAATCAAGGTGACCTTCCTCCATACCGAAGTAGCCTTCTTTGTAATAGGTCTTGAGGTAACTCGCTGGCTCAGCCTTAAAGGTATCGCGGAGAAGCTTATATAAGATTCTATGCCCGTCTGACCGCTTAGAGAGATACCCAAAGACGATCTGAGTGATAAAGGTGATATCATCCACCGAAAGATTGATGCCGCACTGATGAAGAAGCTTACGAGCCTCCTCCACCATAGGTGGGTGGGACGGGGGGAGCGAACGCGACCACTGGATTCTGGGATTCATGTTGAACCTCCTGCATAATGATAGGTTGTTGCTGCTGTTGTTTGGTTTGTTCTTCTGTTTTGATGAAATGCGTTGGGTGGTGTTTACCACCTGCTTCTAAAAACTGTTCGTATGCTTTAGCGATTTCTCCTATGCGAATTCCTAGCTTCACTAGTATTCTTATATCCTCTACGCGTGTTCTTTTGCCCGCCAAGTTCTCAAAAATAATGAGAGTATCGTTTGCGATGTTGTTGGCTTTATCAATCGGCATGACTGCCAGCACGTCGATCAGTTTTTCTGAGTTAATGTATTTGAGATGTTGTTCTGAGAGAGTATAGGGTAGCGTATAGGCTTCTAGTGCCTGCTTTCCCAGAGGTAGCCCGCAACTGGGGCAGCTCGTGGTTGTTTCGATTGAGCTGATGCCCTCTTCACAGCGTGGGCACAGGAAGACTCTTTTGATAACGGCCATTTTTTCCTACCTCTTGACTTTATCCTAACTGACCGGATACAGTATGAAAAGGTTCTTTAAGGAGATACCACGATGGAAGGCAGCTTCAAGGCACAAGGTTCGTTCGGAATTCCGGAACACGTCAAAAGGGAAATGGAAGCAGTCCGAAAGAGAGTCCCCGCTGCCGAAGCAGAAGCAAAGGCGACGCAGCCCCATCATCCACGTGCCCCAGCACCTGAAAAAGTAAACGAGCCGGAACCCACCCCCACACAAGAACTCAGCAAAGAACTCGCTCCCGAAGAAGCTAAACAAAAGACTGCCGAAGAAACCGAATACGAAGAACTCGTTAAAAGGAAAAACTACTGGGAAAAGCAGCTTGAGATCGAGATTACTGGTGAAGATCTCCAAGACTACTTGTTCAAGGGGCGCATCATCAAAGATGGAATCTATCTGACCTCCTATAAAGTTAAAGGCGCTGAGAAAGATTTCAGGGTGAAGCTTCAATCACTTAACCCGAATGACTCAACAGAGATTGACGAAAAGATGGCTGCATTCCGCGACAAGGGAAAGTACACAGCAGCGGGTATCGATAATGAGCAAGCTCTTGTGACGCTCTCTTATGGGTTGCTAGCAGCCGACGGAAGGCCGCTTGGAAAAACACCAGACGAGCGGTACAAGAATATCTGCCAATTCGGTGGACTCACCGTCAACATGCTCGCTAGTGCATGGAAGGGCTTCAACTACCTCCTTGACTACGCCCTACAGGAAAAAAAACTCTTAAAAAAGTAGTAAACTCCGCCGAAGTAAAAAGTCTGCTTGATTTGAGGCTTGCGGGCTTTAATTTCAGTGAGCTTAATCCCTTGGAACGAGATCTCTTGCTCAATCGTTTAGCCGAAGTGAAGCAAGTCACCTACTTTCAAATGATGACCATAGTTTATGCAATCATGGAAGGCGCTAAGATGGTTGCAAGCGGTGAAGGTAGCTTTAATAAAACCTCAGACATGCTGAAGTACGTTCGAGATATTATGTTCCCTGAAGTGGCTGAACAGACTGAGAAAAAAGCAGAAAGAACCAAGGCCCTCATCGAGAAAGAAATGAGCCGTGGACCAATCAAATTTCAGACCCGCGACTACGGGAAACAAAAGAGGAAAAAGAAGCGTTAAGTACCTTTTGCCACTATGTTAAACTGAGTGGTGTATGGCCTTTGACCAGAACATAACGTATCGCGTCAACGTAGACGATTCGAATTTCCAGGCCAAGCTCTCGCAGATGAGAGCAAGCATGGACATGACGATGGGGGGCATGGGCGGCTTCGGCGGCATGATGCCCACGGGTGCTGCCTTCGGCGCGATGATGGCTCCTTTTGGTGGCGGCTATACGGGCGGCGTAATGAGCGGACTCGCCGACTTCGGTGCCCAAATTAGACCCGTCACTTACACCCCTCCCGCCATTGCGATGCAGCCTCATTTTGGAATGATTGCGCTCCAGCAAACAACCGGACAAGCCATGATGGGTGCAATGGGTCCTTTGGGTATCGGTCTTCAAGGTGCCGGGCACTTCTTAAGACACCCCTTCAGTGCTCAACCAGATGTCATTCCTCAACAGATCTCGGCTGCTGAGTACATGACTCTTTCATCAAGAGCATTTGCCACACGTGCAGGAGATGCGGCAGCTACTGGCGCTTACGTGGCTTCTAGCGTTGCTGCAAGCCTCGTAGGTGGCACCATTGGTGGTATTGCAGGTACAGCTCTTGGCGGACCAGTTGGTGGCTTTATTGGAAGCGTGCTGGGTAGCCAAGCCACAGATATGGTGATGGGTCCTGTTGGCACAATGATGACCGCTAACAGAGCTGTTCAAACTCAGCTTGAGGCTGGATCATTTCGCTTTATCTCTGGTGGCCCTGATGTCGATCCACTGACAGGTCGTGGCTTTGGTCGTAGAGCTCGTGCTGAGGTAGCGGATTTCATTCAATCTCAAGAACTCAGAGATCCCCGCTTTGGCATGGGTGAGATGAGACAAGTTCTTGAGGGTGGCATGCAGATGGACCTCTTTTCAGGAACGAGAGATGTCCAGCAGTTCAAGGAAAGATTCTCAGGGCTTGTCAGCACTTTGAAAACCGTCACTGCAACACTTCACACAAGCCTTCAAGAAGGAATGGAAGTCGTTCGCGGGATGCGAGACATTGGCATTACCGATCCAGGTCAGGTAGTTGGAATGACCATGAAAGCCGAGACGATGGGACGCATGGCAGGCCGTACTGGTTCTGAGATGCTTGCTATCGGACAAGCAGGCGCTGAAATCTTTCGCGGTACTGGCATTCGAATGGGTCTTGGTTTTGAAGCTAATATGCAGAACGCTACGATGGTTCGCCAGATGCTTAACCAGGGCGTAATCACCCGGGAGAATATCGCACAAGCAGGCGGCGAAAACGCCATGGCTCAACAGATGACTGCAAGCGCCCTTGCTTCAACCCAAACAGCGATGGGTCGCGGCATCTTGATGGCAAATTTCAATCCAGCTACCGGTGCGCTTGATCCCAATATGGCTACCAACATGGCTAATCGTGGAGTATTTGGGCTATTAGGTCGTGCAGCTGCCATGTCCCCTCAAGCCATCATGAGTTTTCAGGCAAGGCAAGAAGACGTCATCAGTCAGATGAATCCGATGCAGCTTCAGCTCTTTGGAATCCAGTCCGATATGATGCAGGCTCGTATGGTGACTGATTCGATCTCAGGCACACGCCGTGGAACTCCTGAGTATCAACAAGCTCTGGAAGATAACTTCATCAATGCGGAAAAACGCCGTGGTGTCCCAATCGATATCATCAAAGCCAACATGGGCATGATGAAAGCCGATCCGGATAAACTCAAGCAGGACCAGGAAGCAGCGATGGCTACCATGGGTCAGCAGGCTGCTATGGAAGATATCAGGAATACCTATAGTTTAAAGCGTGTTACCAACGCTCTGAGCAGAACTTTTGTTCAGCCGCTTCAAAGAGAATTTACAGCTATCAGTACTGCAGTTGGGCTTGGTGTCGAGAGAGCTACGATGAGCCTCATGGGTGGTACTACGGTTGACTCTCTTTTTCTCGGACCAAGAACAATGTCTATGGCCCAAAACTTGGCTCAGCATCCTCTCGTTGCTGCTCCTACTGAAAAAGCAGGCGAAGTGCTGGACCTTCGTGGGAGCCTCTACCAAAGAGCGGTTGGTGGACAGACCTCTGGCGCTTTGGCTGCAGATATCTTTAAGTTCGGTACTCAGGGTGCTGCGGCAAACGAAGTCAACTTTATGGGCGGCACTGCCCTGAAGTTCAAATCCGAAGCAGACGTGAAGGCATATGCCGAAAGAGAGCACGTTGCTATGAGAATCCTTGGCGAGAAGAATGGGGAGATTCTCGCAGTTTCTTCTACGCAGGAAGAGAAGATGCTTAAAAGGAGAGATCAGCTTATTCCAACAGCCAAAGACAAAGAGGCTGCTGAGAAGTTCAAAACCTCATCTGAAACAGACCAAGCGCTTCAAGATATGGCTATCCGAGAAGAACAGACGGGAGTTGCTACCGGAGTTAAAGACATCTCCGCTGTTCTCATGAAAGAGAAAGGCTTTCAAAAGCTCAGTGTTGCTGCTCAAGGCGAAGTTTTGGCTAGAGTCTCTAGGCAAGCAGGTTTCACTAAGGCGGGTGAGCAAATTGAGGCTGTTCGTGGCAAAGCTCTTGCTAACGCTGGCATGGCAACGACGGCTCAGGAAATCCAAGCTGGCGTGAAGGCTGGTAGGGCGGTTCAAGCACAGTTTTCGGATATCGCTGGCGGCGGAGCCCTTAAAGGTGCCTTGCTTGGGACGGCGGGCGTATTCGGAATCCACACCGCTGCTGATGATGCAAGCCGGGCCATTGGTAAGATGAACATGGATCAGTTCAATCAACTCGCCATTGTTGCGACTGACCCAACCTCCACAGAAGGCAAATCCGCTGCTGCAGCCCTGGAGGCTGAAGGTGTTTCTGCAAGCGTGATTAAAGTCGCCAGAGAAGACATCCATAAGAGGCTTATGGAGAAAGGTCAGATCTCTGATGTAAAAGCGCAGATCGCAGAATCCCAACGTGCTATTCGAGCAGGCGCTGCTACCGCAGAAGCAACTGGAGCGGCTGTTACTGGTGCTGGTGTTGGAGAAATATCAAAAGATACTTTGGCTTCAATGCGTACGATGTCTGATCAACTTGTTAAGAATATGGAGATGCTCATCGCCCTTCAGAAGCAATTTAATCAACTTCAAGGAAGCAGGTAAGCCTGCTATAATGAGCCAAACCACACCTCAGAAGATGAGCGTAGCTGGGAGGAACCATGGGCCAGGTTGTTAGTAGTACAGTTGGTATCGCAGACACGGGAATTGGACCCGTCTCAGTCACGGTGTCAATCATGAACAACTTTGATATCGATGACTTCGTTCATTCAGTCGTTCGGGCTCAGTGTATCCAACTCCAGCTGATCAACGCTATTCAGACAGCGGACCCTAGCCTGGCAACGAATCGTCCCCCACTCAACATTAACGGCAATGTTATTGGTGGGTATTAATGGCACAAAGTGTTCTTAGCTCTGGTCAGAGCCCCGCAAGCCTACTAAATACCAACTCCACGGGCACTGGAAACTATGCCCTTCTTACGGGGAAACTTACCGATTCCTCTGCGATTTCAGGAACGAATGTCGGACCCATTGGATCATCGCTCGCAGTTCCGGCTGCTCCACAGACTATCCAGCAAATGCTAACCCCTGGTGGTGGGTCGGTAAATCAAACGGAAGTTTTGCAGATGCAGTCGCAGCCCGCAACAACGCCCGACTCTAATGCGACTTCAACGAGCATCAACTTCAGTAACGACGCTTATCGTAATACACCAGGACTCGGAATTACTTCCAGCGTAAGCGGAGACACGGTTACTACACCGCGAGAGCTTGGTGACTCGGCAGATAACGTTGCTTCAATCAGCCTTTCAAGCCAACTGATTGGGCCGAATTCGAACGCTACACCAACAAGCAACACAATCTTGAGTGCTTACTCGCGGTTCTTTTTGCAATCGATTAATGAATCTCAGGTTGAGAAGTACCAGGTGGTAGAAACATTCACAGCCTATTATACTTTCTTCTACGGAAAGAGACCCCCTGTCTACAATTTCCGTGGTGCTTTGCTTAACGACGAGAACCACAAGTGGACCAACGATCTGATGTTCTTCTACGAGAACTTCTTAAGAGGCACACAAACTGTCAGCCTGGGTGCACAAGCTATCATCAGCTATGACGGTCGTTTGATCAGTGGCTTTCTCCTCAATCTGAATATCAATCAAACAGCCGACCTGAACAAGGGCGCTGCGTTCTCTTTCGATGTGCTTGTCACAGATCACGTGCAAACTTATTTCAGTGCGGATATCAGTAGCCTTATTTCTAACGCAAGAGCTCTGCTAGCAGCAAGGCAGCAACAGATTGAGCAGCAGATCAGCCAGATTACTTCTTCGGTCGCTCCTGGGAAAGCAGCACTGAATTCTCTTCTTGTTACCAATGGGCAGCAAAAGGCAAACTCTGTGTTAGCATCCGGTGTGACCCCCACCGTAACACCGGTAAGCGTTCAGGCGCCGACATTCGTTTCTACAGCGAACTTTTAAGGATAATCACGATGGCTAAAGGCATAACTCAGAAATGTAGACTTTTACTGGAAGGGCGTGAAGTTCCCTTTGTTGCAGCTACTCTTGTTTGCAATATCGGTGAACCGATGACTGCTGTCATCGAGCTTGTTCCACTTCAGGTCATTAAGTTCATTAAGCCGAAAACACAAGTTCAGATCTTTGTTCAGGATACCTACAACTTCGGTGACACTAATTTCTATTGTGCATTCGAAGGCGAAACTACCGGGCGTATGATGAGAAAGACGGATGGTTCCCGCTCTTTTCAAATCACAGCCGTAGATTACACCGGATACTGGGATGAAGCTAAAGCCTATTACTACAACCCAAACTTTCTTGTGGGTAAAATCGAGGATGTTGTTGAAGGTGGGCAATCACCTTCTGCAGAAGCAAAACAAGCTGGCGCTACAACACTCACGACAAGTTCGACAGTCAACAGCATCATGATCAACATCATTACTACTGCCCTTCATGGGTCTAGTACGGATCTAATCGATGGTGTTGTGAACGTGGTTAAAGCTCTGAAGAAGATCAACCTCTTCTACAAAGCAGCGTTCAACCGCCTGCGGATTACTGACCGAATTCAAGTCCTCTCTAGCGGAAACATCAAAGCATTCCTTAAAGACCTGAACATGGATGACTTCCTGCTCAGCTACACGGGTAAACAGGGTGGAATGACTTCACTCAGGGAAATGCTTCTCAATGTGATGGGACTTATCTTTCACGATTTCGTAAGCGTTCCGTTTGCGTCGCTGGTTCCGTCCGTTCAGGGTGGCACTAACCTTGGGAACACGATCGCAAACTTCCTTTTTGTTCCTGACGGCTATCCCTTTCCCCCACCCCAGTGTAATGTCATTTTTCCGAACTACGTGCAGTCATTTGAATTTCGTGATGACTTCCAATCTAGCCTGACGAGGTTTTCTTATCGTGCAAGTTTCCCAGGATTTGCTGCGGATATTGGTGGTGTGAAGACATATCCAATGCAGTTCTATCCAGATAGCTTTAAAGACTATATGTTTAACACAGCTACTGAAACAGATGCTGAATACTATAGTTTACTTGGTACGTCTACGATCCTTGTAGATCCAGCAACTGGTAAAACCTATGGAGATCTTGCAGAAAGCGGATTTCATTACGGATCTGCCGCAGGAACAAATAGCGCAAACGCTATTGGAAAAACGTCTGTGTCCCCGGTTCTCAGGGAAGCTGACTTTTTAACTAACGAAGAATCGATTAAGGGCATCATCCTGGATACTGAAACTTTCATGCCCGGAATGACCACACTAGCGTCTCACAGCTCGGCTGGCTCCATTCGTGGCTTTACTCAGTCAGTCGGCGCTTACATGTTTTACAAGAAAAGATTCTCATCTAGAAACGCACAAGCACAACTGATGTTTCACCCATTTCTCGTTCCTGGATTCAACTGCATTATTGTCGACGACAGCGATGCCGGACAAAGCTTCATTGCCAAGATTCAAGGACTGACTCACAATCTCACTCACCAGGGATGCTCAACTACTGTTCAGCTTGGCTATGCCCGTGACTTCGATGAGGTCGATGCTTTGACGGGCGGTTCCTCTGAACCTCCTCTTCCGCCCTGGTTTGATTCAACCAAGTTTGGAAGTGTTGCTACGAATGGCACATTGTTTAACCAGGAAACTGTATATCTCATCAACCAGAACATGTTAGGTCCTCAGTCCTTTGACCCCACTAACGGGACGCAAGAGCTAATCAATAGGCAAAAGATCTCAACTCAGCCAATTACGATCTACAATCACATGTGCGCCTTCTATCAGCAGCTCTTAGGTTGCGACTCAGTAACTACTGTCGATTCAGTGGACGATCCAACTGGCTTAGTCACGATGCGCGGTGCTGCTTACTGGCTTACAGAAAAGTTTAAGCAGCTCCGAAATGATCCGGATGCAAGAGATCGGTTTGTTGTTGATTACATTCAAAGAGAAATCCCAACCATGGCAACGACAATGTATTTTCTGGGAGCTATTCCTCTTGGAACGACAGGTATTATCCCTGATGAGTTCGCCGAATTTGTTGCCGTAAGTACTGGGCCTCAAGCTGGTGTTTTTGATGGGACCAACCAACCCGACGCACAGGTTCTGCAGATTCGAAGACAAGTTATCGACACTTATGTAGAACTTCTCAAAACTCAACGAGGCTTCAATGGATAAGGAAAAGCTATTAGAACTCGAAGCTTATGCAATGGACAAGGTAGGTGCTCCACAGGACGATATCGTGAAAAAGCGCGAGGAAGACATCCGTCTTTTGAACGCGTTTAAGAAAGACCCAACCAAAGAAACTTTCACGCCACTTTATCAGTCGTTTAAGCCACTCATCTTTAAGGCGTCACGTCCAAATACTTTCGGCAGTCCTCTTCCTCCTAGCGCCCATTGGGCTTATGCAACGCAAAGCTTCTTAGATGCGATTAGAACGCACGATCCAAAGCTCGCTCCTTTTCACATTCATGCCTACACAACGATTCTAAACAAAGGGAAGCGTTTAAATCTCAAGTATCAAAACATTGGCTACATTCCTGAAGCTCGTGCAACGAAGTATCAACTCTATAACAATACGGTTACGCTTCTAAGAGAGCAGCTTGGACGAGAGCCCTCTACACTTGAGATAGCAGATGAGATTAAATGGTCTCCCAAGATGGTTGAGACCATGCGCAAGGAAGTACGTACTGCTTATTTGATGGACGAGGGCAAGTCTGAGATTCATGGAATCGTTAAAAGCGATAAGGCCAAACAAGCTTTGCAGGATATTCAATACAGCCTCATTCCTGCGCACCAGCTTGTACTTGAGCATGCTGTGGGACTTAATGGAAAGCTTCCTCTTCTAAAGCCTAGTGGCGGACCCGATCTTCAAGCGATCTCTAAGGTGACTAAGCTTTCCGTCCCTAAAATCAGAAGCGCGCTAAAGACGATCACTCGTAAATACAAACAGTATCAGGGACAGGTTCTTGGTCCTGAAGAGGTTGATGAGATGGAAATTGAAAAAGGGGACGTAGAGGTCTAACGTGGCAAGTCTACCGGGGCTAGGAACAATCACTGGATCAGGAGCGACTACCGCAGTTACGGGGGCATCGCTAGGCGTTTCTGTCATTACCGATTTCATGAAACAAAATCAGACGCAAAACAATGCGTCTATTGCTGCTGCGGAAAATAGAGACAAGACGAATCCAAACTCGGTTCTTACAAGCACCACCCAAAATAACGTTGCGGCGAGTACGCAAGCCTCTCTTGCAAACAATCCTATTATCGCGTCAAGTGTTGACTCGATTAATAAGGTTGTAACGACAACCACCCAAGGACTTGCTGCTGGACTTACTAGGACAATTACGGGCGCTCTTAAGCCACTTCAATCAGCGTCGGACGCTTACTTCACGACTCTTGCCCTTGTATCTACTGCGAGTGTTGAGATTGCCATGGAGCTGGCTCGTGGTAACGCTTCGCTTATTGTTTCTAGAATTGCTCAAAAAGAAACTATTATTACTCAGCTTAAAACCGAGGCTACAGCGCTCTATAACGCCGTATCGACTATTCTGCAAAGTCAGCCCTTTCTAACTCCTTACGTGGCTCAACTTCTTGCTGCTTACAATGATATCGTTACCGCTGACCAGGATTTGAAAAGCGTAGTTGCTGCCCTTGAAACCTCCGCACCTTACTATAACGATACGCTGTTTAACGCCGCACTTAGTCTTCTGACTACGGCGCAGGCTTTGATTCTTCCCGGATCGGTTTCTGATACAAGCCAAGTCCGCACAGGAACTCCAAACACAGCGAATAACACCCCAACTGGACCTAAGCAAGCTGTAGCCACAGCTCTTGTTATTCCTGGAATCAGCGAGCAAATTGCTAAGCTCATGGTTCAATATGCGGTCATCACAGAGGAGATCAATCTTCTGATCTCTCTTTATCTTGTCGCTTTGAGTTCGTTCATCAGCACCTATAAGAGAAACCCAAACGTCGATCTTGCGACAATCAACCATATTAACTCAGCAACCAGTCAGCTCGATTCGCTTTTAGCGAGCATGAAGGTTTATCTCTTTCCTACAGACGCACAGAAGGCAAATCCACTGTTTCCTGTTCAATTGACCTCAAACGCCACGACTTGGGGACTTAAGCTCGCCGCAATTATTCAGTGGCTTAAGGTCAACCCTGGCGCAGCCTCCCAATCACTCAACGTCACAGGTCAGAGCGTGACTCTGTACAACAAGTCAATTGCTAATTTAAACGCCCAGGGAAACATTACGTACAATACTGCCACTCTTCTTGTGACTGCTGCTCAAGAAAACGTACTCAACACAGGTGAGCAAGTTGCACGATTTCTTTTTGATGCCAATACGGTACTTGCTACTCGACAAAACCCAAGAAACGTCCTTGCGGAAATGCAGCAATTCTTAGATCTGATGAGTGCGTCCCACGAACTTGACCAAAACATCATCTCTTACCTAACACCTTTCATCAACACACCAAATGAACTTATCGCTGGAGCCAAGAGCGTGGTAAGCAATCTCAGCGGTGCGGCTAAAAGTTTGGGGTTTGATCGAGTAGGTGATCTAATTGCAAAAGGTGATATCTCAAACCTATTCGCAACTAATGCAGCTACAGCTACTTACGTGGGCGCAGCGCTTGTGGGTGTTCGTGGGATTATTTCAACTGTGAGCTCAAATCCGAACGCCACTGATCAGGACATGGCAAAGCTTAACGCTGTAAGCACGGATCTCAGCAGTCAAAACGCCGTGAAGCAAGTCGATGCGAGCCGTAGCGCGACAGACACCACGGCAACATATGCTGCCCAAACCAGCGCTCAGACAGCTGCCACCAATCAGGATGGAAACTCTGCTATTCAGGTCGCTCAAAAGTACACGCCATCAGCATCAAGCAGCACACCTTCCTCGGTTTCTCTTAACAGCATCTTTAAGAACATCACTGGTAATTCGTTTGGCTTGCTTCCAACAAACCCGAGTTCACCCGCATCTACTAAGAATACTTCATCAGCTACTGCAGCCATTACGGGTGGTGTTGGAACTCCAAATACTTCAACTAACCTTGGAACGCCCTCTCCTGCAGGAGTGGGTGGTGTCGGCTAAACAAGGAGGACCTCGTGCCCGATATTCAGATTTTTCAAATTGATCCAACCACTGGCTTGGGAACTCTTGAGCTTGGTAATGCCCCTAAGGAACTTGCGGGCATTCAGCTTCTTGCTCAAATCGTCGCTCTTTCATTTCTTAGAGACCCGGGTCAAGACGTGATTGATCCAACTGAAGGCGCTGGTGTTCGCCAAGACATCGGAAATCTTTCTGTCACCTCAGAGGATGAAGCCAATCTTCTTATAATGCAACGCACCAAGGTTGTGGAGACAGAAGTACTCAGCAGGCAGACCGTTGGGATTGGAGATCCGAGCGAGAAGCTTCTAAGTCTCACTGTTCTTGATGTCGCCTCAAATCTTTCTGAAGCGCAGATCATGACTCGCATCAAAGTAACGAGCGAGACTGGTCAGTCAACTGAGATCCTTGTATGATTAGGATGGGATAACCATGGCTGATTTACCAGTTCTAACATTCATTCAAGAGCGTATTAGCGAAGCAGATTCAACCCTTGAGCTTAGGAAGGGTACGGCTTTCTACGATCTCTTTGTAAAGCCACAAGAATTTATGCTCCAGCCGTTGATTACGGCAATGGAAACAGTACTTACTGCACAGAGCGTAAGCCGCATCCTAGCGCTATCTAATCCAGATCAGTTTGATACGAGCCTTGTTGATGATCTTGTTTCTAACGTCTATGTCACAAGAAACCAAGGTGCTTTAGCAACGACAACTGTTCGGGTATTTTATCAGACACCACTGGATAAGGAATACGCGGCTCTTACAGCTGAGTTTGATTCTGATAGTCTCTCGTTCTTCAACAGCGTGGATGTTGTCATTACGGCAACCGAAATGCAGCTTCAGATCCAGGGAAACTTCTACTACTTAGACTTTCCTGTTCAGGCACAAGCTACTGGGTCAGCCTACAATCTGGATGTCACCCAGGGCGTAACTTTCATCAACGATACGGATGCAGTAAGTGCTATTTTCCTAGCCCCCGCAGTGGGCGGATTGGCGGCAGAAACAAACACCCAGGTGCTCAATCGTGCTGCTAACTCAATTGGTGTCAGGGATCTTGAAACGATCAAAGGCATCAATGGCATCATTCAGCAGAACTTCCCTTACGTTACCGAGATTCAGGCTATTGGCATGGGTGATCCAGAGATGCAAAGGGACATTATCTACAACGCCCACGTTGGTGGTAACACGGACATTTACTTGAAGACACCGGTTTACCAAACGGTTACCAATAACTTCATTGGTGTCGAATACGACTTTACTCGCAATCTTCCCTACAGCGTCAATCTTCAACTTACGGCTACATCCTTTAGTGATCCTGCGTCTTACCTCAATACACCAGAAATCGTAAGCCAGACGGTAAATGTCACGAGTAATACGATCCCCACCGCAGGATTTTGTGTCACCGCCCATATTCCCGCAGGTGTTGGAATTAACCTAAGTGCTGGCCAGTGGATTAAACTTCAGGTGGATAACGGAGTACCGGTCAATATCAAGGTTGCAGGAGCTAATCCTGCCTCAACCCAACGCTTTGAGGTCATCAACGCAATTAATGCGGCTGTCGGACTTACGGTAGCAAGCGAGTACGCAACCGACCAAGTTCTAATTCAAAGCTTGACGGTAGGGGCTGGCTCTCAGCTTATCTTCTATCAGCCAGATTCTCCTCGATCAGACGGCACACTTCTTCTGGTTCCTTCTATCGCAACTGTACCGCCAGCTACTGTTGCCTATTCTCCTCCGACACCCGGTTCCTTCGTAGGCATTGCTCCGATTGTTTACATTGAAAACGTCGATTATCAGATCGACTACACCACTGGCCAGATTATCAATCTTCTTGGATCTATTCTGAGTGGAAGAATCATAGCGGAACACCCAGGTATTCCCGATGCGGGCGCAGGTATTATCACCACGGGAAGTAACATTATTTCAACAGCGACTGTGGGAGCTTTCTCTCTTGTTCAGCCTGGGGATCAATTCATTGTTGATGTCTCGACTGGCGTTACTCCTGGCACTTATGTTGTGAGTCAAAAGATCAATAACCAAACCCTGAAACTTCAAAACTTTAATCCAACGTCAAACGACTCTGCCGTCCAATACCATGTGATTAGTAGTCAGGTCGTTGTAGTAACTTACCAGTACAATCCGATAAGCATCGACATCGGACCTAACGTTATTCTTGCTGATGGAGTCAGTCGTGGCATTCGCCCAGGACGAGAAGATTACACCATTACTGATGTAGCCTTTATCGACATCATCTCTATCCAAGAGATCGATCCCATTACCCAGCAAGGACTTGGAATTTTCTTGAATGGTCCTGGTGGCTTTGGTTCCGGTGGGTTTGGTCTTGGACCTTTCGGTATTGGGTCTGCGGGTGATTACCAGTTCATTGTAAATGTCCCACCCGCCAGATTCTCTGCTTGGGAAGATGCGCTGATTGCTTTTAATCCTTCTTTCTTTGGACAGAGTTTTGCGATTACTTATTATGCAGCCGATGAAATCGCATCGATCCATTCTTTTTGCACAAACGATGGGGAACGTGTTACAGGTGCATCGGTACTTGCAAAAGCATTCATTCCAGCTCTTGTTGATATGACGATCACGGTTAGACCTAACCCAGCTAACATCAATACGCCCACAAACGCGGCGCTTGTCACGTTAGTGTCCAATTACATCAACACTGTGACTACGGTTCCGGGGCCTAATCCTATTCAGCAATCCGTCATCGAACAAACAATTATCGATTCTGGCATCGCCTCCGTGCAAACGCCGTTTACGATGACTGCTACTATTCTGAATCCGGACGGAAGCACTACGATTCTTACAAGTACGGATGAGATGATCTTGCCATCTGTTACTCTGCCTAGCGAAACCTCTAACTACACGACTCCGAGGATCACACACTGGTATCCTAGGAACATTGTGATTAACGGAGTATAAGATGCCATTCGTATCACAAGCACAAAGAGGTCTTTTTTATCACAAGAAAGAAACCGGCGAGTTCTCCCCGGAGATGGTAAAGCACTGGGAGGAGGCTACCCCAAAAGGAAAGAAGCTTCCAGCAAGACTTCATCCCAAGGCTAAGCATGGTCACAGCAAGCACGCTTTCGTAGAAGGCTTCAAAAAAGTCGCCATCATTGATCTTCCAGACGAAGCTCGATATGGTGCTATTGTTCCAATGCAAGATTATGTGCCCGGCAGAATCGGAAAGCAGCTTGATACCGAAACGGGTCAGCGAAGGAAAACCAACTTCAGAACTGATAACGTAAGAAACGAAGACCGCGAATTCAACCAAGCGATCAAGCATGATGTAGCAAACGCAAGGAGACCTAAGACATGGCGTTCATAAAGGGTTTTGAAAAGAAGGCAGCCAAGTCACAGGGACTTTCCCCCACTACGCTTGAGCACGCTGGGCTTGGACTTCTTTATCCTGCTGCAGCTTTGCATACCTATAAGGCGATAAAAGAAAAGAACAAAGGTGAGGCCGCTACGGGCGCTGCAGAGTTGGGAGGACTCGGTCTTCTCTCTAGAGCCGTAGCCAAAGGCCACAAGTAACGATGGCAACAGCTGATACAGATCTATTTGGCTTTATCAACGATCTCTACAACCTTCTTCCCGAGATTGATCGGATTAGGTTTGGGGAGCTTTGGACTGCTTACGAACAAACCTACGGAGATGTTTGGACAAGACTTCTTCAGAGCCAGCTCTCGTCGGTCATCTCGACTTTGCCCCTCTACAACATCCAACGTTGGCTTCAACACGAATTTGACACCACGACCCAGGTTAATCTCCGGGCTACTTATACTACAAATCAAGATGTAAGCCAGGGGCTCAACTTTTTAAACAGATATTTGATTCGTTTCAGTGTGGATGGCGGACCACAAATTGAAGTGAACCTAACCGGGGCTAATCCGGCCAGTACGACAAGTGCTGAGATCATCTCTAAGATTAACACGGCTGCGGGGTTCACATTTGCAACGCTGGTTGTTGACAATGCCTTGATTCAATTTAGTAGCCCTACTAGCGGACCTACGAGCTCAATCACTTTTTACCCGGCATCTGTTCCAACTGCTGATGCAAGTGGCATCGTTCTTGGACTTGACCCGGCGGATCTTCCGGAGACCTTCCCAGAATTTCCTTACGCCTATGCGCTAGTGGACTCAGACATTGCAAGCATTCCTACGCTTCAAGATAAGATCCGCGTTGAGAGCGTTACTGTCACCCTTACGCAGAACGTGGATTATGCCGTAAGCTCTGGCATTATTATGTTTGCAGAGCAGCCTGCGATCACAATGAATCTACCCGTTGCAGCAGGACCCGGAACGGTCACAGCTGTAGGCAATTCACAGATTGTTATCACCTACACGAGTATGATCGTAGAGACCTATACGATCCCATCAAACTCTTCCTCTCTTGTTTCCGTAGGGCAGACAGTCATAGAAAACCAGCCACTTGTTGCAATCTACATGTGGGCTCAGAATACGCTCTATAACTTCGAGACCCCTTACAATAATTACGGCTACCTGATGAACTATTACGCTCCGAATAGTTCTCAGTATCTTAAGGCTGTCCAAGGACTTTGGTTCGCCTATTGGACTGGACCTAGCCCAAAGAACATCGAGAACTCCTTATATCTGCTCTTTGGACTTCCCACCGCAAGCTATGCTGGGGTTGTATCCTCCGTTACGCCAACTACTATCACCCTGGCTTACAACAACGGTCTAACCGAATCTTTTACGATTCCACCAAACCTACTTGCTCTGGTTGGTCCTGGTGATCCAGTAAATCAATACCAGCCCCTCGTTACTGGCATCACAGTTCTAGACAAGGTGAACTCACCCGGGTTTTTGGCTAGGGAGGTGGGACGCACAGGCATCCAGCAGTTCCTAACTCAGTACGCCACCCGTGGAACAGGTCCAAATACGGATGAAACTAAAGCCCTTAAAACTGTTGAACAGAATACTTATCTGCCTCAGATCGATGTAAATGCCTTCATTACAACAAACATCAACCTTGGGAACGTAAGAACTTTCTTAACGAACATGCAACCCAAGAGCAGAACATTCTTGTTCCAGGTGCTTGTAGGCACATTTGATGATCAACTGATAATGGAAGAGGTGCTTGCTCAGAACATCAGCTTTGACGTTACGCCAAACGTGGATTACAACCCCAACACCTACGCTCAGCAATCTGACCTAACTGATGCCGAAACAGACCCAAACACAGGGATCATCTTGGATAGCGAAGCCTTTACTTTGGTGGATTATCTTAGTATCGATATTTATAACCACGCGGTCTTTATCGAGACTTTGCATGTCGAGGGGTAACGTGTAAAATGAGGACTATGAAGCAAGGCGGAAAAACCCTCCTACAGTCATCCAGCAACCCGCGCTCATGTAGCGATGGCCTCAAAATGAAGGGGGTTGTTGAATACCTCGTCTATCACCACGGCAAGCTTGTGGATAGACAAGTGCTTGAAAACATTATTTTTTATCAGGGAAACGGGGCGATTATCAGGTCGCTTGCAACGATCTCTCCATCAACTCTTCCGGCAATTATTAATCGCATGGCGGTTGGAGACCAAGGAACGATTCCTTCTAGTTCGATTACTCCAAAGGTTCCGACAAAAGATCTTCCTCAAGTTTTGGCTACAAACGGTCTTTACCACGAGGTTTACCGCAAGGACATTGACTCAAGCGTAATCACAACAAATAACGGCGCGACGTTCACGCCAACCTGCACTATCGTCGCCGGAAGTACTGTTGTCACTACGACAGATACTTCAAGTCTCGCGGCGGGTATGTCTGTTTCCGGAACTTATATTCCGGTTGGCGACGTGATTGGAGCCATTCTCAGCTCAACTCAGTTTACGATTGGACCCGGCACTCCAACTCAGAGCACTGTTGAAGTTCTAACTATCTCTGGGGCTGCTAACCAAGTTCAGTTCTCGGCTCAGTTCAATGCTCCTGATATTGCGCTCTCGGCTTACACGAACCCAAGTAACCCGGTACTCAATGAAGTGGGGCTTGTTTTGATCAATCCCGCAGCGCCGTCAGGCATCACTCGCTCTCCTGTTACTGCACCGACAGCCCCGCCGTCGGATGAGGTAATCATGTCGATCAGGACTTTTCCAAGTATTCCGTTCACGATTGCAAACGATGTGTCGGTTACGATCCGATACACAATCTATATGGTGTAACTGACTATGGCAACCCAAACCCCGAATCTAGGTCTTGTTCAACCTGCGCGTGGCGAGTTCACTGGAACTTGGGACATCCCAATCAACGGTAACTCCTCAATCATTGACACCGCTGTCGGTGAGCTTCAAACCGATATTACAGACGCACAGGGATCAGCATCAAGTCTAGCTGCACGACTTTCAATCTCCCTTGATCCTCTTGGAAATCCACTTCCTTCACCGGAAATTCTGGCAGCCAGGGTCAGCACTATTTACGGAACACAAACAAGTCTCGACGCACGCATCGAGGCTGTTGATACAGAAGTTTTCACCGCCCGTCAGAGCCTCCCTATGCTTCGAGATGCGATGGCTTGGGGACTTAGCAATCATACAAGCGATAGCGTCGTCAGCGCACCTCCTGGGTTTCTTTCCTACACAGGTGCTAATGTCTATGTTAACGGATCAGTGACTCCGGTTGTCAGTGACATCAATGGTTATCGCCAGGTGGTCAGCACTCAGATATCAACAACGATTTCTGGTATTGCTGGAACGTACTATATCTATCTCCAAAGAAATCCGGCTGGTCAGATCGTCTTGGACCGCACCGGAGCAGGACAGAATACTGGAACCGTTACCACAGACTTGTCTAGTAATCTGACGGTGCTGAATGACACAACTCAAAACTTCATTAGCGAAGACATTGAGCCTGGGCAGCTTCTTCAAATCACTTCCGTTGGATCTCAGAACCTAGGCACTTACGTGATCGCAGCCGTGGGATATAATTCAAACCCGAATAATCTTCAGATTATCGGAAACTTTGTTTCTGCCCAAGCTGGTTTGAATTACAAAATCATTGACCCAGTTGCCCCGACTGTTGGTTTTACTGCTACTGCGCCAGCAGGTCGGTTCGCTCCGGTTTCCAATCAGATTTTCATTGGACAAGCTGTGTTTGACGGAACGAACGTGACCAGCATTATTACGTATGCGCTTCAGGGTCACTATGAAGGATTCACGGGTGTTACGCTGATCGGTGGATATTATAATCTTACGATCCCTCATAACATCGGTTATGTACCTACTGGTCTTAAGGTTTATGCAAGCCAGGCTAGTGACTTCTCTCAAGTTCTTGAGAGGTTGTCGGATGGAGATATGACGACAAGCACCCTCTTGAGGAGTGTAATTACCGCTCAAGATGATCTCAACATTTACATCAAGAATCCTACAAACGGCGTATTTTATAAGAGCTTTGCCGGTATTACTCAGACAGCTGGTTTTCTTTTCGTGGTTGTGGATCGATAAGCGAGGTTAATTCGTGGCTATTACTAAGTCCATTCGATTTGCAGCGCCCTATACATCAGGAACCTTCAATAACGAAGAGCTGCTGAACATTGGAAGAAACGGAGTTGTGACCGGATGTTCCGTTAGCACGTCTGGTACTGTTGTCACAGTTCAGCCCGGCAGCTTCATTCAGCAAGGTCTTATTGTTTCATTCAGTGTCCCGCTCTCCACGGTTCTTCCTTCTAATCTGGTTGCGCCTTACTCAGTTGTAGTAACTACCTCATCTTCAGTTCAAAACCCTGCAGAAGTTATCACACCTACCTTCGCTCAAAGACCTGAGGATCTTTCTCTAAACTCAGTTGTTTTGGCGGACTGGGACGGACAAGAGTGGGTTGCGCGTCAGCATCTTCAGATTAACGATATCCTTCTTGCAGCTCAAAACAAGGATGTTGAGCAAGGTTTTACCGGCGTTGCACAAGGTTTCGAAGTTACAAGCGCAGCTGGTAACCTCGTCACGACCCCAGGCTCATTAATTGATCAGCAAGGCTCTTACTTTGCTAAAACACTTTCTCAAAGCTTCCCTGAGGTTGCTTCAGATATTGACGGTCTTCTTCGCGTCGACGAGCTGGTTTATCGCAGACCAAGTGATGATCCAAACCGTCCTGGAAGCCTTCAATATGTAGTGGGTCCTACTTTCAATGCGGCAAGCAGCGTTGAGGTTCTACACACGACTGAAATCGGAAATACCTCGGTAGTGAATACTGCAGGGAAGATTCTGAATGTTGCTTCAACCAATGAAAGCATCTTCCTCTACATTGCTGACTATGGAGCACGTGCTCAGCTGATGCTGAGATCCTCTCCGGACCTAATGACGTCGGTAAGCTCTGCGTCCAGCATTACTACTGGACTTAGCGGCTTTGATGCGGCTTTCAGCCTTTCTGGAAACATCGATCTCATTTATACTCGCGGCAATAATCTTTACTACCAGCAGGTAACCACTGCAGGTGCTCCAGTTGTCGCTGAAATTCAGATCGCGTCTCACGCGGTTCCGCTTGCCAATCCAAAGCTTGCTTCGATCGTTACTGGGACTATCTACTACATGCACATCGTGTATGAGGTTGTCCTCTCGAACGCCGTTCACCAGCTCTTTTATGTTCGTCTTTCAAGCTCCGCAACAGTAGAAACTCCGCAGCAACTACTAGTTGATTTAAGTGCGGTTGTTACCAATCCATCTGTTGCTAATGATGACACGGACGACGTACTACTTCTTGCTTACGAAAACGCAACAACTGGCAAAGTCTATTACCGAGAGTATGACGCTTCAACAGCCACAGCCGTCGCTCCTCCGACTCAATTAGGAACGACTCTTGAGCTTGAGGATGACACGCTTGTTATTAGCTCTGACACGGTTCTTCCTGCAAATGGAGCTCAGCAGCCCATCATTAAGATTGCCGAAAACAAAGAAGTTTATGTCTTCTGGCTGCAAAATAAAGGTTCAGGAAACTACGGCGTTGGCATCTACAACGAAGCCTACATCACCGATTTTGGACATAAGTCGGTTATCCAAGATTTGATTGTTTCTGGCGAGAACATCGGACTCTTTGATGTTCAGCTCGACGGGCTTAGCAATGCGCACTTTCTTTTAGGACGCGGCACCCACACCTACAAAGCCTCGTTGCAACTTGAGTCGGCGGATGTTCTTGGAGCGACGACAGCGATTGATTCTACACTTCCTTCGGCTGTTGCTACGAACTTCAACGCTAAAGGTTCTTTGGTTCAGATGTGGTCTTACCCAAGCACCGGGACCACGCCAAACAATAGCACCCTTCCAGTTCAGTTTATCGGCCCAGGTTTATTCCCCGTTTCATCGTCGGTTGCGGCAAATGAATTTGTCATGCTGCAGTCTGATTACAACAGTCTGCCAACAGTCCCAACTGTGGGTGATACGCTTACAATCGCGAGTGCAGGATCAGACAATGGAACGTTCCAATTCCTTAGTGCTCGCACCTACGTAGAGGCATCTGTCACTTATGTGGCGGTTGCCACAAGTGCAACCTTCACGATGCATGCTTCTGGACCTACGGTTCAGTTTCTTCTCCAGGCAGGAACTGATATCGATGTCGCAAAAACAACGGCGGGTGTCTTTACTAATCTTCGAAGTTTCAGCCCAATCCACACTGATGTTATTCTTGCCCATTACCGCACGCCTGACGGAGTGGTGGCTGTTCAAAGTGAAGCTCTTGATGCGCGAACGGATATCTCAAGACTTTACGAGTTTCTTAATGTCTCTGAGGCATCGGGTGTCGTCGACTGGCAGGTCCTTGGAACAAGCATTCTATCTTTCGTAAATAACATCACGTTCAATTTCTTGAACCGGGTATCGACCTACACTGTTAACGCACTTCCTGGCGGTATTACTATTCCTCCTGGAAGCGCTGCTTATGTTCAAATCCCAGATACAGACGAAGACGCAACGCTCACTCTTGAGGTCGCTGCATTTGGTAGCGGAATCCTAGATAGGAACAGTAGAAATACATATGTTCTGTTTTGGAACGTGGGTGGAACGCTTTACTCGAAATTTGCTTCGATGTCAGCGAGCAATCACCAGAACATTATTTATGTCAGTCTTTCTGGTAGCGATGCAAGTGGTAACGGTTCTTACAACAATCCTTTTAGAACGTGGGTAAAAGCAAACGACGCGGTACTTGCCGCTTCCCCAGCACCTTCGATCAGCAACATCTACACTATTTGGGGTGATCCTGGCTTTTATCAAGAAACCTCTTCTTTTACATTCTTAGACTTCTGTGTTTATTACATGCCTGTTGGAGCAGTTGGGGCTGGTGGTGTTTGTGTTCCAGATCCTCTACACCTAGGCCAGTATCTGAATATCACCGTTAACCAAGCCTCGGGCTCTCAAATCTTTCTTTACGGCGTTTCGACCACGAGTGATTACACTGGCGCAACAGGAAGCGGTATCGTCATTAACGATGACGGTACTCCTCACGATGGACACTACGAAGTGTTCGGAATGTCCCTTGCTTCTATCCCAGGACCGACCACGTTCAATGGTTTGGGGGCTTCAAGATCCATCATCGTATGCGATACTGACACAATCCTCTCTAATTTCCCAGGCGCTGGAACTATTGTAAATAACGCCCAATTGCAACTGTCCAAGGCTTATGCGCGTAACACGATCACGCTTAATCAAACGACCCCTCCTGGAGATGGAGGCTGTGTTCTTTACGGTGAACACGCGGTTATCGCTGATCTGGTTACGATCAATGGTGGTTCAGGAGATCCGGCTTATGCCGCTCTTTTAAGCTGCGATTCAAGAGTTGCAAGCTTTGCCGTCAACGGAACCAACGCTTCATTGAGGGCAGATAGTGTCAGTCTTCCAAGTGATTCTTCCAACATTACCTATAGCGGCGGAGCTTCAGCTGCAAGCAATCTTATCCTTTACACGGAAGCCTACGCTCTTGGCTATAGCCCTTCTGTTGCGACTCAATGGCCATATTCTGAGCCAAATGATGCGCACGACGGGCTTGAGACAGCCACAGACTCTGCACGAGCCTTGCTGTTTCCATTTAAGACTGATGTCAACTTGGCCAATACTTATAGGGTCATTATTAACCCAGTCGATGTTACGATGCTCGATGGAACAATCGCAAGCAGGCTCCAAAAGCAAAATATCATGGAGTTCGCTGGAGCTCAGGTCGACTTCTCCAACGGAAATATTTATGACATTACGGGTGTAACCGTCACACAGACCTTCACTTTGTCTGCTGTCCCAACAGGTGATTGGCTCTGGTATGCGATCTCTCTGACCACAGAGACCATCGGTACCGACAATAGAGCTATCGCACAGGTGAGTGTAAGCCCAGCCACTGGGTACGCCTCTGGTGCTGACCCGTATGTCTCTGGCGCACCAAGAGCCACGTTTATTTCCGGAACCCCTGTCTCACAAGTCGCTATCCAATCGACCGGAGCAACTGCTGGACAAATTGAGCCTCTTACTCAAACAAATGTCGTTCAGACCTTCGCTGGGAACGGAAGCGGAAGCGGTTCATCAAGTGGGGTACCAGCATCCCCCGCTGACGGCTTCCAGTTTTTGGTTGCTGAGAATCCTTTCTCTGCTCCCGCAGGAAGTCCTGGCTCGGATATCGATCCAGCAAACACCACTGGAACGTTCAATGGTGGCGAACTTCTTTACCAAATGCTGTGTGATAAAACCAAGACGATCACTACAGTTGGAACAGCATACACTCTTTCCGGCGATCCAAGCTTTACCGTAACTCCTGGATGTATTATCTGGGTCAACTCGCTTGCTACATGGGCAAGAATTGCGACTGTTACGACGCAATCAACCGGTACTTTGGATGCTGCATTCTCTAGCAACCAGAGTGGCGCAGCAGGCATGGTCTCTCAGGCAGTCACAACACTTGATCTGACTGCGATTGGACTTGCCTCCCATCACCAGCGTGGTATCGATATTTTCCCAGGCGAAACGGTTAACCAGATCAACATCGCTTACACCGATTCTCTTGCTATCGCAGATGGGATCTTTGACCCAGTTGTTACCGCTGAAATAGTTGTTTCAGGATCGAACTCAGGTCTTCAAGGGGCTTCTGGAACTCCTCTTTCATCAACCTACACTTCGATCTTTACGAGACCCTCTGAAGTTCCCGTGGATGGACAACTCCCAACCTGGCCAAACTACCCGCTGACGTTGAACACGAATTCTCAGCGGTTGTTCTTAGTGTTCTTTCCGAACCCAAATAACGGATCTGTCACGGCTCAGTCAAATCTTCTGAGCTATAGTGCTTCGATGTATCCAGCCCAAGTCCTTAACAATGGCGGATATTTGAACTCAGCTTTCTGCATGACGGACGGCTCTGGGACTCCTGTTGATTCCAGCGTTGCTGTAGTGGGAGGGTACACGCAGGTTACCCTAACATGGAGCTATGTTCCTGGGCTCAATCCAGGACTTCCAGATGGTGACCTTGAAGTCATCATTGAAGGCGCAGTTATTCCTCGTTACTTCACGGGTGTTGTCGGTCAGTATTACACGGAATTAAACCCTTATCTCATTCAGCTATCGGCGGATTATTCAGGGTTCTCATATTCCGTTCAGGTTCGTCGTCGCCAGGGCTCGATTGATACAGCTGATCAAAATGCTCTGACCCTTGGAAACCTAGCTGCAGCAACTGTCGGTACTTCGGCTCAAGTAGCGGCAGGCCAAGCAGGCTACACAACTTTGACTTCAGCACTCGCTGCGGTTGGAGCCGGAGCAAGAATTCAAATTCTTCCAGGAGTTACCACAACTGAACCAGGTGGATCGGTTACGATCTCTCAGGCAGTTATGCTCTTTGGAAACGGGCTAAGCTCTGTGATTGGTGCAAATCTTGTGGTTGGATCAACAACAGGCTCTTCAACACCTACTGACGGCTCGGTGTTGAAATGGTTCAAAGTAACTGGCACGATTACATTGAACGCGAACTACATGTTCTATCAAGAAGCTTGGCAAACGCTTGGTCAAACGTTTACCGATAACGGGATCGAGAATACTGTTCAAATAAGGACGTTGTAAATGGGTTTGATTTCTTACGACATACCAGCAGGAACAATGCAATCCTTTGGGGGACCGATTAGCAATATCCCGAGCGGATGGCTCTATTGCAATGGAGCAAGCGTGCTTCGTGCGGATTACCCAGAGCTGTTCGCCGCAATCGGAACTGCATGGGGAGCCGCTGACGGCTTGCATTTTAACTTGCCATACACCCCCGGGCTATTTCTGAGAGGTCAGGCTGACGGCTCTGGATTTGACCCAGATCGTGGAACTCGCAGTGCCATCCAGGGCGGAGGAAATACCGGAGATAGTGTTGGCTCGTATCAGGGCACACAAATCCAAAGCCACTTCCACTGGGGAATTACAGAAGACCCGGCAGAAAGCGCAAATACATGGGGAAATGGTTTCGCTACGTCACCAGGAAATACGCAGACAGGAGCTGGCACTAGTGGTCCAAACCACGTGACAGGAACATCATCTACTGGCGGAAACCAAACAAACCCGTATAACGTTTACGTAAACTATATGATTAAATATTAAGGAATAGAAATGCCAAATAGTACACAACTAGGAACAGGAGTCGTTCTTTCATCGCCACAGCAGGGTCCGCCAATTACTTTGCCTCAGCAGAGTGTCGATACCGTTAACCTTACTCCTGCCGTCCAACAACAACTTGTCCCTCCAGGGACAGTTATTGACTTTGCTGGTCCGACAGCTCCCACAGGCTATTTGATTTGTGATGGCAGTGCTATTAGTCAAACTGTGTATGCTAATCTTTACGCAGCAATCGGTACCTACTGGGGCGCGCCTGGCGGCGGGAATTTCAGTCTTCCGGATATGCGCGGATTTTTTACTCGTATGGTGGATACTACGGCTGGTGCACGAGACCCCGACTATTTATCTAGAACACCTTTCGGAACTGGGACAAGCGATCAAGTTGGATCGTACCAATGGCACCAGTTTTATAGTCACGATCACCCAAACTGGGCACCCACAGTAGAGACAGGAAACGGATCTTTTCCTGTCATATCGCTCGTAATTAATTCTCAGACCTCCTCTACTGGATATGCAGGTGGCAATGAAACTCGTCCTATCAACGTTTACGTGGTTAAGTGTATTAAGTACTAAGGAGAAACAGATGCAAGCTTATCAATGCAATATGAATGGAATTTTTATCGGCATGACAAATTGTCAGCCATCTCCTTTGCAGCCTGGTATGTTTTTAGTTCCGGGTGGTGCTACGACGATAGCGCCCCCTTCGTTTAACTCCGCAACACAGGCAGCGCAATTTAACTTTGCTAATCAAACTTGGAGTATCATTCCGCTTCCTCCTGCTGGTCTTTCTTATGGCTCTCAAGAGCTTAGCCTAACTGTTGGAACAGCAATGTCTCCGCTAGCTCCCAGCATCAGTGGCGGTGCGGTGGCTTCGTATTCAGTAAGTCCTGCACTTCCCGCAGGACTGTCACTTGATCCGGTAGCAGGGACTATTTCTGGTGCACCAACGACTGCGTCAACAACTCTGTGTGTAATCCAAGCGTCGAATTCAAGTGGTAGCTGCTCTGCTACTCTCTCGATTATTGTGGGGTCTTAAATGCCAAGAATTGCTGGGATCGATAAATCAGGTACTCCGGTAGGGATAGTCTCTTCCATCGCGTATGATTCTGCGCTTCCTGCAGGAACTCTTCTGTGCGATGGCTCTTCCGTTAGTCAAACTGCATACCCTATTCTTTATGCCGCAATTGGCACTAAATGGGGCACGGCTGGGGCCGGTTTTTTTAATTTACCCGACTTAAGGGGAAAATTTATTCGCGGACGAGATCACGGTGCTGGGAATGACCCTGATGTTGGTTCGCGAACAGCACAAGATTCGGGTGGTGAAACTGGGGATAACGTCGGATCGGTGCAGGGACATCAGCTTGTCAGCCATACCCACAACACCGGAACTCTTTGTCCGGCTGCGTGGACCTCGGCTGCCGACCTTGCCGCCTTTCCGAATAACGTGACCACGCCCCTCAAGACTGTTGACATCGGCTATACTGGCGGCAACGAAACCCGCCCCATCAATGCTTATTGTAACTATGTAATCGCTTACCTTTAATATAGGGCTATAATGACTGGAGATTTATGAAAAAATATTTGATTCCTCTAATCCTCCTCGTGATGGCTCCAGTCGCCTTTGCCCTCTATCCTATCGATAAGCAGGTGGACAGACTTGGAAATACCATCGGCGGGCCTCTCATGTATATCCCTGCTGTAGGAACTCAGTTTCTTTCTGATACGAACGCCGTGACTGTTACCGGTAAAAACATGTCCGGTTTAACTAACACCTTCACGAATATTCCTTCCACAGCTCTTCCGACATTTAATGGCACTCAAGCCGGTATCGTTCCACCGGATTCAACTATCCAAGGATACTTCCTAAGAGACGACGGAACCTGGGTGCACGTTACGGGCGGTGGAGGTGGTAGCCCAGGTGGGTCTAGCACGGCTGTTCAGATCAACGAGTTCTCTGCGTTTGGTGGCAATGCAGCTTACATCGGCACTTCCACGGACTTTAAAAGGCTCCTTCTAGGCGGTGCAACAGACGACAGCACATCATGGCTTCAAGCGAATGGAAACATCGCAGTTAGCGGTACTACAATCACATCCACTCTTAAGGTTACGACAAGTCCAACGAGCGGCTACGTTCTTACCTCAGATTCATCCGGAAACGCCACATGGCAAGCACCCTCTGGTGGTGGATCTTCAAGAACTACAAACACTGTCTCGTCTATGTTCACAATTCCAACTCTTACAAAAGATTATCTTTTAAATGTAGATACGTCGCTTGGTGCAATACCTATCACGCTGCCAGATGCCACTGCGAGTAGCGGCTGGTGTGTGGATATCAAGAATATCGGTTCGCCTACAAATAACCTGACAGTAGGGACTCAAATGTCACAGACGATTGATGCTGCGGCAACTGCCACAATTAATGGTACAATGGATTCCAGGCATTTGTGTGCCAACGGTGGGAATTGGTTCAATTATTAAGCTAAGAGGATAGAAATAATGAAGAATTTTATCGTAGCATTCACAATGCTATTCTCGTTGTCAGTATACGCTGATTACGTACAGGACTTAACTGTCCCAAGAGGTGGTACTGGGCAGACATCATTTACGAGCGGCACGCCTTTGATCGGTAACGGAGGCAGCGCGATTTCCCAAGGTACCGTCTCTGGTAACACGACCGAGTTCGTGACGACCACGGGTACTTTGACCAGCGGTCACTGCGTTGACATCGACTCGCACGGAAACTTTATTGACTCGGGTGCAGCCTGTAGCGCGGGTGGATCTGGCACTGTAAATAGCGGTACTGCAGGTCAGATGGCTTATTATGCAACTTCAACGAACGCGGTTAGCGGTGATGCTGACGCCACCATTTCGGCTGGCGCACTGACTCTCGGTGTGAACACAACAGCGACGGGGTCTTTGCTACTTGCGAACGGGGCAGCTGGTGGTGCAGCTACCACGATTCAACCCTCTTCCTCTACACTCTCGGCGTGGTCGCTGACCCTGCCGTCATCTGGAGGCTCTAACGGCTACCTTCTCTCGACTAACGGTAGCGGAGTAACGAGCTGGGTAGCACCTGGAGCAAATACCGCTCTCAGTAACTTGGCATCGGTTGCGATCAATACATCGCTTCTACCTGCTACAGCCGGAAGCGCTAACATTGGTAGCGCGGCTTTGCCTTTTGGAACTGACTATGAGCAAGAATTAGACCTGATCGGTTCTACATCTGGAAACGTCCAAGTTAAAGCAGCCGCTGTTACCACGCCATGGACCATTACGCTGCCTGCTGCAGTTTGCAGTAGCGGTCAATATTGGGCTGATAACGGATCAGGTGTTTATAGCTGTACTACACTTACGACTCCGAACGTAACAGTGACGAACGGTGGAGATACTGCTTACGCAATTCTATCTACAGATCAGCACATTCGCAGCGGTACAACGCTGACTGCGCCGAGAACGTATACACTGCCAGCTTGTACGTCTTTAACAATCGGGAAGAAGTTCGAGATCAAGAACCTGCCTAGCCAAACATTCAATCTCACTGTTGCGACGAGCGGAAGCGATATGATTGACGGAAGCTCAACCTGGGTATTGGAGCCAGGGGATTCCGTTCCTGTTGTTTGCGCAGTGGCTACTGCATGGGATGTTGAATAATTGATGGATTTGACAGAGGCGAAGGCGTAAAAGGAAATTTAGATATGAAAATCTTAAGCACGCTTGTTCTTTTATTCTCCTTGAATGCCTTCGCCGATGTTGATGCCCATCTGAGTCACCTGATCGCCCCAACAGCGGTCGATCAAAATCTGCTGCCACAAACGACTACGACGTATAACCTCGGGTCATCATCGTTTCAGTGGAATGATGCTTATATTGACTCGCTGATCACCGGCAATTTTAAGCTGACGACATCGCCGACGTCTGGATACGTGTTGACCTCTGACGGCTCCGGTAATGGAACATGGCAGCCAGCTGGTGCAAGTAGTTCAACAACCGGGTATCTGATTGATAATACGACACCATTTGGGTCGTTTCCGATTAACTCAGGTGGAGACGATGGATGGGCAAGTCCGTTCACTGTAAGCGCGACTGAGACGGCGATTAGTCTGATTCTGCCGATCAACACGTTGTCTGGGACACCTGCTGGTAATATCGATGTGACGATTTCTGCTGACAGTAGTGGTCAACCAGGAGCAGCTGCTTGGAGCGGGACGATTTTGGCAAGCTCGATCCCGACTGGATCGCCAGGGTCGTATTATGCGACAGTGTCGATCAATCAGTCGATCAGTGCTGGAAGTTACTGGGTGACTGTGACTGGAGATTCGACATTTCTGGCAAGCGGAGCAGTTGATCAGGTGTATGGATCGACGAATGAGCCTGGACCAGCTTCTGTGTGGAACGGATCGATTTGGGCGACGGCACCAGGGCAGCCGCAAGTTGCAGCACAGATTACGTATTCAGATGGACCAGCAGCGAGCATTTATCTGAGTAACTTAGATCCGAACACAGCAGTGAACCAGAGCATGATCCCACAGTACGATGGGACGGTTGATCTGGGAAATTACACGAACGGATGGAATCACATTTATCTGTCGCCATCCGGGTTGAGTAGTATTGGTCAGTACAATGGGTACATCGCGCAGTGGAATGCTACGCTACTGCACACTTATGGAGATTCGAGCAGCCACACGAACGTGTTCCTGGGGTATAGCGCTGGCAACTACTCGATGTCAGACGGAACGGCTAGGAATAACACTGGCGTTGGAATTGAGACGTTGCAAGGGTTAACAATAGGCGTAGACAACGTGGCAGTAGGTGCGAACGCTGCTACAGGAGATAATAGCGGTAGTGAGAATATTGCGATTGGTTCCTCAGCTTTGTACGCAAACAGTTCTGGATCGTACAACATAGCGATTGGAACGCTTGCGCTTGCTGCGACAACAAGTGATAGCGGAAACGTAGCGATCGGTTTTGGAGCCTCACAGGAGAACAGTGGTGGATCTAGCAATACTGCAGTTGGATATTCTGCTTTAAATGCGAATACTACAGGAGATCAAAATACCGCAGTAGGCTATAACTCTCTGACAGCTGATACCGTTGGGTATGGCAACACAGCGATGGGTTATTTTTCACTAGAATCAGAGACGACTGGATTCTATAACACCGCAGTAGGACAGGGTGCGATGGTTAACGCTAGTAGTGGAAATTCTTATCTGACCGCTGTCGGTAATAACGCTTTAGCGAATGCGGTCGGTCTATCGTCGTCAACTGCTATGGGAACTTCCGCGTTGAATAATGATACTACAGGAGATCAAAATACCGCAGTAGGCTATAACTCTCTGACAGCTGATACCGTTGGGTATGGCAACACAGCGATGGGTTATTTTTCACTAAAATCAGAGACGACTGG